TTAATACCTCAATTATTTTCTGTGAATGATCCATAATATCGTTAAGATTCTTAAGATATTCACCTGTAAGTTCTTGTCCGTACACAATATTATTAACATTGTCAGCATCTTCAAGTGTATCAACATAAGCTTTAAGCTGGTTAAGATATGTTGTATTTTTTGTAACATTCATTTCTTCTGCAATATAAATAGCATATATTTCAGATGGAGAATAAAGTTCACATAGATCACCATCTGCATGATAAGGTACATCCATACCTGTCGTCTTAGCCATCTGAACAAGATTTGAAATGTTATTCTGATCTGAATAATTGTATGTATAATGTTTTCCATTATAATCAATTCCGTTAAGAATTATATTCTGACAAACTGTAGTTAATTCAGCAATCTTGGCAGCTTTAGCAATTTTAAGTGTTTCTTTTTTCGAATTTTTTAATAATATTTTCTTTTCTTCATTAGAGACTTCTGTAAAATCATTATTAGCAATTTTATAATTATAACAATTATTTTTATCTTTAATTTCCAATGCTAATTCAGGATATCTTGCCTTTTTGTCTGTTCCAGATATAACAAGCACGGCATCTGGCTGTTCAGTGTTAGTAGTGTATATACCAGTTACATAACCGTCATCATTAACATTATAATATGTATAATACATAGTATTATCATTACTATATTCTATATAATTGTCTTGAATATCATATATATATTTATATTCTGAACAATCATATATACGTGTATCATCATCTATATATATTTCGAATCCATTATGCATATCATTTAATATAGTTTTGTCAGTTTCATCAGAAAAAGATATTTTACATATATTTGGATATGAAGAAAACTCAAAGGAATCTATTTTTGTTATAAGAGTAGCCATTGAATTATCAATTATTTTTACCTTTATATACAATTTAATTAGCCTCCTTATTTAAATATAATAATTACAATTCTTTTTATACTTAAGAATTGTAGAAAAGTATTATAAGTTATCTAAACAGTAATTTAACAAACTTAACTATTTATATTGGGATTAACACAGGGTTACGGTGGGACGGCTGTACTTGTTAGAACATCAGACACAGGTGTTTGGATATCTAATCTGGATGGTGGCGCACCTTGGACAGATGCTAGGCTTTCATTTTCCAAAAATGAAGGAAAATTGATTATATCTACTTCACAATTTTCTAATTATAGTGAATATCTTATTATGTATTATTTTGTTGCATAACTAAATTCTTCTTGCGTAAAAATATCCGTCCGCTCGTGCAAAGCTGTAAGCAATTGCTTTCTCTCGATAAAACACAATAAGTCCGCTGTAGAATTCCGCTGATGTACGCATTAATACAACTCCCACCACAGGACCATTTGCATAGACATCATATACACCACTAGACGAATATGTTGTATTTATTGCGTTATGTAGGTTAGTCATTCCTACACCGATATCGTTCATAGCCCCTATTTGTTTAAAAACATCTGTCCAACCTGTAGTAGAATATCCATATTTAGATATGTTATCTAAATTGCTGTTTAGTGTACTATAAACATCAAAAAGAGCCTTCTGAGAAGCTACAACACCACTTGATGCATCACCAACAGAAGTGGAATAAACATCAGATAACTTAACATGTCCATATACATTATCTGTACCTTTACCATATGTAGTTGTTGTGATAGCGTGAGATATAGGAGCTTTTGAATCTATTTCATCTTGCCATCTATCAATAGATGTAATTACATATTGTATACCATCATATATAAATGTGACTAAATCTCCTGCTTTTATTATATTTCCTACAATTTTAGAACCTTTGTAAAAGATATTTTTCGCACCTTTTTCATTAATGTTGAGTGTTGCATTTGCTGGTACGGCATAAGTGAATTTAATTGACACGTATCCACCGACTAAAAGATTATACTCGAATAAAGTTGCGACTTTAGCAGTGGTTGTAGCAGCAGTTGAGCATGTACCATAACCATTACCAAGCTTCATATTAGTATATGTACTATTATAATCTCGATTAAGTAACACCCAATACGTTCCGTCATACACAAACTCACACACATAATTATTATAGAATATACTATGAGCAGTATATGTAAATATACTTTTATTTGCATGACCATCAACAATTGGTTTAGCACCCGTATTATTAACATTTAATGTCATATTTCCTGATGTTGGAGTAGTAGTTGATGTGGATGTAAATCTAATAATTATCTTTGCACCTGTTTTGAGTTCAAATCCTGATAAATCAACTTTTTTATTTACATCATTCCTATCAGTGGTACATTCAATATACGGTGAAATATTATCAACAACATCTTTAATTGTATGAGTATCTTCTTCTGAACCATATGGGATTTTATCCGCACTAATATTCTCAACAGTACCAGTATCTCCTTTAGGAATTATAAGATTAAGAAGAGGATTATCATCTGAACCTGTAATAGTAGCAGAAGCAGATGTTCCAGGTTCAGATGTAGTAACTGTTCCAATCGAAAAACTAGGTGTCTTACCTCTAGGAATTGATAAATTTAATTTCTGATTTCCGAAATCGCCTGTTATTGAAGCTGTGGCATCTTTTTCAGAAGAAATAGTTGTAATAGTTCCCATCTTTATAAGATTAATAAGATTCGGAGAAGTATTCACATTGCCTGTTCTGTCCGTAACTGTTACAGTATAGGAATTTGTGTTAGATGAAGTAGATATATTTATATTTGATGCTTCAGATAATATTTTTTCAGCATTGCTGATCATGGAAGTATGCTCTTTAACTCTATTTTCTTCAGCACTAGCACGAAGTACTTCTGATGAAACCCTTCTTTCTTCAGCGTCCCTACGTTGGTTTTCATTTGTCTGACGTGTTTCTTCGGCATTAATTCGTTCATTCTCTGATTTTACACGGTTTTGTTCAGAAATAGATGCTTCATTTTGGAATGATTCAATTTCAGAATATATTTTGTCAAGCTTGTCAACATCGACTTCTATTTTTTCTAATGCTTCATTTAAAGCGTTGAATTCGTAAGAAGATTCAATTTCGCTATTATTAATAGCAGAAGCAATAACATTAATAGTAAACGTCATTGTTGATAATACACTTGATTTAGCAGTAGATACATCAGATATATTATCAATATCCACCGCTAAAATTAAAATGTCAGCAATAGCTTTACCTGCTACTGCTAACATTTGCTCAGTTAATTCTACAATTACATTTCCATTGTCAATAGTACATTTGTTAAATACTGCATTGCCATCAGGTTTTTTAAGTCTTATATATGCATAAGAATTCGATAAATCAAATTTCTTACCTTTATTTACGCAATTGATTTCCAAATATCGTGATTGTTTATCATGTTGTTTTGCATTTACAGCTACAATATTTTTGTTTGAAAAATCAAGAGTGATTTTATTATTTATCATAATTACTCCTTTCGTTTAATTTCATTTTCAAGTTCAATTAATCTCTTATTTAATGATTGACATGTTGCAACAAGGTCTGCAATCAATTCTTCATATCTAAGAGAATATTTTGCTGTTTTTTCGGTTTTGGATTCACCTGTAGCACTATATACCATTTGATCGTTATAATTAGAAGTATTTATTGACTTATCTATAAAAAGTCCCCAGTCGTTATCACCCATATTCTGTTTGACTTCTTGCGCAATGAAACCATGATGTAACCTATTGCCATTTACATACCTAAATTCGCTTGGAGTTAAACCGTATACGAATTTAGCGGTTTCATCAATATCTAATTTACTTATGTCTTTTTTAACATTCTTATCTGAATCAGTTGCTAATGAACCGTTAATAGTTCCACCAACAGTAAGTGAATATCTAATATAGGTCGATCCCCATAAACAGATATCATAATTGCTATAATATACTTCTTCTTTATTATTAACCTTGAATTGATAACCAGTATCCAAATTAGTATGTATAGTTGTATCTACATATCTTCTGCCTGAACCAATAGTAGGATCATCAGGATTACCAAAATTCGCTCTCCATGACGCTGCGTCAAAATTAATAATAGAACGTCCACCCTGATCAGATAATGTAAGATATGCTCCTTTGTTCCCTGCGGATGTTGTTAATCCCATATATACACACGCAGTAGTAGATAAGTCTTGAAATCCAATCATATGACCTTGCATGAATGAATAAGCACCATTTGTTTTATTGGTAATTTTTAATTCTCCACCAATGAATGTGCCGACCATTGTATAAGTTGTACCATACGAATCTATACCTTTTCCTGTACAAGTGAAACTGCCTTCTGCACTAACATTAGTGGCATTTAATCCAGTTATTGTTGCATTATTAAAGATAGCATCATTAGCTGTTAATTTATTGCAAGTAATTGCTCCATCCTTAGTAATCGTTGTATATTGACTAGATAAAGAAAATCTATTACCAGAAATATTAACACCACCAGAAGCACTTATATTTATCTCGTCTGCTGCAGCATTAATCATTGAAATAATCTGTCCAGAATCATCCTTCTTTACATAAGAAAGACTTATTTCGGCTTTGGTTGGATAATTTTCGATTCCACCTATATCACTTGTTGATGGGGCAGAAGATGTAGTCCAGTCAATAGATACTCCTTTTAATGTTAATTTATTATCTTTATTCCTATATGATAATTTACCCGATGCTATATCAAAATCTCCATTATTCAAGTCGAAATGAGTTCCAGAAGTACAGACTCCATTAGAATCAGTTATATAATTGCCAGAATATATGTCTCCTGATATAATTTTGCCAGCGATGACAAATTGAGAATTAACACCATATTCTTCATAAGTAATACCATTAAGTGTATATCTCTGTTTACCGATAGCAGTAGTTGCACTTTTCCATTTATCCGTTGTGAACACTATTTCATTATGAGTTTCTCTTAACTGTTCATCGGTATAATCATCAAGAATATCATCATAGGATCTAATTAATATACCATGTTCGTCAAATACAGCAGTGGAATTGGAATTGCGAATGTTATACAATGCTGAATTTAAGCCTTCTTCTTGAATTTTGGAAAAAGTGCTATTAGCTTTTTCACCTTGTTCAGCTTGCTTAATTGTTGTAGAGTAAGAAGAAGACATAGATTGTGCCTTAGACAATATTTCCGACACTTTATTGACAGTTGGTGAACCTATTTTATAAACATCGGAGAATGTAACAGATAAATTACTTAAATCACTATAATTAATAGTGATATCAGACAATCTCATTACATATATCTTCCCATCAATTTTAGTTCTGATAAAATTTCCAAGAGTAAAATCATTTAAAATTGGTTCGAAAACTCTATTACCATTTTTATCAAGGATAAGTAATAAATTTTGAATACTTCCTGAAATTGTATATTGTTTTTCGCCAGATTTAATTAATTCTTTTTTTGCTACAGTTATTAATTCATTGACCTTTTGTACAATTTCTTTGTTTGTTAATCCGTCAGAAATATAATTATCATTACTATAATCATCCTCTCGTCTATATGAAACAAAAACTTTCCACACATCTGTGCCAATATAATTTTGAAAATCTGTATTTGAATGAACTTTATCAATCATATCAGTTAGATATTTTTGAACAGCATTAATTGTATCAATTTGCGTATTCCTGTAAGACAGTTCTGACTGAATAGCTGTTAATTTATTATAATATGGAAGATAAACTGAATCGTGTAAATCAGAAGAATTAGAAGCAATGCCTTGTTGTATAAGAATATCAATTGCAGATTGGAATGCAGATTCATAAGAAACTAATCTCTGTGCGGAATATTTGTGTAATTCCGTCTTAAACTTATTCAAATCATCAATTTTATATATATCAATTAGTCCTTGATCATTAATTTTAGCCATTATCTTATCGACACGTTGATTAGTATAGGAAATAAAATCATCATTAATTTCAACTGATATATAATTATCATTTTCTGCTGTATCATCAGAATTAGAATAGTTTGTAAGCTTAAATTTTCCTTTCCATATCTGTGACGTGAGAGAAGAGGATTTATCTACAATTTCAACTTTATATATAGAAGTATCAACTAATGCTTTTGCCATTGCAAGAACAGCATTGTTGGCAGTGAATATAGAAATATTACTTACATCTGTAACTGACACGGGCGAAAGGTTAGCAGTAGTAATTAGAGCCAATTGACTTTTTGCTGTTTTATCCTGCTGTTTCCAAGTTGGCATCATTGAACTGTTAAGATATGAATACAAGTCAATGCTATCATAATAAACAGAAATTATATTATCCCAACCCTTATAAGAAGACTGTATTTCATTATACTTAGTGTCAGCATAATATGTTCTAATATAAGAAATAATTTCATTATACTGTTCTACCAAAGAAGACTCTATTAAGAATGTTTTATTTGTAGAGTACTCAGCCAGCATTTCGTTATAAGAAGTAATCTTATTCTGAAGTTCTTGAGGCATATCATTCATCATATCTTCATTAAAATAATAAAAATAATTACTGCCATTTGGATTCACATTCTTAATGGTTGCATTAATAAGTTCGTCTCCACCAACAACCCTAAAACAGTTCTTAACAGAATCTGTATTAGATGTTAATGTAATACCTACACCAAGATTACTTTTATCTATAAGAATTGAAGTATCCTTACCATACGATGCTTTAATATTTGTCGAATGACAAATAGGACATTCATTGAAACTGTCTTCACTTCTATAATCACAGTCTAAGCAACATGTTTCAGCATCATATACATAAACACCTCGTTCATTAGAATCAAAAATAAAAATACATCCAATTTCTTGTGAAAGAGTAGAAGTACAAAAGTCATATACAGAAGTTCCATCAATACTAAAGGAACGCTGGATATCTTTAAGTGTTGAATCGACATGCTTGATTGTATAATTTGGAGTTTTTTCAAAAATTCTATGTAATAACGACCTTTCTGGTCTATTTTCATCCCAGATAATAGTTGGTTCAGTATATTCCTCACGAGCAATATCGTCTTCTGTATTAATTTCTATATCATGTAGAATAATTTGACTTAATTCCGCTTCACATAAGGATACACCCTTAACAATTTTTTTTGTTTCCGCTTCGCTTTCGTCAACTGTAACTGTTATTTCAAACCATTCATTATATTCTTTAATATATAAACTTTTAAAATCAACGATTTTATCCCAATATCGTTCTATTTTTTCATCTTTCTTTTTATATACAGTGAAGTCTAGTTCATCTGAACCATTGAATTGAGGGTGATAAGTAACTGTATCAATGGGAATATTAACTATTTCACCTATTTTTTCAAGATTCTTATTTCCAAGAATAAAATGTAAAGGGCGAACAGATAATCCGTCTCTCTGTAGTCTTAATAATTCTTTTACATTAATTTTTTGCATTCTACATTATATTCCTACCTTTCTGATAGGAGAATATTTCATATCAACATCTATATTCAATGATGATGTATATGTATTATCTCTATCGTTATATGTATTAATAACCTTAAGAAAATTATAATTAAAGTCATTAGCAATATTATGTTCAGAAGAAGTAGAAGTAATAATTTTGTTTTCACCATCAATTGTTATTATTTCACCCTTAATACAGTTTTGAATCTGTAATGTCTCATTATCAAGTGTATTAGATATCGAGAGAGTACCAGGTTCATTACATGTGATAATAACCAATGGATAAATTTCACCAACTTCGTCCGAATCGTCATATATATAAAAAGATTTACCATTAAAATAATTTTCTGTTCCATCACTAAAACCATATGGGGCATTAGAAGTAAAAGTTAAATCCACTCCATATATATCTCCATACACTTTAATTGCCTGAACATTGAAACTTCCGACAAATCTTATGTTCTCATAACCATTTTCATTAGTTTTAAATTCATCAAAAATTTTCCTATTAAGCCAACGATTAATAGCTCCAAATTCTTCAGGAGTTATAATAGCAGCATCACAATCAACCATTTTACACAATTGAAAATTTGTGCTTATTGTTTCTTCATAGCTTGTGCCTATAAGATTGGATACATCTCGTCCTACTGGCTTAGCAGTGTTAAATTTTAATTGAGAACCAGATGATACAGTCTCAACACCACCTGACGAATCAAAAGTTGCAACCATTAATCCAAAATCACTAGCAAAATTATCCCCAAATTGAAAGTCAGTAAACATATATGTATCACCATCCTTTTTATTATTTTATTTTTAATTTAGCTTGAATTTTATTTTCATATTTTTTACTAAATTTTCGAACATTTTTTAACAAATTTTCACTTTCCTCTATATTATTTTTTGCTTTTTGAATCAAAATTATATAATTTGATTTCAAATCATTATATTCATTTAATATCATTTGATTATTTTGAGATAATTTTTTGTTTTCTTCTTCAAGAAGAGTGATTTTCATTTTAAGTTCTTTAATATACTCATTCATTCTTCTATTCCTTTCCATTAAAATAAGACGCACTCCATTACAGAATGCGTCTTTGTAATCTTGTTTAATATTTATTTGTTAATATAACAAAAGAGCAGGAGGTTAATCCTGCTCTTTGTTATTTGTCTTGAAAAAAGAGCAGATAAAAACTTTACTACTCATAAAAGAATAATCTTTTTTCTTAAATCACTGGCTTTCGCCTAATACATAATAGTAAATCTAATGAAATCTATTATGTCATCACTGTCTATTGACATGTTTAATATATAATAAAAAGTGTTATTTGTCAACACCCTTTACATTATTATATGTAATTTCACAAATTTTATCACATATTTTTTTCATTTGTTCATCTGATATTATAATATTAAAATATCCATTAGTTTTATTTCCACATCTGTCTAATCTCTTTTTACTTACAGTCTGTATCATAAAAGTACATGCATAGCACTCCTTGCTATCATTGGGATATCCATATATTTCTCCAAGTTCAACAATAACATCTTTATGTTCTATAATCCATTTTGGTTCATGTTCTTTCTTTGAAGTTAAAGGGATAACAATCGCAGTGTATTTTGTTTCATAAAGAACTACAGCATAATGATAATCTTGAAATTCGCTTCCTATATTTCTTCCAAAGTTTATCCAATATACATTTTGTCTTGGTTTTTTATATAATTCCTGATCTTGCTTATTTTTATCTTTTTTGCTTTTATGCAAAGCAATATTTTTTAATACAACCTCATCAAACCAATCAAACAAATTTGCACAATAATTGTTATCAATGTCCACCTTTTTTAATTCAAGAATATCATGATATAGTTTTTTACTCTTTTCTAATAATTTGTCATTTCGCAATTCTTTCATGTTATACCACCAATCATTAGTATTTAATACTTTTATTATATACCAATAATTGACATATATCTACAAGAACATTTGTTTAAATAACGCTATTAATCATCATATTCATAATAAGACGCATCAGCCGTAACCAATGCGCCTGAGAATATTTATCTAAATGTTAACTTGTTTAATGAATTCCTACCTAAAGTCTGTCCAAGAGTCATCTCTTGAATCATTTTTTCTGCTTTAGGATCTTTCTGCATTTGTTTCATAATATCCTCATAATTATGAACATTAGGGAATGTCAATGTTACATCACCATAAGAAATATCAACCTTATTTGACATACTCTTTGAATTAACAGGAATATCTGGAAGTTTGCTTATGATATTACTTAATCCCATATTAGGAGTAATACCCTTAGACATATTCCATAACTGCTGAACCTGTTCCTTATTAAATACAGTGTCGCCAGAATCAAGCTGACGGAGTACGCCATACTTGGTAACAATTGCTTCTGAACCAAGTCCGTCTTCATCAGTAAGTGAAATACCACCATGAGCATATTTTGTACCATTTTTGTATTGATATAAAGGAAGACCATCATCAGGCTTATTATTTAATGTCCATCCTGTAATATCCTTCCATTGACCATTAGAATCAACCCAATAATATTTACCGTTATGACCAATCCAAGTATTAGATGCCATTTCTCCATTGCTCTTGAAAAAATAATCACCAATCCATTTATTCGAAGCCATAACTCCGTTTTCGTCAAAATAATACCATTTGCCCGCAATTTGTGACCATCCTACTTGAGCATCACCCTCAGCACCAACATAACTCCAAGTATCATCATTATTATGTATCCAGTCCATAGAACGCATAGTGCCATTTTCATTGAAATTATACCATTTACCATTTATCTGTGACCATCCTGTATCAATAGCCTTTCCCTTACTATCAATATAACTCCATGTTCCACTATCATTGTGAATCCATGTATCTTTATCCATAGTTCCAGAAGAACCCATGTGATACCATTTCTCAGAATCTTTTATCCAATCATTTTTAACAATATTTCCTTTATTATCTGTATATGTGTAGTTGCCATTAGCGTCTAAATTCCAACCTTTTTGAGTCAGATTATTAGCTTGCTTATATATATCACCAACATATGCATAGATATTATTTAATGTTAAAGCAATAGAAGATAAAGTATCATTACCTTTTAGAGAAAAATCAATCATATCATTCATACTGTTTGACATATTATATCCAACTGAATCAGCCAGTTCTTTAATTGTTCCATATATTCCAGGAACATTAGAATCGACAGAATCAATCAGTTTATCAAAATCAGCATCTATATTATCTATTCTCTTATCGAAGATTGTTTTTACTTCATCTGACAAATCATCTAATAATTTCTCTGTGTCACTAATTAATTTTTCATATTCAGTTTCGTTTAATTCATCATTGGCTTTATTAAGTTCAACCTTTAACTGTTGGTTAATTTTCTTAGCCTCTTCTGAATTATCTCCACTGTTAGCAAGAATACGCTTATTAAGTGAATTAATGTTATCTGTTTGTTCTTTGATGTTTTTCTGATAATCATATAAATCTTTAGATGTAGATAACATATCCTTGTATTTTTGGATTATTTCATCAAGAGAGTTCTTATATGATTCAAAACCTTCAGAAACTAAATCCTTAATAGATTTCTGTTCATCCTTATAGCTCTTTATCGCTTCTTGTTGAGATTTTATTAATTCACGTTTTCGGTTAATAAGTGTTGTATTGTTAGGATCATTTGCTAAATCCTTATTTATTTTGGTAATTTCAGTAGAATATGCTTCAGCTTGCTTCTTATAGCTCTGATATCCTTGAATATGAAGTGCCATATTAGCCTGACCTTCTGGAGTAATATTGCCACTATCGTCATAGTTCTTTTCGATTAAAGATTCAAGAAACTCGGTTTCATTAATAAAATCTGAAATATATTCTTGTCCAAGGTCAAATTTATTCCATGACAATTGTTTTAATTCTTTCGAGAAATCCGCAATATTCTTCTTGCAATCAGCTATTGAATTTGCAACTGAATCAATCTCGGATTGCATTGTATACCAATCCTCTGAATATTTCTTAATATTACCAGCAGAAACAGCTTCATCTCTTTTGGCTATTAATGAATTGTATTCATCAGAAAGCTTATTCATCCTAGATTTTTCGTTGTCTAACATTCTGTTAAAAGAATTTTCACTATTAACATATCCTTGTGTCTCAAGGAGAGTGTTCTCATTCTGTAATTCGGTTAATTTGTTTTCAAACTCTTTAAGTTCATTTTCAAATTCCGAAGCTACATTATCAAACCTACTCTTAGCAAGTCCCTTTAACTCAATATTAAGTTCCTGAACAGCAGTCTTAGCGTCCTGTGCCTTATCATAAAAATCCTGACAATCAGATATAGCATTCTTCAAGTCGTCATCATAAATAACATCAATACTTATAGAACCATTAGCAATCTGATTCTTATAATAGTCATCAAGACCATAAGAATTAAATGCATTCATGTAATACTCATAAGCATCTGACTGTGCATTTATCTTATCTGCAAGTGTGCTCATAGAATCTGACAATGCGTTATTACGATTGAGCCATGTAGTTGTTGTATCTGATACAACATTCTTTAAACGTGAATATGCTGTTGAGATTTTGTTTACGAGACGTTCTATCCAATTGAGCTTTTCGGCTGTTTGTGAAGATGATGAATCGTTGGAAGATGATAAGTCTTTGCCGAGTGACTGCCAAGAAGTGTTAATTTTATCCCAAGATGTATCAAATGACATTTTTTGCAATTCATTATAATTATCAACATCTTTTTGTAATTCAGCTAGAAGTGGAGAAAAAAATTCTTCTTCAGTTTCGCCAGTTTGATACAAAGCAAGTCCTAAATCCATATCATCGTCCATAGATGTAGCAGCACTGGTAATTTTCATTAATCCAGTAACATTATCTATCTCAGTTTGATAAAATTTACCCCATTGAGTACTCAGATGGCTTATAATTTCATCATTTATTTTTTGTTTAGCTTGAGCTAAATTTTTACTCTTTTTAAAATCTTCGCCGTAAGCATCAAATAAACCTTGGAAAAATTCATTGTTTGCTGAAACTAAGTTATCATAATATGTACCATCATATTGTGACTTCTTTATTTGATTACTAATATATGCATCAGCATCATCATTATAGGCTTGTTCTAATAATGCGAATAATTCTTCCGAACTCAATAATCCGTTTCTGAACTGTTTAACCGACTCATTCAACTCAGGAAATACTTTAGCAATTGAATCCAAAGTAGAAGATGATAATCTGTTTGTATTTTGCAACTCATCCTGTACAGATTTAAGTAAATCAGCGTGTGATTCAAGTTCTGATAAACTATCTCCAATTGAGCCGTCTGATGTAAGTTTAAAACTTGTATTATCAAATATCTGAGATATCTTATTGGCATCAGATTCAAATTTAGAAATTATTTTATCGTATGAATCTTGTGAGAGTGAACCTTCTTCTACCTTCTTCTGAAGATTACTTTGTACTTCTGATAACTTTGCCTTTGCCAATTCTTGATATGAATTTGCAGCATCATAGTTAGTCGAAGCTAAATATTTTGTTGCATCTGCTTCAGTTGTGATACTTTCAACGGTAGAAGCTAAATTAGCAAGTGCTTGTTGTTTCATATCCTCAATACGAGCTTGAGTAAGTTTATCTAAAGCTTCTTGGTCGAGAGTAAATGCACCAGACTCCATATCAATGTAATCAAGCCAATTATCACCTAATGCGATAACGGATTGCATTGTATCAATTGAAATATTTCCATTACTGTTATATTCAGAAACAGCAGAAGAGAGTGTAGAATAAGCAGATTGAATTTCGTCCAATTGAGAATTTAGCTTACTTAATGTTGACGGAGCATTATCACTTCCCATATCGAATAATTTAGTTTCTTTGAAAGTGTTTGCCTGTTTAGCATAATTCTCTCGTGCTTTAGCAGCACTATTAGCAGAAGATGCAATTTCTTTCCATTTATTAATTTCTTCTTGAGTATTAACTGAATGTTCTTTAAACCAAGAATCCCAATCAAAATCAGATTCTTTCTTTTTTGCTTCTTCTATAATGTTGTTATATTGTTCAGATATATCATCGGCTACATCATAACCAAGACCTTTCTTCAAAGATTCTGCATCTGTTCCAATATAATCAGCAATTTTCTTAATGTAATCATCAATTGCTTGCTTATCTTTTGATACATCACCCATATCATTAGGATCAATTGCCAATAAAGACTTATATGCATTAGAAATACCCTCTTTATTATTCTCGATACCATCAATAATTTTTTGTACAAATTTACTATTGATATCAGAATCTTTATTAAAAGTGTCAGCGATTTCTTCAGTTAATGCCTTATCAATTAAGGAACTTATCTGATTTATTTGTTCATCATTCAAATTATCATAATCCGAATTATATACAAAATAAGCATTTGCTTTAGTCTTAATTCCTTTCATTGCCTCATCAACTTCTGCCTGATAGGTTGCTAAATCAGCTTTCATATTCTGAATAATAGTAGTAACTTCTTGGTCAGTGCTATCAGTATCTAATCCATATGTCTTTAATAAACTTCTAAATACATTATCTGAGCCTATAGAACCCGATTTGTTTTTTAAGTCATTAGTAGATAGAGTTGTAGCTCTTTCGAGATAAGATATCTTTTGAGTTGTTGATAATCCATTTACCATAGATTTATCAGAATTAAATGTGAACGCAGATTTAAAGGCATCTTTTATGCCAGTCTTTGATTCATTTTTATAATTCTTGACTACATTAGTATTCTCCTTATCACTACCACTTATAACACTAGCAGCGGCTGCTTTCTGTTCATCCTTATATGCTTTTGTTAAAGCCTCAACATTACCCTTTAAAGTTAATATTGCATTACCTTCAGAAGTATGTCCTGCTATTAAAGAAGGATAAATATCAGCAATCTGGTTACAAATATCTTGATATTTTTTATACTCATCAGTTGTAAGTGAAACATTATTACCTAATTCATCAACACCCTTTGATAAAGTTGCATAATCATCTTTTATATCATTGATGGTCTTTTTATGCGATTCAAGAGTCTTCAAACTATCATCATATGATGTAACCATATCATCTACAGCTTTTTTCATATTCTCGGCACTATTTATTATATTGGAAATACCTTTTATAACGAATGAAGCAATAGCAGAAGCTATAGCACCTATGACCATATTTAAAGAAGTAGTAGCAATTGACAATGCAATTGTCTTTAACTTTGCGATACCAAGACTCTTAATATATCCACCAAGTCCAGCATTTGCACCATTAAGACTTGTAAGATAATTACCAAGTTTCATATTATGAGAAGCAACAACTTCAGCAAAAGCATTACTCTCTTTTACAGAACTCTTTAAGAGACTGTTATATTCTTTAATATTAGCATTAACACCTTGGAAACCGAAAGACTGTTTTGCTATGTTCTCATAATTCTGCTTAGTAATAAGTTCATTGATAGAATCCTTATCAAGTGTTTTATTTTTCTTAATGTATTCCTCAAGACCATTTACTTTTGAGTACTTACCATCTTCAAAAGTTTCTGTTAATACCTTCTGAAGCTGAATAGTATCACCTTTAGCATTTTTAATAGCATTACTTAACTCAAAAATTTTATCTCTACTTAAAGTAGCAAGTTTTTCAACTTCAGTAAAGTTTTTAGTTCCACCTAATTTATCAGTAATACCCCAATTATCAGCTAGTATTTTTCCTATCGTTAATACTTTAAATATTGTGAGATATGTTGATTAGTGTTATTATACTCATATAAACTTGTGAGAGGAGATTGGTATATGAGGTATTGTTTACGATGTTGTGATATTTGTTCGGACACATCTGAAGAATATGAATTATATCCAGAAAGTTGTGCTACTTGTGGTGCAACAGGTGAAATGCTTAAAGAAGATGGTGTAACAGGTGAACAATTTGAGCAAATGACTGAAGATGAAAAAGATGAATATGAAGTTAAAATTCGTCTTGAAGTTGAAAATTCCCCTTATTTTAATGAAGAACTTTATAGAAAATATAGTATGGGAGATCCAGATTTTTATTATAGTTTCCGTTATGATGAATATACACGCTTAACAGGTAAAAAAGCTGGTCAAAAACTAACTCCCGAAGAAGAAGCCGAAGAAAAGCGTAAATTTGAGGAATCTATGCGTGGGGCAGAAGCGGATTACTATTTCAATCTTGGTAAGCAAAAGCGTGAAGAACAGGAAAATGCTAATAAACCTAAGTGCCCAACTTGCGGTTCTACAACCATTAAAAAGATGGGTGGAATAGAACGTGGAGCTTCAATAGCTGCATTTGGTTTGTTTAGTAAGAAGATTAATAAGACATTCAAGTGCAGTAATTGCGGTTATACCTGGTGATAAGGAGGTGTAATTTTATGCCAACAAATAATACAGACAACACAAATCAAAAGAACACAAATAATAATAACAGTAACAACCAACAGAAACCACCATTACCTCAAGCTAATCTTACTTCAAGAGTGAGTGAAATATTTGAGTTGATAAATACAGAAAAACGCAATAATTAATTATTATCCTTACTACAAAATATACAAAGTAATTCTGGAACAGAGGTTGTCAAATTGTGGTATGGTAACGGTGGTCGGTTATCAATATTAACTTTGTCATTATTGTTGTTGGTAGCCGTTTTAATTGGAGGTTTTGATTTTGATTTCATATGAGACAATCCTTTCTTTTGAGAGTGATTTTTAAAATAAATCGTAATATAAAATGGTAAAATATAGACATTGGAGAAACAACATAGATGTGTGCCATAACACTCTATAACCGAAGGTTGTCCCAATGTCTATTTTTATGGCAGTCGGAAAAATGAATCTGCCCTTTCTGGGCGCATATTTCCCTAATTTATATTTCTATTTTATAGAGAAGGGAGGCGAGACATGTTAAACTTTTTAACAAGTATTATCGGAAGTGGTAAGTATAATTTACGTTCCATTTTAGGAAAAGTCATTGTCGCAAACATGATTTGTAAACATACTGAACTTTCTGATAGTAAAGTAAAAGACATCACTAATATGATGTTATAATATCTTTCTCTTTATATGCCATTTCATTTTTCTCCTTTTAATTTTTTTTGGTAGGGCTGTCTCACGACAGTCCTATTTTATTATTCTCTGTTATGTTGATTATACTTAATATACCTCTCACAATATATTAATTATGATGTAAAGTGTATCAACTTTCACTTTATTTTAAGTACATCTCTTATTCTCCCCTGAGTACACATTAATGATTAATAAAAACCATCTAACCCTTATACTCGATGAACATAGTCCTTAATGAATTTACATTTTAGGACTGTCGGCTGCGAATTTCTGGCTTATTATTTTAACATTATTACCATACCTTATGCTTTCACATTTGCCATTATAACCTTTCGTATTATAACTTGGTAGTTAAAATCAGGGTAGCCTTCCTCGACCTAAGTTTTTCTCATTGCCCTGTCAATCTTAGGTATTAACGACATTACTCGTTAATCATTCGTCTGTTATTTTACAATTAGAGTCCTTACTTATTATATAATAAGCTCGTACACCTCACGGTTAAACTCTACGGTAGCTAGGAAAGGAGAGTTGTTAATAAAATTTATTAACCTTATCAAACCACCGCTTTTATTTGAAGCAATAATAGTTGCAATTGCTCCTAATATAGTTGGAAGATGCTTTTCTACTAATTTAAAAAACTTAGAAGCACCCTCGGTTAAATCTGTAGTGAAATCTAAAACAGATTTAACAGTTGTAGTATCAATTACATTGTACCAAAATTCTTGTGCTCTATTTTGAAGTTGTTGAAATTTTCCATCAACACTATCTAAATAAGCATTTAATTCATTTTCTGCCGAGCCTTTGGAATTTTGAGCATCCTCGTATACTGAACGAAGCATATCTCCATTTTGAAGAATTGAAGCCGCAATATTACTACGATTTTTACCTGCTATAGTTTCCAATAATAAATTAAGATTATTTGTTCCTAATTCTTTATCTTTCTTGACTATTTCATCGTATAAATCTGCTAATCCTTGCATGATTTCATACGTACTCTTGTAATTTCCGTTAGAATCAAAAATATCCAAACCTTTACCGTCTTTTGTTGCAGCGGAAGTTGCAGATTGGATAGTATCTCTTAATTTTGACGCTGTAGTTATCATACCATCTGTTTCTTCACCAAGATCTTCAAGCTCTTGTTTTGCTTGAGTAGTACCCACGAGTCTAAGTGAAATAGTACGAAGACCTGCTCCTACCTTGGACGGATCTTGAGTGATTGCGTTGCCAGCCGTTGTAAGGGATACAGCTTCATTTAAGTCATTATTAGCAGTTACTAATGCACTAGCTGAATCTTTAAGGGCTGTTGCCAATCCATCAGTTGATATACTATAATTATTACCGATATTATTTAAAACATCAATTATGTCCATTTTATCAAGGTCTTTATAAGCCTGACTCATAGACACAAGTGAATCGGTTGCCTCATCTATTCCTTCAAATTCAGATACATTAAGTAAGATATTTGCGTCTTTAGCTGATTTAGCAGCAGTATCCATACTCTCACCTAGTCGCATCCAATCCGCTGTGGAATTTTGTATCTGTTTCGCAGTAGTTCCAACTGCGTCTGCTGTATCAAATGTAGTATCTTGATATCTCTTCAAACTTTGAACAGATTCATTAGATACTTTTCTCATATTAGTAAGCGCAGTATCTAATTGCCTAACAATATTAATACCTTCTTTACCATATCTTATAAAATCATTAACACCAAAATATGTACCTAATGTATTAGCAACTCCATACCAAGCTTTTTCCTTGATGGTATCAAGCATACTTTTACCGCCACGACCAGCTTCAATTTCAGCATTGACTATTTGCATTATTTTTCCATGAATAACATCTAATGATGCACTTGGATTACCAGATTTAATTTCAGCATAGTAAGCCTTTATCTGATTCTTAGCTTCTCGTGACATTCCAGAATGTTCTTTAAGAATATTATTGATTTTATCTAATTCTTTTTGAGCAGATATAAGACTATATCCTTTCTCAGCAGCCGACATATTCTGAACAGCGGTAATATTTTCTTTGATAAGCTTTTCTTGTTTGTCTAATTTACCAAGTTCTTCATCATTCACTAATTCGGGATGCTTTTTTAAATTATTAAGAATATCTTCATATTGCTTAACAGCTTCTTTGACAGCATTAACCCTTTGTTTATAATCATCACTTGTCCAGCCACCATTTTCAAATCGAGCAATAGTTGCGTCATAACCAGATGTTTTCTTATTATAAGATTCAAGACGAGTATTATACTTCGAAAGATTAACATTAGATACTTCTTTATCAGCATTAACAATTTTCTCTTTAGCTTCAGCGTTTTCTTTAGCTTTCTGAGTATTCTGCTCTAATACATTATTCTCTTCTTTGATTGAATTAGTAGCAGTCTCTACAGATGCAGAAACATCTTTGTCAGGAAATGCGTCTTTCATTCCAGATGAAATATTCGATTCTTGTGAAGTAGAAGAGAGTGTTTTCTGTGCATTTGATAACTTTGCAAATTCCTCAACTAAATCAGAAACTTTAACAGTTGTAGTTTCTATCTGAGACTGCAATTCAAAAAATCTATCAGTAGGAACAGTATAATCGTCAAGTAACTGCATATGAGTCTTTAAATCATCAAATTGATTTTTTAACTCAGATACTTCTTGAGATAATTTTTTAAACTCTTCATTATCGACAAGATTTACATCTTTACCAGAAATATTACCTGAACCGATAGAGGATATTTTTTTTTGAGCTTCTTCGTAATTCTTGTTTAGTTCATTTATTTTATTCTCTATTTTTCCAATATCAGCATCAATAGAAGAGGAGTCAATAAATGATTTTCCTTTTCCAATACTGAATATCTCAGTAAGTTTTTTATCAATCTGACCAAGCATATCAAGTGTATTTCCACTAATGCTAAAATCAATCGGATTCTGACCTGCCTTCTTCTGCATTTCCTTAAATTTAGCTTCTATCTGTTTATCATCGAAGTTTACATTTTTGAAATCGAGAACAACCTTGTCAGCCATTTTTTGTGCATTAGCAAACTGTTTCAATAGTGATTGCTCAATAGTCGCATCATCAATTTTTATGGCAAGTTTTAATTCTTCAACCATTTAACTTCTCCTTCCTATATTTCATATTTCTTTCTAAAGTCTTTTACTGTATCTTTGTAAAAATTGACCATTTCGTTGTATGCATTGAAATTAGCTGGTACACCATATCCACCATGCCAATCACCACCATGCCAAGTTCCTAATGGATTAAAAAAGAATTTGCTTAAATAATCTTCACCAGAGATTTTTGATTTTCTGCCATAGTCATTCATATCATCTCCTGAAATAAGAAAACTACTAGACACTTGTTTAGATGAAATAAACATAAAAGTTCTATATGAATTTCTTAAATTATTTGTTCTATCATAGTGTGGAGGATTCGTCTGATATGGCTCTCCATAATACCAATCAAGAACACTTTTATAATGTTCAGTCATTTTATCTTCAAATTCTTTTGCTATCTTTTCAGCCTGTTTTTGTGCGATAGCATGTAGTTGTTTCTTTAACTCTGGGCTTATCTTTGCCATTTCATCACCTCCAAAAATTTCACTATAATTTCACTATTTTTACACTAAAATAGGAGAGCAGTATAACCACTCTCCATAAGAAAAACTCTATACGCTGTGACACACATAGAGCCTAAAATTAAATTATTACTTTTTATTTTATTGTATGTATGATATAATCATACTAACATCTGTGGTAAGTATAGGTAGATAAGGAGAAACTGAAATGGAGTTTGCGTGTTCATTAGTTTCTGCCTGTGTTGCAGTCTTAGGATTTGCATATACAGTCTACAGAGACAATAAGAAAAAGTAATATGATTTAAATATATTACAAAAATACAAGTACCTACTTGAATTATGAATTTGATAGAACGTGAAGAAGATTAGCCACCTTCTTCTACACAAAACTATAATTATAAGCCCTATATTTACATAAGTTCTTGAGGTATAATAAAACAAGTAGAGAAAGTATTTTCTTTCTTGACAACACTACATATAGTGTATATAATTGGGTTCAGAACAAGCAAACAAAATCCATTACATTTTATCCTATCTAAAAACATCGCAATCTGGCTAATTGTGACTTCTTAAATAAATAATTTATCTATTTACTAAAGAAGGGGTATTTGTTTATGGAAGGGAAATAGCATCGTAGAAATACGGTGCTATTTTTCTTTTATTAATTATGTATTATTCCATATATCAATCCAACTAATTCAAACACAAAATAATAGTGTACAGTAGTTAATTCAAATGGAATAATTGATTGCAACACTTCAATACAAATTTCATCTACATTGAATAATGCAAGAATCCATCCGCATAGAAGTCCGTATAATATTCCACCTATCATATAAATCCTCCAAAAGAAATTTGAATTTATTATACTTCCTTAAAATCAGCTTTATTAACAAACTCAAGAACCTTTCCCTTTAATTCATTGTCTTCCATACTATCAATTTTATCCGCAAACGCTTTAATTAAAGGTTCAATAGTGAGATTTGCAAGTGTACCAAATCTTTCAACCTGACGACTTATATATGCCTGTGGACTATAGTAATTAGTCATAACATCTGACTTATGCATTTCTATAATCTGCCTTAATTCAGATGTTTCACTTACTGGAATATAAGGTGCTTCCTTATCAGTTCCAACTATTAACATATCTAACAATCCAGACTTCTTTAGTAGATCATATTCGTTCATAGGATTAATATCTTCAAATACAAGATTTGTATATTCTTCAATCACGATTTTGCAGAAAAGAATATACTGATTAAATGAATTAATATAAAATTCATCTGTCTTATGAGTACTTTCTTCACCATTATCCTTAATGTAGCTCTCCTGTTTATACATAGTTCTATTAGTAATAGTAATAGCAATTGCATCTTTTCTAATTACAGGCAAGTAGTCAATAACTCTTAATTTTTCATCTATATATCTTTTCTTCGCTGCGTTTACACAATTCTCATAACCCTTAACAAAGTCTTTGACAGTAATCTTATTCATAATCCTTTTATCTCCTTTATATATTATTCCTCAACAATCGGTATTAAATCAGCACAAGCATCAGTATCTAACCCCATACTAAACAGTTCTTCTGCACTGATAGGCGTGAAATTAACATCTACATCAGAATCGCTCACCGCATTAATCTCCTTAATAAAATCTTTCCAATTATCATCTTCGGGACTAATTCTCTTCTGATTAGGAACAACTTCACCATTTTCGTCAACAACATCCTTTCCATATTTATTAACAAGAGAGTCCTTTGTCATTTCAAAGTCCTTTACAACTCCCTGAATCTCTGAATATAATCTGAGTAACTTAAACTTAAATGCAGCATTAATTACTGATTCACCTTCGATTACATTCTTAATTCTTGAATTTATATTAATTACCTGATAAACCTTTAATGTTTTGTTCATATTATGTTATTCTCCTTTTATTTCACTATAATTTTTATTTCTGTTCTTGGATTATCCTTATCATATCCTGTTTTTAATGTAAGAGAATGCAAATGCTTCCCATCATCATCAATAATAAAACCTGATTCACTAAATCCATCTAAAATAAATTTAGGAACTGTATTGTCACAATCTACACGCCTTTTTGTTGGCATATAAGTGGTAAATATCATTTCAAAAGACTCTAAGTGTTTATCTTGTAAATCTAAGTCTCTTATCCAAAAAATAATAAAGTCTTTCCATTTTTGTTTAAGCTGATTCATCTGTATTCTTGGTAATATCATCCATGTGTTAATCGAGGGGTGCATTGGTCTTTCAATAGGTGCTTTTTTTGCTTTAGGATGTTGTTTGAAATAATATTTATTATATTTTTCTAATATATCTTGATTTAAAATCAAATCAATGGTTTCTATAATAATCTTCCTTTCTTGATTAAGGGTAGGAGAGAGGTCTAGCCACACACTCTCCATATAAATAAAATGCCCTTACTACATGGCTAGATAGTAGTAAAGACATTTTGAACATGTATTTATAATTTTTTAAAAATTAAGTGTGGCTTCTAAATTACTATGAAACCACACTTTCTTTATTATTAGTATACTATCTAGGTATAATAAGAGACTGACCTGGATAAATAGTATATGGTTCTCCAATACCATTAGCTTCTGCAATAGAATGCCAATCTACACCAAGTTTATCACCAATGGCTGAAAGACAATCTCCGCTTTCAACTTCATATGTATCATAAGAAGGTTCTTCATAATTGTCTTCTGGCGTAGAACTGCCATTAATAACAGAGTCATTTACCCAACCCCTACCATTTTCAATAAGATATGGATTTCTCGCACCTTCAGCGATAGCTGTAATAGTTCCATCTGTATAAAGTGGGTTAAGTGGTTCTTCGGAAGTTGAAGAAGCAAAGAGTGCTGAATATGTGACATATTCACCAACAGAATGAGTAAGACCTGTAGATTCTTCTACATCAGGCGATTCTGGTTCAGAAGTATTTTCATCATTATCTTCAATACAGTTATCATTAATCCAACCTGTACCACCATTGATAAGATATGGATTTCTTGCAGATGCAATGATATTAGTAATTGTGCCATCTGTAATTGAAGGTGTTAATCCATTTTCGGAAGTAGAAGACGCATAAATTGTATGATATGACACATGATCTCCTACATGATATTTTGTTTCAATATCATCTGATTCAGAATTATCTTCAATTGGTTCAGATGGAATAACTGGTTCAACGTTAGGTAATTCTCCATAATAATAGTTAAAATCTGTTCTTGCTGAAGATCCATCAATAACAGCATCTGATGTACACTGCCACAACAGACAATTCATCGAAGGTTCATCTATTCCCCAATGTGCAAGCCATCTGTTAAATCCTTCAAAAGACATTAATCTACCATCGTTTAATACATTAGTAAAATAACTATAATTTGCGTAAACACCCGTTTTATATCCTGCATCCTTAACAATCTGCATGAATTCTACGCAAAAATCTGTGAGAAGTTCACCATTTTGTTCAGGAACAAGACCATGATTTCTTTTATATCCATCAGCGTCTTCCATGTCGAACCATACACCAAGAACAGGATTAAATCCCTGAATCATTCTTAATATATGTGCAGCTTCACTTCTTACTTCTTCTATATTAAGACAATAAGAATATATGTACACACCATAAGGGATGCCAAGTCTTTCACATTCCTGCATATTTCTAATAGCCTGTGAATCATCTTGACTTTCTATATCTGAGCCATAGCCAATTCTAATGATTACACCATCAATACTTGACTTAATTGTATCCCAATCAAGCTGTCCATTATTACTTGACACATCTATAATTCTATAAGCCATAAGTTCCTCCTTTATTTTTAGACAAAATAAAAGAACGAGTCAAAATTTGGCTCGTTCTTATTAAATGTTTCTATTTAATTGTTTGTTATTAAATTATTATTTGCATAGGGTATAATTCCCATTTGCCTTTTGGATATTTTTTAGCATTATCAGTTACTATCTTATGTACTTCTTCAAGAGTTCTAACATTTGTATCAATATATATAACCTTTCCTCCCGTTATACATAATTCTTCGCAAATTAAATTAAAATATGTCATAAACATTCCTCCATTATTTCTGTATACAGAATAATTCATATAGATTTACTTTAAGTACACGAGATAAGGTGATTGCATGACTTAATAAAATATCATTTGTTTGATTATTTACAATTTTTGAAAGAGTGGTTCTTGAAATACCTGTTCTTTCTGATAATTGCTGTAATGTCATATTTTGTTTACAACGATATTCATCAACTTTGTTCTTCATATACATAAAGTATTTACATAAATTTATTTTATATGTGTATTATACATAAATATATGTTAAGCAAAGTTTACCAAATATGTGATATTATAAAAATTAATCTTCTTTAATTGGCAATGACATAATCTCTGGATATAACTTATCATGATAAATATCATCGCCTCCAGCAGATTCGTATATTTTACCAAGTTCAATAAATGTTTTTAACCCAGATTTATCAATAAATCCTTTTGTTACAAATTTTTCATGTAGTCCATATAATTGTCCTCTAAGAGTAGCAACTGTTTCTTCTTTATCTTTTTGTTCTCTTTTTACAAGATTATCTTTAATATCATCTATACCTTTAGATATTTTCAAAATTTCCTGATACTGCCAATTATCGTGTTTTTCAAGCGTTTTAATACGATTTTCTATTGTCTCTTTATCTTGGTCAATACCTGTTTTTAATCTAAGTTTCTTCTTAAAATAACTAAATATTTCGATAATTTCTTTAGCTGCGAATAAGATAGCAAAGAACCCAAGAATGACTAATAAATAATCAATATGTGCAAGTTTTTCTATAGATCCCACTCATATATACCATCCCTTCTTTATTCATGTTTGACATCGTATAGGGCAGTCCCAATGAGTGAATCCAAATAATCATCGAAATCACTATTAGCTTCCTTGAGTGACTTATACACAATAGTATTAAGAGCCTGAATAGCCTTTTCCTTTGCAACAGCCTTAACTTCTGCTTGCTTTTCGGGTGTCCAATCGGCAGTACCCTTAATATCTTTAACTTCTGTCTCATATACAGACTTAACAGCCTTTTTAACTTCTGCATAAAGAATATCAGCATATTTATCAAGCTTTTTATCTTTGAGATAAGAGTATAACTTAGTCAAGATAGGTACTAATACAATTGTCCATATTGCAGATAAAAGTTCTAACCAATTTATATTCTGAAAAACTTCCTTCATAATTTATTTCCTCCTTATTTTTATTTATTCATTTGTCTTAATGTTTCTACACACCTCTTCAATACTTCACAAAACGTATTCAGTTCAGTAATCTCTTCTTTACCACTTAATGTAATTCTTATACAACTATTTATATCTTCATTATTCATTTTAATAGCCAATAGAGTGGAAGATGGTGTTAAATCTCCGCTTGTACAAGCACTTCCAGTTGACACCTGATATCCGTTCATATCAAGTAATGTCATCAATGATTCACCTTGTATTCCTTTAAAACATATGTATAGATTATGTGGTAATCTATGCTTCAAATCAGCTCCAACCAAATATGAATCTGGAATATTATTTTTAATGTAATTATAGATATAATCACGATTATTAGATGTAATAGAAGAGTAATCATAATTCTCGATTGCTTTACCAAGTGTAGCTATACCTATTACATTTTCAGTACCACCAAATAATCCTTGTTCTTGTGAACCATATATAAGTGGTTTAAGACGAATATTTATTTTTTTATATAAGATACCCGTGCCCTTTAAAGCTCCTAATTTATGTGCTGAAAATCCAGCCATATCAACATCTAAAGCTTTTACATCTATAGGTATCTGACTTATTGAACCAGTGCAATCAAGATATATAATCCCATTGTATTTATGTACAATCTCTATAATTTCTTTAACATTTTGAATTGTTCCTATTTCAGAATTAGCGTAATCAATAACAACTAATAATTTATTGAATGTTGATTGTTTTATGCATGAGTATAAATAACTAAGATCTATGAAACCTTTGTTATTTACTTTTAATGTTTGACTTCGTGAAGGATTAAATGATTCCACACATTTCAATATAGACTTATGTGCAATAGGAGAATACAAAATACTATAATCTACTGTATTTCCTATATAACCATTAATTGCTAAAGTATTACTTGCTGAACCCCCACTTGTGAATATGATATCTTTAGAATTAGCATTAATAAACTTTGCTACATTGTTTCTTGCATTAGATATAATCTGTTTTACATTTACTCCTGACTGATACATAGAAGACGGATTCTGATATGTATCTAAAAGGGATATAACATAATCCTTCACTTCCTGTGTAAGTGGAGTGGTTGCCGCATGATCAAGATACATATATCAGTCCTCCTCAATAATTTCGTAAGTTACCATAATAGGTATAACAACTAAATTTAATCCTGTATTTTTAACACATTCGATACATATTGCGTTAGCTGTATTTTTACTAACAAATTTTGTAGACGCAGCTATATTATCTATAAGACAATAATTGCCGTTCCTTTTAGATATAACATAGTTTGTTGGTGTAGATAAATCTGCTATTACATATTTTTTAACTTCTTTTTCTTTATATTTATTCATTACATTAATTCATGGTTTTTCCATAATATATACAATGGTCTACTATCTTCTCTTGAAAAAAGCATTACAAGTTTATCTTCACCGGTAATTTCATCAGTAGTTGTGTACATATCTACAGGATATACATCATGTTTTATATATAATTTCTGTTGTTTCTGGTCTATTACTCTTGCAACGTCTTTTAAATGATATGGTAAACCGTTAATTTTACTACGTTCCATATTTTTCCTTTCGTTCCTAATTCAGCGTAAAAAATAGGGAATATGCCAGTAAAGGTATATTCCCTATTAAAAATCACTGACATTATTTATTTTTTACAACTGTATTATTTACAACTGTCTTTTTATTTGAAGGTTTTTCGACCTTATTATTATCCTTATGAAGAGCAATTATTTCCTTTATCTGCGCCTTTGTTGCATCAACGAAAGATTCTAAATCGGAAATATCAAGTTTCATTATTTTTTCATAAGCCTGTTCAGGTGTAATAACCTTATCTCTATAAGCCACACAAGTTTCATATATGTCATGACAATTTTCATTATTAAATATTGCATACCAAGTTGGCTTACTTGAATCTGCTCCACATGTAGGGCAATAATGGTAAGACTTGTTACAAATAATACAATTCCTATTATTTTTTGCTCCCATATATTCCTCCATAAAAATAGGAAGCAAGCAAAATATTACTTACTTCCCGATTTTTTATAAGCTTAAATTACTCTTCGTCTTCACCACACATAACGATTGTGTAAAGTTCTTTATCAGCAGAGCAGTAGCTTATCTGCATATCACCTTTGTAATCAAGTGTACCCTCTGTAGAAAGAGTAATTGAAAGTTCAGGAGATACCTGGAATGAAGGTATAATTATATAGCATGATCTTAATGTATCAGGTTCACATGGATCTACAGCAAGAGCTTTAAGTGTAAGCTTAACTGTACCAGGAAACTTATCAGAAGCATTTGTTATCTTAACTGCGTTCTGAGCCTTTCTTTCAAACTTAACAACAAATCTATCTGCGGTTGAGTCTGTAGGAAGTGTAAGCTTATTTCCTGTAAGTATAAAATCTGTTTCAGAAGCTGAACTTGAACCAAGCTTGTAAGCCTTGCCCATAGCACCATTATTACCAAGTGCATTTACTCTAACTGAACCTGCTACAAGTGTCTGATTGCTTCCGTCAACAAGGTCAACTGTTGTTGTTCCCTTATTAACAATAACAATCTTTGGCATCTGAATCATTGCATCAGAAGCACCGCCTACCTGCTTTTCTGTACCAGAAGCAGCACCAATAACATTGAGGTTAATCATTGCGTTTGTAGCTGTAAATGTACCAGCCTTACCCTGATAGAATTTCTTAATAAGTGAACCTTCGGCAGACTTAGCTTCCTTAGATTCTGCCGTTGTTTCAATTGTTGCTTCAGAAAGCTGTGTAAGTGTGTAGAGAAGTTCACCCTTTGAATTCTCTGCTGTTGCTATCTGAATACGGTCAATTACTAAATCATCTAATGTAAAAGCCATTATATTTTCCTCCTTAAAATTATTTTTTTTGCATATAAAAAAGACCTGAATTATTCATTCAGATCCTTAAGCCAATTTAAGTCTTTTTGTTTAATTTTTGAACTATCTATCATACCGCTATAAATGCCTTTTAGCAGTGCAGTGGTATTTTCATATAGCTGTAATCGCTGAACACTGTCCATAAATTGAACAATGCCAACTTCTTTTAATTCTTGAAGTTTATATTTGAATCCAGGATGATTTACAAGACCAGATATTAAAGGTAGAAGAATAGATTTAGATAAATTACCTTCCTCTTTTTGTTTTTGTTTTTCTATGGTAAGATTCTGTTCATCTTCCCATATAATCGCCTCTTTGGTTGCTTTATTTTTTGCATGTTCTACTTTGGGATTTATGTTAAACATTGTTCTTATGTATTTAACTAATCGCATATAAACTATTTCATCAATAATAGCAACCTCATTAATATTAAACGGTAATGGTTCGCCATTTTCATTTCGAGGAACATTAACAAGAACATCTGTATTTTTTTCTTCATCATGTATTGGGATAAACCAAGAAAAATTAAGATCTCCAAAAAGCAAATGTGTGTCTTTTGGAGTATAGGCACGAATTATACTTATGAATAATTCATAGTCAGACATCTTATTCCAATCAATACCCTTTTTCCAAAGTGCCAAGCGGAATGTTGTTGGATTGGCACATATAGTATTGACCATAGAATAAAAATCACTATCACCAAATTCAAGAATACCACCTATTGTTGGTTGATGAATACATATCTTATCAGTTACCCAATAATCTTCACCAAAATACATTTTTAGCTGATCAAAATCATAGTTAATATCTAAAACTTGTTTATCAGAGTGAGATATAGTAGATGTGGCTTGAGAAAACTTTTCGTTTAATTGTTTCTCATCTTGCACTAAACACCACCACCTAACTTATTAACAACAAGTGAATTTTTTGTGATAGCATTAGGCATAGTAGCTTGAAAAATAAATGTACGAACAAGATAATTATTATCTGCCGTACCTTCCTGATCAGATATAATCATACATTGTGTACCAAAAATATTTGTCCAATTTATTTGGTCTTGAATAATTGCAGCCAATAAATCGTGACGTGGAATACCTGTCAATTCATCCATACGATCATTGCCGTGGACAAATATTGTAAATTTAACTTGAATATATTTTTCAACTGAATTATATCTAGGCGATTCAGTAAAATTTACTTGATAGCATATATAATGTTTTACTTCTATTTGGGTATCTGGGATAAATAAAAAAGGACGAATATTTGAATCACTTCCAAAATATCTATCCCATTCTCCAAGGGGTTCGCCAGTTTCAGTGTCCCAATTTATATTATCCTTATCATCAAATAATTCTGATTCAAGTTTAGTTTCATTTAATGCATAAAGAAGTTCGGGGCATCCCATAAGTTTCTTTTCAATTTTCTTTTTAAACCGAATAGTATCATTATCAGGTGTTTCTTTGAATGCCTTAAGTTTATTTAACATATCTTGTTTAGTAATCATTTCAACCATATAAACACCTCCTATTCAGTTATTTCAAATTGAAACTTTTCGCTATTTATATATCCTTGATGTTCATCAAAGATAACACATTGGACAATTAAAATCTTACCAATGGCTGAAGTGTAGTCAAGAAATTTTACTTTCTTTTGGTTGTACTCTGTACCAGCTCGCCATATAACTTTATCAGTCCAGTCTTCATTATCAATAGAGCAAGTCCATGTAAAGGTTGCTTCAGCATATTCAGTTGTAGTATCTTTATTGAAATCATTGAATAGATTTACCGTAAGATTTTTATAACTGCCACCAACTTTGATTATTGAAGTAGATGCTGAAATTTTTGCTGTAATGGAAGATGAGGGAGTAGTTGGAGTAGATGGATCTGTTGGAGCGATTTCTGAATCGAAATATGAAGCCCACATTCCAATGATATGACCATTCTCGTCTCTTTCGATATAGTCTGTACTACTATTAAAAGGTTTCTGATACAGAGTAAGTTTCGTTCTTCCTCGAACATTTACTCGTTCAACCTTAGAAACCACCCATGTATTAGGTGTCCAATTATCAATAGAATAATTTGGAATATCTACAATAAGACGTTGATTGTTCTCGTTAGATTCAGAAACATAGTAAATAGTATCAGATACTTCATTTGTTGGAATGAATAACAACTCCTGATTCTGTTGGCTCGCCGTTACATTGTCCACCCAAATGCCCGAATTATAAGATGATTGTGATTTTAAAACACACCACATGCTTCGTCTATATCTTTTATCTGCTTTTGTCTGTATCCATTGTAAGAGATAGTCACAAGGTAAGATGAAATACTTCTGGAAGTTTTGTTCAACATCTTTCATACAGATTAAATATTTATGATATACTCCTTTTTTATCAGGAACATCAAGATACATTCCAACAAAAATATCATCTAAATGGTACTTTTTACGATATTCTTCCATATAGAATAAATCGTCTTCTTCTGTAAAATACTCTTTCTGACTTGGCTTAAATTGACATTGTAGAGTAGGAGAGTCCTTATCAATAGAACCATACTTACTTACAAGAATTTTTGCGTCAATTGGAGTCTTAGTAGTATTTTCATAGATCATACCAATATTCATATTTGGACTGTCATCATGTTTCCAATCATAGATGTAACAAAATTTCGACTGTTCATCCGCTTCCCATGTCCATTCCATGAGATCGTCAGACTGTTCTTTATAAATCTGACCGATTGTTTTTGCATTATTTGTTTTGGCGTTTGCGATACGCCTAGCTGTTGACAGACTTGGCATACGCATCACCCTCCTCAAACATCTGTTTTATATAATTGTGAGAATCTAATATTTCTCTACGAAAAGTACCATAGTGGAAATTATCACTTGTAACTTCGTTTCTTGCGGCTTGCAATGTTGACATTAACTTGACCATAATTCCATTGTTATTAAATAGAGTATGGACACCGCCAAAGTTTTCAAGCAAGTGATCAAAATATATGAGGAAAGCTTCATCATTCTCGAAAATAGTTTCCTCTATTGTGTTATCTTTATAAAGTAGAAGCTTATGTATGTCATTGTGCATGGCACTGGCAGCTTCTTTGATTTGCTTGTTTGTAAAATAACCGTAGATATACTTCATAGGTTAGGACTCCGAGTTGATATAAGAGTTATACATATAACCGTAGTCACGTATCATCTTATTGAGTTCTGTCTTCATACTGTCAAGACGTTTAATCATATTACTATGATTGTCTAACAGTTTCTTTTCTTCCTTACCGCCTATCATTACAGATGTATGTAAAATAGAATCCACCTGTGGCTGTAACCATTCGATAGTCATACCGAGGATAAGTAAGTCTGTGACAAAATCTATATCAGATGTCTCATCAACTGAATTATTCAGAGTAAAGTCAATCTGTTGGATTTCATCATCTAAGACAATAGAAGAGAAGATTCTACGAACTCTCGGTTTTCCAATTACGTTATGTAATCTTTCTGTATATATCTCAAGCAAATCATTTTCTGACAAAGATAACTCTTTAGGATCGTTTACACGACCTCGTGTTCTTGAAAACACGGTTTCATATGGAAGTAACATTGTGTACCTCCTTTTACTTTACGAACAACTTACTAATCAGATCAAAATCAGAATCAAAAATCTCACTTAATGTTCTTACCTTTGAAATACTATCAAGATGTCCATTTGCGATTTCACCTGCAACCATCTGACAAAGTACATCCTTTGCACCGATAGAAAGTTTTTCAATTTCCGTTCTCATTCTGTTATTAGGTAAATCTAAAATTTCTAATAAATCCTCTGCCGTATACATATTGTCATATACTTTTGTAACTGAAGGAAAATTAGCTAACAAATCATCATCTTCGATAATGAATCTTGGCAAGAAAATATGGTCAGAACCCTTACGAATCAGAGTAACTAAATCTCTGTAGTTAATTTCGCAAGTCTTTCCATAATCCTTAAACTCATATGTATTACCAGATGGACATGTAATATTTAAGCCACCAAAACATACTGAACGACATAAAATAAAGTCAGAATCAGTAAAAGTTTTCTTTGGCTTTTCTGTTACTTTCGCTTCAACAGTTTCTTCTGTTTTTTCGACAGTTTTCTTTGTATAACCCATAATTTATTTTTATTTCCTTTCTTTCCATATAAAATAGGAGAGTATCTTCATACCCTCCTACATAAGTATTGTATTAAATTAGTCCTGGGTAATCTTCCACTGACCAAAGTAACGACCAAGACGAGTAGCAACACCAAGCTCTCTCTGTACTTCGTACTTCATAAGATCCGCAATATTGCTATTAGCCTCACCTCTGTCAGTAATCTCATCAATGATTGTTTCACCAACATCAACCATATCAACCATCTTATTATCACCAGAAGCGAAGATCCAAAGTGTATCATCATCGTACATAGTCTTTGTTACATCATTTCTTGCAAATCTCTGTGGAATCTCAACAAGACGATAACGACCATAATTACCAAGTCTACCCATAGAGGCAACAGCTTCCTTCTGAGAAGCAGCAATCCAGTTTACATTTACAAGGTTTTCAAGTTCCTGAAGACCTACCATAGTACCCATAATTACAACTTCTGCATTGTCATTTGCAACAGATACATTCTGAAGTACCTTGTTGAACTTGCCTCTGTTCTGTGTATTTAAAGCACCAGTCTCAACGAAACCTGTCTGTACAGGAAGTTTCTTTGGAGCATTAAGAACTTCTGCAAAGATAAGATCCTGAACCATAACAACGAATGCCTTTGTGATAGCATCAATAAGTTTTGTCCAATCTTCCTGTCCAATTAAATACTTATCAATATCAGCACCAACAGCAGCACCATAAAGGTCAGTCTCAATAGAGTATGTCTCACCTTCTGGTAATCTCTGGAGCATTGTATCATGATGTCTCTTACCCATTCTTGCAACAGAAAGAATTACTTCCTCATGCTCATTCTTGAATAAATTCTCATCACCATCATTAAGATTTCTATAGTTTACAAGCTCATTGAACCATTCGTTCTCTTTAAGACCTGTAGATACTGTCCAGTCTGTTACCTCTTCGATAACATTGAAGAACTGTCTTCCAAACTCTTCGTAAGCACGAATACGTTCTCTCTTCTTAGCGTCCTTTGTTAAACCAAAGATTTTAAGAGATATTTCACGAAGCTTATCCTCGGCATCCTTCTTAGAAATACCCTCATCGAGTTCTCCCTTATATAAATCAAACATAAGATTCTTAATTTCATCATAAGATGTTTCCATTTCTTTAAACACATTCATTACATGTGCAGTAAAATTCATTCTACTCATTATATTTTATCCTCCCTTCTTAGACTCCAACCTTGTGTTTCTGGCTACCAGCTTCGATAGTTACCTTCTTACCTGCAACAGGTATACCATCAAAAGCATCTGCACTAAGCTCATATATATCTGTTACACCGAGAACAAAACCTCTAACAGTCTTTGTTCTACTTGCGCTTGCTTCGTTGAAGAAATTAGAAGTAGCTGTAAACTTAGAGTTATAATTTTCTGCAATAGTAGGAACTTCATAAATTAAAATTGCTGGTGCATTAGGATCAATCTTCTTAACTTCTACATACCAGTTTCCATCGGCAGCCTGCTCAAGAATTTCCCCCTCAAAAGTAGTAGGTGCGTCAGCAACCTCATACTGATCAAAAGATACATATTTACCTTTTCCGCATACAGTACCATTGTCTGTATCTGTCTTAATTACCATGTTTAATGTTCTACCTACACGCTCAGAGAGGACTTTAGTAGGGAAGCAAACATGATGCTGTTCAATTGAATAACGTAAAGCCATTATTTTTTCCTCCTTAAATTTGATAAAATAAAAAAGACCGCTTTATAAAAGCGACCTAACAAAAAGTGATTATTTAATTTCTATTTATTTGTTCTAAAACAATTTTCCATATCTACTTGATTTAACAACTTTAGATGGGTTAGCAAACTGTTTCTTAGAAGCTGATTTCTTCTCCTCTGTCGATGCAGAAAAAGTTGAATGTTCTGCAATAAAATCAGAATGAATCACTTTAACCTGTGTTTTCAGTTCAGCAAGAGAGTAGTTATCCATATTCTTATAAAGTTCAGCAAAATCTTTGTTTACAAAATTTCCTTCTTTATCTTTTGTAGAAATGGATTCGTATCTCTTATCTGCAAGAATTTCTTCACGCTTTTCATGAAGTTCATTCTTTTCTACAGTTTCCTTAAATGCTTTTAATTCAGCATAATTTGAACGCATATCATCAAGTTCTTTCTGCTCATCAGCAGTAACAAACTCAATATATACTTCAACTCTGTCACCAGTAAGAGAATAGTTGTCATCCTTAGAATCATAAGTCTGCTTATAATATCTTCCAGACCACCAATCACACATGATTACATAATCATCATAAACAGTGACACCATAATATGTATTATCTGTCTCAGCATATGTAGCGTTTACTAAATCCTGGATAGCATAGATTTTATCCTGTAAAGATACAGCAAACTTTTTGATTTCTCCATCTTTCACAAATGAATACTCAACAGTATTATTAAATACAGAATTATCTACTTTCTTCTTGACTTCATCATCATCTGATGGAGTAGTAGTTGATTCATCTGTAGTTGAATCCTCCTTGCTATCATCTTTAGTAGATTCGGTTGGTTCATCATTAGTTGGTTCTACACCCTCGTCTGTAGAAGGAGTATCTTCCGTTGAAGTATTATCTGTAGTGCCATCAGTAGTATCAGTATCATCAAATGCTTTTGCAAATGCTTCAACTAATTCTTCGTCTGACATATTTTCATAATCGAATGTAATATCATCAACTGTTTTTCCATACTTCTGACATAACTCTTCAAATTTATTCATATTGACGTTGTTTCCTCCTTCCTTAGAATTGTTTTTATTGTCAAAACAAGCAGTCTCTAATTTTTCAAGTCGTGCCTGTAATTCAACCATTTTTTCATTAAATTTAATTAGACTGTTATTTTCTTCACTGAAATCTTCGAGCGTAATTTTGCTTCCAAGCATTCCCTCACCAATAGGTGTTCCATCTTTCTCAGATCCCAAGCAAGTACATCCTGCAAATTCAAAATCATCTAATTGTAGATACTTTTCTTTTGCATTGTATGAACACTCGTATACAATCAGCTCACAGCTCACCTTTGTTCCATTTTTTTCACGAATGATGTCTGCACAACGAGTATATGATTCAGGAATTGCCACACGAGCAACGACATATGTTTTATCCATATCTTTGTCATATTCGAGATAAGGTTCGTCTGCTGTAAAAGTACCAACCTGTTTTTCATCATATACGGTTATTTCATTACCATCTTCATCTGTTTCTATATGATAATCGTGGGAGTGAAAATCCCAAGAGCCATCATCCAATTGATGAATGTTCGCAAGTAGCGGAGAATATTTTAGACTTGGCATTGCAGCCTTCATAGAATCTTCAGATATGTAACTACCATTACGATTAAGTAATGTGTGACAAACACGCACTTTAGCATATAATTTATTATCTTCGGCTTTTTCTATGTCAGCAGAAGAAAAATCTTGAACCGCCTGTACATAAAGTGGTTTGCCAGATTCTTTTGAAGAAAAATTATACATTTTCTTATGCTTACAGAAACTAATTAAATCTTCAATTGTAAAATATTTCTTTTGCATTATTTCCTCCTTTCTGAATTATTCATGAGCACTCAGATAGGAGAGTGCTAAATACTCAGCATATTGCTATACTGAATTTTTCTTTTATCTATATCATCATTTGAAAACTGAATTTTTCCAGAATTCAAAAAGGTATAAATACCATTCGTAATATCTATTCTCTGAAAACCAAGAGAGGATAATTTCTCGGCAGTAGAGACATCTGTAGTTTTTATAAAATTCTGTTTCATCCTTTTATCTCCTAATTATCGTTCTTATTCTGGTCACGAGTTTCACTTCCTTCATCTGAAATCTGTGTATCAGAAACCTCTGGTTTCGTTCCATCAGAGCTATTTGAAACTGTATTAGCAGAAGTAAGAACCTTAAATCTATTTGGCAAATCAAGAATGTCATTACCTAAGAATGCGAGTGATAATGTATCTAATTCACTAATACCATTAAGTGCATTGATTGCAAGAATCTTTGTTGCATCATACTGTAAATCTTTTTGCAATGATTCCTTAAATGCATCTTTGGTATATGCTGATACTTCAAAGAATTTTACTTTGGCAGGATTAGAAACTTGATAGCCAAGCATACGATTTGTCCAACCTTGAATCTGACCAAGTAATGCTGAAATTGCAAATTCTGTATCAGCACGAGTCGCTGAACGGAATGCTTCAGCTCCACTGATAGTAGAAGAGTTCAAAATCTGTGCCCCACCAGAAGTGTTTAAAACTTCCTTTGTTGCCTTTTGAACTTTTGTTGTGTCAGTAGACTGGTCATCAGAGAATGAAATAGTGTCAAGTGGAATAGGGGTAATTGCAGCACCTACATAATCAGGTAAACTTGCAACCATCTTGTTGTAATAATCCACAGCTAAATCAATATTAACTGACCATGCATCGGGATCTGTTGCACCTGATAATGTTGGGATGGTAGCAGTTATCAATTTATAAATCTGTTGTTCATCTGCTACAGCTTGTACATCAGCCAAATTAAGTAACCCAATTAAGTCGATGAATAACCCACTGTAAATTGGTACAATTGTTTCCCAAGATTCCATTCTTGACTTTGTACACAAAGCATATTCGTCTGGCATAGGTTGCCATTTGTTTTTACTATCTCCACCATAAGCTTTATACATTGAACTTAATGGTTCTCCAAGAAAATCAAGAATATCTTCAAACTTTTTATAATTACTCATATCCACACTGAATGAAAAATCACCAGTGAAATATTTTCCTGAAATCTTACAATATTCAGGTGGTATTTTTAATATGAAAATACCTGTCTCATCTATCCAACAACAACCATAATAAACATCTTCGATAAAATTATTGATTAACATAGGAAGTAGACTGTTCTGTAAATCCATCCTGTCTAAGACTTGTAATGTTTCGTAATAATCTTTTAGAATTGCTTCTTTATCATTATCTTCAATTGGATTATATGTAGGAACAACATATCTTGAATTCAGATCAAACATTGTAGCGTTATACATAATCAATCTGAAATAGACCTGAGAACGATAGAATAGATAACGTGATAATCCACGTAATTCAGATTCATAACTGTCTATGTTCTGTAAATATCTAATGACATCATCTTTACTATAAGAACTAATGGTCGTCTGTCGAACTGTCTTAGTTACATCACGAACTTGTTTAAATGCTTGTTTACTTTCGGCAAATTTTTGTTTCTGTGCTTCAAGCTTTTCCATATACTGCTTTCGTTCAGCAGCCGTAGGTTGTCGCTTAGTAGTTGTTTTAGGAGATGTTTCTGACATCTCTTTTTTTGGTCGTGCCATTTATGTAGTAAACACCTCCTTTTCTTTGAGATTTTTTATTTAATTTTTATGTGTGAATTTTTGTGATTTAATTAGAATCGTTTTGAAAATGAAGATGAGTGTGATGGTTGACGGATAGGGAGTTTATTAATTAAAGATTGTGTATTTTGTGTTTGGGGTTTCAATTTAAGTTCTAACTGACAAGCACACCAGTAAGAATAGGCGATGGAAGAATATCTATCTTTACGCATACCTTCAACCTCTTTTACCTTAATATTTCCATTTTTAACTTCATGATCTAATTTTATTAATTCATAAACAGCAAAAGTTGTTTGTATGTATGACATTTTCAATTTAGCCTGTTCTGTTGGAGACATTTTAAAATATCCTTTATAAGTTTCTTTTAATGAACTATCAGCATCTTGTTCAGGAATAAGAAAATTGATTTTTCCATTTTGTATTCCATTTCTAAGCAATACACATATTTCATTATTAAAATTGGCATTAGCCTTTACAGACCAAACAACTTTATTTGCATCACGAACCTTACATCGTTCAGCCATATCCTTATCATTTATACATGTCATGGCTTTATATCTTTTGCCATTTTCTTGACAAATTTGATCCTTTGTTATGAAATCATATACACCCAAGCCGATACCGTTAGTATCTAAAACTAAATCTGTACATTGATATTCATAAAAATACTTCATAACAATCATTCCTAACTCATCTGTTTTTAAACCTTCAAAAGTTTCACCATAAACAAAATTTGACTGATAAGCTGTATCATTTACTTGAATTAAATCATTAATGTAAATAGCCGAAGCATCATTCTTTTTCTTTTTTGTAGATTTCATAAGAGCAACGTCAATGGATAAAATTCTTTTACCTGTAACAGTCAACTTCGGAATTGTTATCTTGTCATTACAGAAACTTAATGGCGGAAATGCTTTTCTCAACCGTCTACGTGCTGTAAGTTCATCAAATTTGAATAAACTACCATCCGTGTCACCAAACCACAAACATTCCATTTCCATTTGTTGAACAAGCTCATTATAGTCAGCTTCACTCATTTCATCCTCTAACTGAGAGCGAGATAGCAAACCTTCTCTTATTGAAACTTGATAAGGTAATCCACAGATGAAATATTTCTTCGTGTCGTCAAAGAAATTTAATGTATAACTTTGTGCCTTTTTATACGCCCATGAACTTTTAAAATACGCACTGGACATATAGATTTCTTTATTTCTTTCCTGTAAATGTGCATATTCAGGTTTTCTCAGATATTTTGGCTGCCTTGGACTTGTTAAGAATTTACGCAATACAGTATTGATAACTGTTTCATCGACCATACGAAATTCATCCACGACTATGCAATTTGCCCTGGCTGATCTTGAATTTTCTGAACTGGTTCTTGTTTTTATCCATGAACCATTTTTGAAATAAATAGAAGCATCATTTTGACCTATATTACATTTCTCAATTTCAGAACGTAATATGGAAGATTGTTTCATAAAATCATCTTGTATTTTTAGTAAGACTTCGTTTGCCTGTTTTAAAGTTCCAGAACTTACAACGATTTTTGTTCCAGGAAATAAGATACATCTTACACAACAGAAGAGGGCAGTTAGGTATGTCTTACCTTGTCCCCTCGCCGCCAAATACATAACGAAATTATAGTGCATCATGCACCATAACAAAATTTGTTGAAACCATTTTAAAGATAGTCCCAACACGTCAATAACATATCTATGTGGATTGCTGCGATAATACCCAGCTCTCCAAGCAACAGTTTCCATTATTTTTTGTTGCTTGTCTTTTTCTATCTCTGTTTGAGTTTTTACTTGAGGCATAATTATACCTCCTCATCAGCTTTTTGACCGAATATCTTATCAAATAATGCTTCTGAATCAGTATCTTCATCATACTCAGGTTTCTTAACAGTATATTTAGAAATGAATTTCTCATATGTTGCAGAAAATGCATTCTTTAATCCCATCATCTTAGATAAGTGCCCTTTGAAGAATACATCAATCAGCAATCCAATTTTATCAGGATCTTTAAATTCTCCTTGTGGCTCTGGTATAGGTTGTTCCTGCTCCCATCTATCAATAAGCTGTCCAAATGTAAGATTATCAGTTAATTCAGATGCGGTTTTCTGATTAGGCTTGATATTTAAACTTCCTAATAAATTCTGCAAAGTAGCATCTAAATCTTTTGTATCTTTCCCATTTTTTTGAGCATTATCTATTTCAAGTTCCTTACAACATACTCGTTTAAATAAAAGTTCTTGAGATTTATTTTCACAGGGGTAACGTGTCGTCCAATCTTGGTATTCCGTCTCAAGATACATAAGTTCTTCATTGTTATAATTGTTTCCAAATCGCTTTTTTGCAGATTTGAGAGTTTTTTGGACAATCTTTGTATTTGTTTCTGGATTATTTTCTATATCATCAACAGAAAATTCAGAGTCTTTATAGGAAGTGTTATTATACTGTGGAAGAGAAGCTACCATTACAATAAGATTTTGAACAGCCGTTCCACGAACTTTTTCACCAACACCTTCATTAATAGCTTGTAGTTGTGCGTTATAATCACTTTCGCTAAATTTCCAATCAAGCTGTCTAAAAGTGTTAATTGTTTTTTCTCTATTGTCTGTTCTAACGCCAGTTTTAGGATCTACGTCAGTACACAAATCTAAAATACAAGCCTTACATGCAAAATGCTCAAATCCGCTTTTACTTTTGTTAGATTTATAAAAGTTTCCATTACCTTTAGTTGATTTCCATTTTCCACAATGAGGACAATAGATATAATCCAAATCTAGTAAATGGTTGTAGTCAATGGCTAAATCATGATACGCACCTTTTACATTATTTACTGTTAATTTTTTGACCTCATCATCAGTTTTGGCTTGTCTTAAATTAGCCATTGTCTCACCTTCTTTCCTTTTGTTCCAATATAAAAAAGAGAAGCAGTAGCAATACCACTTCTCATAAAAATTCAACTTATAAAACACCATAAAAGCGCAATTCACTTAGTACGCTGTGTGAGAGAATCGAACTCCCATATCTTTCGGAATGCTGGTTTTCAAGACCAGTGCAATACCAACTCTGCCAATACTACATAATAAAAGAGCCACCTCATGAAGTGACTCTCTGTTACCATACAAAAGAATGTATAGCCTCGCTGTCCATTTAAGTATCAGCTACGTAATGATCTGTAGGAGATTCGGACTCCTGTTGCCTCCATGAAAGGGCGATGTCCTAGACCGCTAGACGAACAGACCTAATGTGGGTGGAAGAGTACCACCCATTAATATTACAGTTCGGATGAATCGGTATTACCTATCTTAATCTCATCCACGGTTATTCCAACATTGTATGTCACATCTGCAATTACACGAATGTTCTCGAATCCAATAGTTTTATCTAATTCCGCGATTGTATTCTGTAATTCATTTACATCTTCAGTAGAATATTCAATAAATGTAACCGTAGAACCTGTAGTAGAAGTAGTTCCGTATATTTCCCAAAGATTCTTTAGCTTTACCTGTGTATTTTTAATTAAAATTTTATACGTCATATGCTATTTCCTTTCTACAAAATAGATTTTATTATTTCAATACAGATAGTGAGACTTGAATTCACATGGTATTACTACCAGAGATTTTAAGTCCTCTGCGTAGGACGAGAGAGAGTGGTGAACTCTCAGAGATAAGACCAGTATGCATCCTAGTACAAATCTTTTAACATCAGGTTTCTCGCATAATTTATCAGCATAAAGCACTAACTAGCTGATATTAGACTGTACACATCCAGTTATTTAGAATATGGTCGCTTATCAGCAACCTAATTCATGCTTCCACATTTTACTCATTCCTAACTCGTGTGTCTTACACGTCAAATGCATGATATGTATATGAGTAACCGTTTACAATATTATTCTCCGCATATTTTCAGTCTTCGAAACAAAGACCTCTCGATAAGGTTTCATGTCTCTTATCCGACAATTAAGGTTCTTATTAGCGCAGAGAAGCACGAACATCTTCTCATTTCTAAGGCTGAGAGTCACCGATAATCCTAGATGTTGATAGAATTAAGAAAACTAGGATTGAGTCGTACTCAACCCATACAAAAGAATTTCTTTTTAAGATACTTTTATTTTCTCTGTTTGGTAGGTTTTTGCTGGTAGAGAAACACCAATGGATTATAAAGCACCACATAACTCTTGCTTGTGCACTAAGCTGTAACAGGATACCTCACCTGCAATGTTCTACATTGACTCAATACATATTCTAACCGTGTATTTCGGCTCAAACCGCCATGAGTAGTGGCGATAGTATTATTGTTTGTCTTGTGCCCATACTAAGCAACACTTTAAAGTTCAGCAATTTATTAATCGGATAACTGCAATAGCCGATACTCACTGTTTGGTTTATATATTATATTATTCTCTTATTTTTGGATATTTTGACAGAAAATGTCAGATATGATATAGTAAATCTTAAAGTGCTACCTAAAGTGGTAGGCGATTAGTCCTTCTCTCGTGAGACTGAACTCACGTTCATTCATAGATACCCTTTCGAGGAAATTAATACGAAAGGAGGGCAACAGTAATGGTTACATATGCTAATTTATTTGCTTATACAATAGTAATCTTTACTATTCTTACGTTTGCGTTTAACAACAATAACAAAAGAAAATAACCGCCCTCGCCAAAGTACGGTCATTAATGTGTTGAATATTATATTTATTTAGCCATTGTTGATTATATTGGCTCAACCGTCTAACGGATAATTGCTTGTTTCTTTTGGTTTGTATTGTAACACATATAATTAGCTGATGCAAGTAAAAATATAATGAGGTAAAATTATGAAATCATTTATAGAAATATTAAAAATAATTCTTCCTGCACTTATAACAGGTATATTTACCTTTATTGTAACCAAATATAATTATAATAAGAATATTCCATTAGATAATATGAAAATTGCATATAATCAAATTTATTATCCCCTATATAAAATTTTAAGCAATAATAAGGAATATAACGAAAATACTATAAATGATGTTATAAATCATATATCAACTTATATGAATGATTATAATATCAAATATATTGACAGATCCACTCATAAAACATATATAATATTAAAAGACAATCATAATAAATATAACTACAATAATTTCAAAAATAACATATATGATAGAAATTCATATCTGCGCAGAAGATTAGGATATCTTGAACCTAATTTTATACAGAGTGTTATGTATTCATCTAAAGACGATAAGTTCATATTTTTCTGTGGAGTAGATGGACTAATTATTTATATGTCATTTATAATTGCAGCTTTATTTAATAATGAAGGTATGGTCTACAAATATGCATTTGTATGTGGAGAGGTATTCTTAGTTATTTTTCTTATTAAGATTATAATTAAAGGGATAGGTATTCTAGGGGTTAAAATTATTAAATTTGGTTGTTATGTGAAGAAGCGTTGGAATAAGAAGAAGTGTTAGACGAAAGCTTCATCGGCATCCTCAGTATCTTCACGGATAACATATATCTGAGTGGTTTCGGAAGGATTATTTATTCTCTTCGTCAGCAACATTAGAATTTTTGCTTCTTAGAGCATTGATTTTATTCATAACCTCTGCTTTGGTCTGCTTGCGGCAGTAAAATTCTCTAGTTGTTTCAGTGGATCGATGATTGGCAAGCTCGGCTGCTAATGCTAAATCACCAGTTTCCTCATATACAAGATTTAGCCTAGTCTTACGCTGGCAATGAGGTCTATAGTCAGAAATTCCAATAATTTCGCCATATTTCTTCATTCTATCTCTGATTGCACTGTCACCCATAGGTTTATATTGTCCATTGTATTTTGTGATCAACAATGAATCACATTCCAAGTGGTCATAATCATTCTTTCGCATTTCAAGCCACTCTTGAATAAGCTCTTTTGCAACATCCCCGAAAACTACCTGTGTACGGTATCCTTCTTTTTCCCTTATATCTACAAACATATTGTTCTCTAAATCAAGTTTGGATAACTGCAATCTTAACAACGCACCAATTCTATTTGCTGAGTCAAAACTTACTTCAAATAAAATCTGATCTTGAATTGAATACTTATCATTTTCAGATAATTCTCTACGGATTGTCTGAACTTGTTCTTCTGTAAGGAAATACGAATTTAAAATATGTTCCTCATTAGCTTTCTTCATTCTATCAAGTTTCCCATCAAAAGGATGGTATTTAACAAAACCACGTTTCATAGACCAAATATAGAATGAACTAATAGCAGAGATTTTCATGTTGATAATCTTTTTATGATTCAGAAGTATTTCCTGGCAGAACATAATATAATTCTCCATAATATCAACGGCATTCTCCATAAACTCATCTGAATATAAATCTAAATCACCATAGTTTTCACCTAGCCACATAAGAAAATGACGAAACAATCCCTCATATCTTTTATATGTTGTATCTTTAACATCCTGATTTTTTATAATATTTGATTGGAGATATTTTTTATATTTCTTCAAGTTATCAGGATTTATGAATTTCTCCTTATCCTTGGTAAAATATTTTACCCTTGTTACATGTGCCACTAAATCACTTCCTTTCACATATAAAAAAGAAGTAGGATAGTGGTAAACTAAGCTACTTCTTGTAATATTTTATTTATTTTTAATTATTTTAGTGGGCAGGGAAAGATTCGGACTTTCGAAGACTTTCGTCAACAGATTTACAGTCTGCCTACTTTAACCACTTGCATACCTACCCATAATAAAGGAGTGTGCAACCAATAATTGCACACTCCAAATATTTTTAATTATTAACTAGCAACATATTGCTAATTAAAATCTTAACAAATCATCAAGTTTATAGATTCTTTTAATACTATTATGAATTGCTTCATATTCAGAAAGTATAGAAGAAAAGCTCTTATTCCATTCAGACATTTCATCAATTTTCTCACCTAAATAATCTAACAATTCTTTCTTAGATACCTTTTTACCATTAATCTCATAAGTTCCAGATTTTACATCAAAATAATAAGTATCATTACCACAACAATCGCAATTCTCACAATCTTCATCGTAGTCATCATCAGTATCTTTGATATTATCAATGTACACTTCAAATATATTCTCACCATAAACATGCGACATTATCTTAGAATTGCAATTCTCAAGAACATAAACGGCTTCTCCGCATATATCCTTATATCCATTATTATCTTTTGCAGGCTCACAACCAATTTCATCAACAAATAATGTGATAATATATTCATCTGTATAACCATTGACATTAGAATCGCCGAGTTCTTTAATACTTGAAATTTCAAAACCTCTTTCAGCAATAAGAGTTTCGATTAATGTCTTTGCTTCATAATACTTGGCAACAATTGCTATACTGTTTAAATTATCATAAGAAACTACATTATGATACATTGAATTAGCCCAATCAACTAATTCATGTATATCATTTATAATTATTGTATCTATAGTAATCACGTCCCTTCAGAATTAAAGCTGCTTTGCTGACTTATTCATCTTAAATGTGATTTCCTGATGGGCAGGAGTTATATATTCCTCACCTTTTCTGTCGCCTAACATAATCTTGCCTGTTCTCTCAGGTACATCCTTAACCTTAAACTTACCAAGCTTACCTACAGGAACAGATTCTGTAACATCAGCTTTTAATGTATCTGTAATAACATCTGCGTATGTATCAAGTATAAGAGCAATATCACCTTTCTTAGCCCCTTCAATTCTTTCTGCAATTGCGCTTACTAATTCGTTCTTTACCATTTTTAAAATCTCCTTTATTTTCATTAATTTTATTTTGTAATATAAAAGAGGGTAGCGTCCATATAAGGTACACTCCCTCTAATAGTGGCTTCGTCAGCCAAATTATGCGTAATATTTACATAATTTAAAATTATTCAGAATATTTGCATATATTAACTAAAATTTGTTTTGTTTATTATCTAATTGCAACTGATTCTATATAATATTTGTTGCAAATAAGTTCTAATTTAATTTGAGTGTATATTCACATACTTTTCCTTTATTTTGCTCGAATATAATTAATTTTCCAGCGGCATTTGAAGTCTTATTCAAAGAAAGAGAATATGGATCAACCCCAATAATTGATGGAACATTTATAACTTCTGAATTAATACCAATTTCTTCAACTTTTGAATGATGTAGATGTCCTGCGAATAAATACTGAATTGGAACATTATAAATATTAGAGAAATCTTTTAATGCTCGCTCCATATCACGTACTTCACCGTGTATTCCCATAACAGTATTACATGCAAGTTGTCCATAAATATAACCTGTTGGATTTTCGATAAAAGTAAAATTAGGATTATCCGCTAATCTAATTTTAATAAATTCTCTTACAACTTTTCCCATATTATCTTCTGTAAAAGTTCCTTTTGGTTGACCTAACATACGGAGTTCTGTATGATTTCCATCAGTCATTTGGAATTTAATATGAACATGTTTTGTAAGATTATTAAGCCAATTAGTTATAAAATTTGCATACTGAATAGTACCATCGACAACTCCATATCTTAATTTCATAAGCTGTGATACTCTGAGACAGCCATCCGAAAAATCACCCATAGAATATACATTAAGAGTATCAATATTTTCTTTATGAATTATTTCAACTGTTTGGTCAAATAAATCATACATTCTTTCTTTGAATATCTCAGGACTATATGAATTAATAATATTCCCAAACAAATCTTTTAATTCAAATTCTGCACCATAATGTTCATCACCAAAAACCAGACAATATGCTTTAGTGTTATGAATTGGCTTGATATATTCTGGAATATTTAAAAGGGGAAGATTTAAAATTGCCTCACAAATTTTTTCCGCAATAAGTTCATCTCTTGCGTCTTCTCTAAGCCACTTATTATATTCAAGCTTTTCACTATGAAGCTTCTTGCGTTCTTTTTCCAATTCACGTTTTTGAATCTGCAATTCCTTTAAATACTCATTATCAGAATTAAATACACCAGCTTCCTTAAAATCTTTTGCATATTTACAGGCTTTTCTGTAAGCAGATTCATCTCTATATTGAGATTCATCATCACCAAATAATTCTTTATTAACCATTGGTGTTATCTCTTTCCAATTATGATATTTTCCAGAATTTATCAACTGATCTAATCGCCATATATATGTATGATAATTTTCGTTTTCCAATTTTGTAAAATCAGATATAATAATCACCTACTCTCTATTCTTCATTAGATTCAGTAGGCTCATCGAGTTCATTTTCCTCTTTTACCTTCACATTTATTTCAACACCACCACCGTTAAATACCGATAGAAGAGTAGCAAGTTTCTTCTCTTCGCCATCTACGTCAATGGTCATATTATCTGTGTCAATGATACCTGCAATCTTCATAGAAGTCTGCTTAGTTTCCTTAAAAACAAAATTTGCCATATTTAAAATCTCCTTTTCTTCCAATAAAATAGGAGAGCAGTACGCCCTCCTTAAAATAATTCTTCAATATCTGTAATAATGTAATCAGCTACACCTTTTTCGATAATCTCATTAGCGTCTAACCACCAGTTCTTACGGTAATTTTTATCATATTCGCTCTCGGTAATTTTTGTATGACTAAGAATAAACTGTTTTGTATCTTCCTCAATCTTCTTAGTTCTTTCTAAGTCATCAAGCACTTTACCAGTATCTCCATAACTACCTTTAGAACCATCATGAATGAGTGCTTCAGTAGATGACAGGATATATCTATTACCCTTTGGAATACCCATAAGTAAAAGCCCTCCAGCAGAGTAACACTTTGCCATTCCAATAGCATAAACTGGTGTCTTAGAAAGATTACAGATGTTAATAAGCTCATTTATTGCATTGAGAGAACCACCATTTGAATTAATCCAAATCTTAATTGGCTTTCTTTCGGCAATTGCTACATCCTTGTCTTCTCTATTCCATTCAACTATTTCCTGAGTCCATTCTACAATTCCATCGTCAATATCTTGATTAATAAGGATTTCACGATTATTTAATCGTTTATAATAATCAACAAGAGTAGGATCTGCAAGTTTGTAATTCGCTTCACTTCCTAAATTATCAAACTCTAACTGTAAATAATCTTTATTCATAGGCATTTCGCCTCCAATTTCATAATATTTCTCTATAATGAGATTTTTGTCCCTTTGTTCACCGCAACAACTTTTGTAGATTTTAAACAATCAGAGATAGCATCTTCCAAATCATGTTTAAATTCAATTTTATTGGAATCACCATGAACAAGAAATATTTTTTCACAATTTATACTTTTATAATAATTAATCAAATCATTTCGTTGCATGTGAGAACTAAAAGAATATAAATCATATACCTGACATTTATTTTTATAAGGTTTTCCATTAATATTAATAGTTTTGTGTTCTTTTTCATGCTTGATTTTCCATGCTAAAGTATTTTCACCTGCATATCCCATAAATAGAATACAATCTGATTCTTTTGGTAAAACACTCTGAACCCATTTTACACTGCGTCCTGCGGTCAACATTCCTGAACTACTTAAAATAACTTTAGCTTCATTAGAAGAAATTGCAGCTTTACTGTCTTCAGGTGTAATAATTCTTTTGATATTTTTCCAAGACATCATCTCGTCGAATAATTCTTTTTTATTGTCTTTAAGAATAGAAGAATAACAATCAAGAAGTCGATTTGCTAAAGGACTATCGACTAAGATAGGTATTTTGAAATTATCATCTTTTCCAAATAGAGAATATAAAATCCATAAGATATATGGAGTTCTGTCGAGAGAAAATGACGGAATAAGAACTCTTGCATTATTATCAATACAATATTGTTCTATAACAGATTTGATTTTTTCTATATCTTTTTTATAAGTTTCTTTGGTACATTGTCTACCTTTGGCTGCATAAGTACATTCTCCAATTACAATATTACTTGATGTGACTGGCTGAAAATCTTCAACAAATATTCTTGAATCCTGAGTAGCAATATTTCCTAAATCACTTGTAAATAAAATTTTTCGTGTATGAGAATGCCCATTAATATATACCTCACATTGTTTTGATAAAAGTATATGTCCTGCATTTGTATATCTAATTCCTAATTCATTAGAAAGATTGGTAATTTTATCTGAATCAATTTCTATAACATAATTTAATGCTTTATATACAACATCCTCTGTATAAAATGATTCATAACATCTGTCATTCTTTAAGTTTAACACTTCTATGTCTCTGCAATTTATATAAGAACTATCTAGCCACATTTCTTTTAAGATAGAAGTAGAACCTTTTGGGACAACAATTTTTGCATTGCATTTTCCACGAACATACAGTGTTGGAATCATACCAATATGATCAGCGTGAAGATGTCCAATTATAATATAATCAAGTTCTTGTGGTTTAATTCTTTGAATATATTTCATATTTGCTTTATAATTTTCCAATATAGTGTGTTCACCTTGAATCATACCACATTCAAATAAATAACTATGTTCGGGTGTTTTAATAAGAGTAGCACTACCTGTTACATCTTCCGCATTTCCACCAACAACTTCTATAGTTATTTCATGTTTTTTCTTTCCGATGGCTTAGACACCACCTTCCTCATATATTTCGCCTATTTGACGATTGAATTTTTTCTTAACTTGTATAAATCTTTTAGAGCTTTCTTATCTTCAGTTAAATAATACTTTGGATGAGAAGTTTTACTCTTATGTAAAAATTCTTCATTACCAAACTTATAACCTAACTTCTGTAACTCTACAGATTCTCTCTGAGTAATAAGTATTATATTATTCACGACCTTTACTTTATATTTTCTGCAATAGCAGAATAATTCTGATTGAGAGACTCGAACTCCCGACATCTTGCTTACAAGGCAAGCGTTCTACCAACTGAACTAAACCAGAATAATATTCTCACACGGAGGTATAAGAATATTTAATTAATATGAGCTGAGATATTGACTCAATACACTACCATCTATTGCGGTTGGACACAATTTATCACACTGTCGATTAGACAGTAGGTAGCAACAACACCAGTTTTGACATAACTGGCAAACTCTTACCACAAAGCGTTATAGATTTTCTTTTTACACATTCTTCCTTGCGAGATTCATAGGTTGCAGCCTATTAGAGTTGCATATACTTGTACTTTCTCACATAACACCTTGCGAGTGTTATATGTGTCCATATTACAGGACAATAAGTTGTTTTTCTCTTTGCGGTCATACACACTTTTGCTTGTTATTTTCTTTAAATAATCTATCTTTTCTATTATTTGACCAATTTAAAAGTATGTAATTAAATTTTGGACGATGAGGTGTATATTTGACCATCAGTACCTTTTGAGTACCGCCCAATCATCACCATCCTGCTTGGATTGCGATCTCCTTGCTTTTTGATTTTATCCCTGTTTTTCAACTTAAGAGATATTACCAAAATCCTATCAACAGTTATACTTGCGGTATTCCCGTCAATAGTACACAAATCATCCCCACATTTCTGTGTTAATACAGTGCCTATTTCGAGACACCCACCAAATCAATTTGTTTAAGAATCTCGTGCAATGCAATTGATTACATAAACTCATAAATAGTCATTATCAGTTGACCTCTGACCTTAGATATGGCGTAGATTTTATGTGTTTTCCGTTAAACTGTATTATACAGTCGCAGCCTTATAATACGATAAGAACCACTTTATACGTGTCGCCACGCTTATTTTAAAATTCAATATCTTCTGATCCGAAACCGACCAGTCCTATAAAATAGGATAACTCCCACAACAGGATTCGAACCTGTAACTTACGGATTAACAGTCCGTTGCTCTACCATTGAACTATATGGGAAGAGCATCAGTGATTACACCATTATCAAAATAATGTAACCACCGATATAAGAAAGAGAGGTTAGCTTATGAGATAAACTTTTAATATTATGTAATGCCCCTATAGGGCAGGATATTAAGAAAAGCTGATTTCATTCTAAATCTGCAATGCCACTCAAAAGAGTAGCAGAGCAGACATACAAAGATTGTCGGTTTGTTTCTTCCATAACAATCGTTTTTGTATCTTGTTTTTGTGAATATTTCACTATATCTACATTTAAGAAAAACGAATTTTTTGTAAAAAATGTACCGAAAAGCCTTGTGGAATAAGGGCTTTAGCGAATTGTAAAAAGTCTAGTAAAAGCAGTTTCTACTGTTTATTCCACCAATTTCTTTTAGTTTCCAATCGCTTTTCTCTTGCACAATATTTACAATATTTATCATTTGTGCCCGTAATTCTAATTTTTCTTCCACAACCATGATTAGAACACTGCTTATAACCCTTTTTAAAATTTCCTATGTACTGATTACCAATATTTTCAAATTGAGTTACTTTATAAGCAATATTATCATTAGTGTCTCCTAAATCTATTTTGATATTAAGATTATTCACCTTTTTCCCAAAATGAATATAACCATTACTATATAACTCATGCAATAATTCATCTTTTTTATCAGATGAGAGAGTAACGTTGGCAAGTTTAAATACTTCTGAAAGACCTTTTGAATCTTTTTTATTTATCCATCCTTCACTATTCATATATCTTGCAATAGCAAATAATGTAAACATAAATTTCTTTTGGCGATCATTTGGAAGAGATTCCACGACTTTTAATTCTTTTTCATAGATAGGAACATACTCAAGTTCCCTAAATAGATTTTTTGATTCTGAATCATATAAATCAATACATGTTTTTTTGATTTTATTAGCATATCTATATTCCTGATATCCTTCAATATTAAATTCAAGCATCTTTGTTTTTACTGTATCAATTAGAATATCTGGATCTTTACCTCTATCAAAATAATACTTAGCAATCAATGTTATCAGATATCCATTCGAGATATTATCTGGTTTATTACCAGACGCTAATATCTCTCTAATATATTCTTTTTCATTTAGTATATACAACTTCTTCCTCCATTTCTTTTAAACGCTTAATAATTAGTTCACCAATACAATCCCAACAAAACTGTCTATTACCTTTATATCCATAAGTCATATCAAGAATGATATTCATACGTTCATCATCATTTGGACATATTTCTTCGGCTTTCTTCTTAAACATTTCAACCATACTTGCACGTTGATAATATTTGTCAAATTCGTCCTGCTTATCAAAGATATCGGTTCTATTTAGTTGTATTCCTTTTTCTTTTCCCTGCTTCTTTTTATATTCCTTAATACATTCACAGTAATATTGTTCAAGTCCTCGCAGAGCTTGTCTGTGTTCCTCAGTACAACGCCTTTTAACCTTTAATACGTTGTAATCGAAAGAAGAATCCTTATGTAATTGAGATTTATAACCATTCAACTGACTCTCAACATATTTGCAAATCTGATTCATAGAACAATTACCTGTCCCAACTGGCATTTTTCTCTCATACCAAAATAGAAAATCTTTTTGCTCGTCTGTTAGATTGTCATACTTACTATATAAATCTTCAATAGAACATTTATAAATTGCATAGCATTTTGCATTACTTTCTTTTATGTATTGCTTATATTGTCTTTTTGTTTCATCATACACATAAATCATAAAATATGGTTTTCTATATGCACAAAGAGATTGCAATCGTTTATTATCGCCACAAGCTCCAAGATTATACCAACTACTTTCCATAGGTTTTGCAATAATACCCTTAATTTTGTCCAACTCGTTTTGTTGATAGAGCTGACCACATTCTATCCTATATTCTAATTCTTTATATTCTGGCGAATCTTTCTCGAAATGAGACTGAACTTCCATCATAGAAGTGACATAGTTGGTGATAGTACCTACCTGATTCCCCATTCCTGCTTTGTTAGTTTTTTTAACGGCTGTTTCTGTTACAATAACCTTTTCTGCATTTCTTTGAACACATTCAATAGCAGGAAGTAATCTATAACGTCTTTTAAGAACCGAATTATTAGTCGAGAGGTTTAGATCCGAGTCCCAATCTTCCCCGTTTTCAGCCATACAAAATGAATCCCATCCGTTAATAATCATAATAGTATTCATATATTGATACCAATATTGACATTCTTCAGATGAATTTACATGACACATTCTAATATTGTTATGACTTGTCATAGGACTTCTAAAAAGAACAATCTCTTCTTCGTTTCGATTAATCCAGAATTTCGAGTAACATTCATTAGCTTTTAATAATCCAGTTACTTCTAATCCACAAATTGACTGCATTAGTGCAAAAGGATCGCCACTTGCAATCTGGTAATTGCCTTCTACAAATAACTTACCAATCTTTGCATCATTCATTTTCTTTTTTATGTATCTGTGTGTAGAATCAATGATATATGGATCGCCAAGCATATACTCACTTGTATATAAAGCTCTTTGCCATGAATTTACATCAGTATTTTCATTAATACCAAGAAACTTAACGGTAGAAGAGTAGTCTCCACACATTGCATCTTTTAAATATTTGATTGTTGGCGCACATAACTCCTCAATATCTTCATCTGTAAATTCATACGACTGAAGATACTGATAATTTAATTCTCTCTGTTCTTCAAGAACATGTGGTGAAATTTTTGTTACAGAAAATCCGTATCCACATTCCTTATATGCATTCACATATTGCTCAATATTATCATACGCTCCCCATAATTTAAGAGAAGACTCTGTGACAATCATTTCACATTGACGAATATCTTGTATATTTCCCCAAATATCTTCAATCATATAATTACCATTATTGTATTTTTCAATAAATTCATAAATAGGGAACGGATAGAGCATTCCTTTGAGCCATGCGTTTCTCAAGCATACACCGCCAGGAATATAATCAAGACCTAAAGACTCAGCTACTCGCTGCATATACTGTATGGTGCAAAGATTGAAACCGTCAGATACATTGTTTTCAAGAAGCTTATCTTTAATGATTTCTCTTGTTGGTTCTTTTGAATCGCCACCATCATCGAGTGATATAACATCTGCAAAATATTGTGTAATACAATCTTTTACGACCAAAATTCCATGTGGATCACAAATCGGTTGTGACGCAGAACATGTCAATGCTTTGTAAGCTTCATATTTTGCAGGAACTAATTTAATATCTGGATTTCTCTTGCATTCACATAATTCATTTAATTTATCAATATATTGTGAATTGCAGAAGAGAAGAGTATTGTTTTTTAATCCACCAGTAGTTCCAACAAAGCGTTTATAATTAACACCATTTACAGTAACGCCTTTTTTACCAGTCACTCTTGCAAAATCAGATTTTTTATCAACAACTACCTGCATAAATATCTTTGAAAAATCAATACTCCAAATAGGTTTTTCTAAAATCTTATTTGCCATTATGCGGAACTCTTGAGCTTCAAACAGTGATATGAGTTCCTGATATTTAAAAGCCTCTTCTTTGGTAATATGTAAATCCCAATTAGAATACTTTAGTTTATTTGTTCCAATTTTAAAAATCTCATATTGAGGTACGCTAATACCAGCCATAAATCCTCCTTTTGTTTATTATTAATATTTTCTAAGTTCATTTAGCATAAATTCCACATTATCTCCATGTAATTCAAGTAAAATTTCTTGATAACCGCTATACCACGGATTTGTATAACAACCAAATTCAGCACATATGTCAATAATTTTAGATTGAATTGTGTTTCGTTTGGGTTCTAAAAATCTTTTCTTTTTAGTTGTATAGCATTCATATATTTTTACAACTTTATCAAATCTTCCAACCATTATTTCATGTTTTTGAACTGTTGCAGTCAGAATGTAGTCAATAGCTTCTTTGTAATATTTCTTTACTGTTCCATCTTTCTTTTGAAAACAATACACTTTGAATCCTCCTTTTTTATTTACACTTATATATTCTCCAAATGAAATTTCTATTTACAATTATTCAAACCACACAGGAACTTTGCCTATGTCATATTTCTTGCAAATAAGATATGAACAATATCCGTCTATCAATTCATAATTTCTGTCAATTATAATCTTCCCAGTCTATCAATAATTTTCATCTTTATAATCCTCCTCGTCCATTGTTTCGACACGATATCCCAACCAATCTATAAGATAATCAGTACATGGAATACAGTCTCTATGTATATATTGTCCTTCTGAATTTCTCAGATAATCTTGTCCACTTAAAATACCCCCACCACAATAGCAGCATAAGTAATTATATTTCTGATGAAAGTTTGGACATCTTGTAAGACAAGGATTATTACCACAAATGTTACACATACATATAACCTCTCTTTTTAATTTATACATTCATAGGAATATCCATCGTTGCTTGTATAGTAAATATGTTTTATCCCTAAATCTTTAATTGCTGCCATACAACTTGGACATGGACGACACATACCGAATTCTCTGTCTAGCCTCGTTCTAAAAATATATAATTTTACTTTTTGGAAATTTATATCCAGATGACGGATAGAATTAAGACAATTGTTTTCAGCATGTAAAGTCGGTTTAATACCGTTCTTATTCCACGAATTTCTATATTTGTTATAGTATTTTTGAATAGGATGTGTCTTAACTGTATTACAACCAATTCCAATAATGTTTCCCTGATAAACAGCTATACATCCTATATGAATTTTGTTGTAATCTGAGATGATAGCAGCCATTTTAGCTTTTTTAAAATATCTATAATCTGATTTACTTAACATTTCTCTCTAACTCAAACATAGCAGTTCCTCTGTCAATACAATCAAGTTCATATTTGTATCTGTCTATATATCTCTGAACATTTCCTCTTTCTATGAGCATTTCAATATATTTCACTAAATCGTTTTTGATTGTTTTTATCTCAGAAGAAAACTCTATTTCAATCTGGTCATCCATAAGATCTAAATGGTCAATATCTGTCTGTTTAATGTAGAAAGTGGCTAAGTAAGATTCTTTCTCTTTATTCCATTTTGCTAAAGCAACCACTGTGTAATTATTATGTAAGTCTACGCTAATACCAACATTAGCAATAATTTCGTATCTAAGCATGTACTGCTTCCTCCTTTAAATTTTGTCTTTCTTCACAAGCCTTAAGCTTTTTATTATAATCTCTAGTTATACATTCTCTCTTTTTTGTCTCGTCAAACTTAAAATCTGCAGCTATACGACTGGCAATATTTAAATCGCAACCACCGAAATCCGCTTCTGATAACTTGGGATAGCATACAAGCTTGTTCTTTCTCTTAAGTTCCATTGTTCTTGTCATTACATGTCTTTCTGTTTCCTTTGTCATAAATATTTGTTCTCCTTGTTAAATAAAATTTTTTGTTCATATCATCGCTCCTTTATAGTGTGATACGTGTTTATTTGTTACATTTATATATTCCCTTATTGCAAAAGGGTTTTATTAAAATTATTTTTAATTGCCGTTTTTAATTTCTCCAAATGAGTCTACGTTATAGATTTCCAGCATCTTAGCAATAGCCCACTCAATCTCTTGTTCGTAGCCTTCTTTATTAAGTACATATATATTTGGTACATTTTGTGGTGGTTTCTTTGGATCAGGTTTAATGCTGCCAACTTCTTTTTTAATTAGAAGCGGTTCTTTATTTCCAATAGAAGAAGTGAGACATTGAATACATTGATTAATTGTATCCTTTGACATAGAAAGTTCTTTTGACATAGATTCTATACTTCGCCAAAAAGCTTCTGGTTTGGATTCAGGACTATACATGATATCTTCATTGTCTTTATTTTTTGGACGAACAAATATATAAGAATTAATGTAAAGAAACGCCATTAATATATTCTCTTTATTAATACTAGATTCGTTCATCATAATAAAATCAAGCTGAGAAGATGTGATTTTTGAGAATTTATCAGCAGCATCAAAATTTTCAGGAATGATTTTAATTTCAATGCCAGTATCATATCCGAGTGTGTCAAGATCCTGTTGAACTTCAATCATTTTGTTATTAATCATATATTCCAGTACATCAAGAATTTCTTGAACTGCTTTCGGTCTACGTTTATGTGTCTTATATCCGTAAAAATTTAAAACCTTTCTAAGTGTAATCCAACTATAGTCTTCGTAAGACCTATATTTATCAATAAGGATATAGGTAATATAGAATTTACGACTAACTCCATATTTAGTTCTTATATTCCCTTGAATATAATCATTTGGGAAACGAGTAAAGTATTCTGTTTTCTGTTGCAATGAAAAATTCCTCCTTGTATGTGATATTTATTTATTCTCCGTTTGAGATTAAGTGGAAGATGAATTTACGAGCGTTCAGTAAAGTAGGTCTGAACCCCTACTTGTTTGTTTTATTTTTGAAATTGGTATGGGGTGAAACCTACTTTGCCGAACTGAAAGAAGATATATAACATTATTAATAAGACAGACTATTCCGTTTGTATTTCGCTTACGCTACATACAAACTCCATAATTTTTTGATTGATTGTTATTGGTTGATTTAGGTGTATGGTGCTTTGGATTGATGGTTTCATTTAGGTACATATGAGATGTACCTATATTATTTCTGATCTTGAAACATATTATTTATTTCCTTTAAGTGAAATAGCATATAACATATTTCTAATATTGAAAATATGTATCCAAAATATTCAAGATTTTCTCTTATATAAGGATTTGATAATTTTCTTATAACAGATTTTCTTGTTCTTTTAAATAAAATTGGTTTTTTCATAATATCATTCTCCTTTGATATATTATTCTCTTCAATTGTCTATCCCACAGATGTTCTTTTCTTGCTAACGCTGCGAAAAGACCGCCCTTATCAAAGGGCTACATCTTGTGCTTACGCACATACTATCTTTTTGAGCTTGTATATAGTTTTCTCATACCCCTATCTGTGGGTTAAAAATGAGTTTTTGAGGGTGAATTTCAATTTTTATGTACTTAGTGATAATTTATAAGGGTATGAGAAAAAAGTGGCTAATTTTTTCTGTGAGGTGTGATTTTGTCCCTAAATAGATTAAGAAGTGATTTAATTTATACTTTTATGATCTTGTTCATATCTAGCAACATCCATAATATTTGTAAAATTATAACCGAAATAATTATCATTCAGATAAGAATACATATTACTGTAATTACATTCTATCTCTGTTTTAAATTCTAAATTGTATAAAAAATTGTCAACAAATGAATAATCATCCTGAAGCCAGATATTAAGATAAAGGTCATTTATTATATAAATCCTAATGTCTTTATCTTTACATTCATATGTCCAACACATAAATGTATATTTATTTTCAATATATTTTTTTAGTTCTAACAGATAAAAATATCTATATACCCAAAAAGAATAATCTTCATCTAAAGTAGTATCTGAATGTAACTCAAATTTACATACATTTATCTTTTTATTTATATCACTCAGTATCTTACTCTTTAATCTATTGACTTTTTCCTGTCTTTTTGATTCATCTGAGATCTTCTCATACATATTTCATATCTCCTTTATTTGTTTATTTATGATTGGTTGGTGGTGTATTTATTTATTCTCTGTTTGAAAAATAACTCAATATTTTCATATAGGATATAAGGGATAAAATTAATAATTTGGAGTCTATTTTGGATTTTTATGTATCAGGTGGCTAGTTGTTAAGGTAGAGGATAAAATTGAAATTTGAGCCGTGAGAGTGGATTTTAATATAGGTGTGAGAATTGATAATATTATTTATAGTAAATGTGTATGAATATATATAGATGGTTAATATGATTTTGGTGATGTAAAAAATTGACCTTGTATTTTGAGCATTTAGGTAAGTAAAAATGATTTTAGGTGTTATTGGTAGGGTAAAATGAAAACGCTGTGTATGGGCGTGATAGAGGGTTTAGATGAGAAATGAGATTTTTGGGTATTGTTATAGTAGAATTTTTTGATAGTTTGTATTGGATTTGGGATTCTGGTGTGGTTTTATATATTCATCTCTGTGTGAAATGGTAGTGATATTTTTTTGAAAATAAAAAAGACAACTATACTAAGTTGTCTTTTAATAAATAAAGCTATTTATGTTGATTTTTAATAGAGTCATAATTTTCTATTACACGTCTTAATTTTGTTACGAAATATGAGATATCCGCAAAATAATTAGGATATGCCAATTTTAATGTTTCGAATGAAGATGCTGATACTAATACAACATTAATATTTGAACCTTGTTCAATTTCTCCATATAATTTTGTCGCCATTTCGAGATTTGAAGACTTAAATGGTTTTACAGTAACAGTCATTTTGTCATAATTGAGTAATATTATATAATACAAATTTTTATCTTTCTGGTTATATTTATTACTTGCATGATTAATAGACACATTTAATCCACTAAGAGTAGATATTATATTATTTTTCTTATCAAGATACTTAATTTCTGATATTAATTCATCAGCCCATTTAGATGTATTGGGACATATAGGCATTTTCTCTTCTATGGCAAACAAAGAAGATACAAGAGTAAAGAATCTTAATATGTCATAATCTCCCTGACTGGATTTAAGATTGCTTTTTGTATATATCCCCATCATTTCAACAGCAGTTGCCCACATGTGTTGTAATTTTGTACGAAATTGAATTTCTATGAACATATTTTTATTGTAAGTGTCTTTAGATTCACTGTGAAATTGATATACCATATGATAAGATCTATAACCTGATTCTTTAGGATTGGCAATATAATCATATTCACGTTTAAGTATATGTCTTATTCGAGAAAATTTATATCTATCTATTGCGTTATAAACTTGTTCTATAGTGTCAACAATTACTCGACATCCACCTAAATCTTGCATTTTATATAATTGCATCTCAGGAAATCTTTGAATTTTACCAGTTATGGATTCAAGTCGTTTTAATCTTTGAACAACAATGGCATTTGGATTCTTTTGACGAAGATTACTACAAATGACTTGTAATGGATAAGCGTGTGCAGCTCTCCAATTATTTAATATTACCAAAGCTTCTTCTCTTTCTTTAGGAGTAGAAAATGGATCGGCTATGATTTTACCTGCTTTGTTAATCTCAGATTTGGTATATTTAGGTACTTCCCATTTATTTTTATCTTTCATAGAAATTTCCTCTTTAATTTGTTTAATCAATAAATCTATATTGTCAATATCAATTGTATCATTAATTAAAAGAGAATTCATTATATTTATTGGATTTATAGTTTTTTGCATTATTATGCTCCTTTTGGATTGTATTTTTGTGAATTTACTTATATTTATTCCCTTATTTTTGAATTATTGAACACTAATTATTGAACAGGAGTATTTTTGTGATTTATTAAAGGAAAAATTGATATCGACTTAAACATTGATAGATATATGTTTTTTTAATATTAGGGTTATATTTTAGATTTTGAAAATTTTTAAAAATGGGATTAAAAATGATTAGAAATGGCTTGATTAGTGGTTTTTAACGATATGGGGTACGATAAGGGGTTGGAATGCGGAGATTTGGGATTTTGCTTGATTTTGTTGGGGATTTTGAATATTGCAGAGAGGGTTAGATTTTTGAGTTAGTGTGTGGAATAACCAGCTAAGTGGATGCTACCAAAATGTGACTATCATTTTAGTTTTAAGTACCCCCTACATATAAAACAATGGTTAATAGATATATATTAACCATTCTTTTTTACTGGCACTTTTGAGCAAATCCTATGTAGTTTTTAAAACTATGTTATATGGTTTAATGTGCTATGTTATATCATTTTGATATCGTTTAAAAAAGATTTAAAATATTATAAATAATCTATTGACAATAACAATAAATAGTGATAACATACGATACAACAACAGATAAACAATTTGATTTAAAAATATTTCAAATAACCTGTTGACAACCACAATTGATTGTGATAAGATATAGCCAAGTTAAGAAAGTACTGTAAAACGAACCTTCCCCGTAAGGTCGGGAAAACTTAACACAACATATTGACAAACACAATACATTGTGATATACTACAATCACAACAAAACAATAGCTTGACAAGGAATAAGTCGTTAAAACCAGAATAGGAGGTGCTATATTTGAAAAATGAATAGTCCAAAAGGGTACAGTGTACCTAGTGGGTATTATGGCTATATTTCAGCCACAAAAAGCTATATACTTTTTGCGACTGAACAAGATTATCTTGAATATATAGCCGACTAATTACAAGTAATTGTGTAAATAGTCCCTGAACAAGTCTATTTTATCACGATTCAGTGTATTAGTAAATTCCAAGGAAAAAACAATTTTATATTTCTTATATAGGTACTGTATTTATTCCCTGGAATAGATACAAAAGACTATAGCAGGATATAAGATTCTAAGGTTGTATCTCAATGAGTTTAACCTTATACAAATTGAATAATAGGTTTTATGGGTTTACTCTAAAACCCTATGAGGACGGCTTAAATTATACCTTGAAATAGGTATATATGCCCTAAGATTAATAATCTTTGCATCATATTAAAGTGGTGTGCCTTTACCTTGCCAGTAATGGGAAGAAGAAGTCAGAAAAGACTTACGGCTCAAGTGCGAACCCTTCAGCTTATATTCCAGGGTGTGAGTGTTTACAAGGTAGTAGTTGACGGTCAATAAAAAATCTTAACCGATTAAATCACGGTTAAGGATTTCAAAATTCAATAATCAAACTTAAATGAAATCTGAATATAAAAGGTTAATGATAGATATAACATAGCTTGCAGGGTAAAACCTACAAGCATTTATTTATTAGTAGGGTAATGCCTGCAATAAGTATACTCATGGAGTATCTATCCTCTTAACTAGATTTAATATTAATATGCTCATTACGCTAGTAGGTGAGGCGTTCCCTACAAAAGTTATACATAGTTAGAAGGTACAAAAGTGTGATCTGTTAAAGCTCGTACTATATTCACTGTCCTATGTGCAACGACTGTATACTACTATATAAATATAGCAAGTACAGTTTATAACGATGACCTCTCATAAAATGGGTGCCAGAATAGGATATATGTATATTCATAAGTATATCAGGATGCGTTTGAGCTAAATAAGCGATGCATAAACACCTAGCAAGTATGTAGTTATAATTAGTCGGAACGGATAAAACGAACGAGATAAACACACGAGACACTAATTTTGTACCTTTTATAGTGTGCATAACATTACACAATAAACACATTAAAAATATTATATTGCACCGATTGCGTTAAGTCGGGGAAAGAGGTATATTATGAGAACTTTATCAATCAATTTTTACGCAGAAAAAATCACAGATGAGAAGAAGCAGGAATTAATGACAGCAGTTGAACATGAAAAGTGTGCAATGCTCATTCAGATGGCAGAGGCTGATATTTCACGGTTAAACACTCAGATAGCAAACCTTGAGAAAAATGAGGATATGTCTGAGGATAAAAAGAAGGTTAAACTTGATGACCTTAACCAGAAACTTGAGGATGTTAAGCAGGAAAAATCTGACCTTGAAGCATCTAAGGAAGAAACTCTTGAGATTTATAATAAAGTATTTGCCTCATTGACTTATAAGAATAAAGACCATTTTGGCAATAATAAGGATGTAGTTCGTACAGTTCTTAGAGTGCTTGCTTCATGGGATAACTCTAAGTTGGTAAAATATGCAATCATTCCTGCTTTTCAGTCACCAGAATTATATAATGCTTTAGAGGCAATTCATATTAATTCTAAGGCAGGGGAAAATGGCAATATAACAATGTCAAATGAGGTAAAAGAAGCTTATAAAAAGGCAAGTACAGAACTTGAAACCATTATCAAGACAACTTTCAGTCTGCCTTTTGAAACTCCATACACAGCAAAGACAAGAGTAAAATTGACAGCAGAGGACAAGAAGCTTCTTAACGATTGCTATGTAAAGGGATTTACTAATAAATTTGACATTGACGACAAGAAGGATACAATCTCTTTCAAAGAGCGTCAGGTTAATACGTTAGTAAAGGCAAGAAAGAATCGCAAGACAAGCAAGATAGAATACGATTATTCTGGACTTGCAAGCACCATCAGTAATATTGTAATTAAGCACTATTTTGCAGAAAAGTAATAAAAAATCTATAGTTAGAGGCGGTAAGGGAAACTTTACCGCTTTTATAGTGTAGATTTTACACATCATATTGAAAATTACAAAATAATGTGATAGAATAGGAGGTGCTAATAATTGATGGAGGTATAATGTATGATAGTTTTTAATAAATTAGGGCAACTTTTAAAAATACGCAATATGACATGGAAAGACTTATGTAATGCAGGTTTGTCTCAAAATATGCCAACAAGATTTTCAAAAAACGAAAATATAAGTTCTGATACAATAAATAAAGTATGTGAATATCTTTGTGTTCAACCATTTGAAATTATGGAATGGATTCCAGATGCGGAATGGAACGCAAAAGAAATTGAGAAACAAGCTATTGAAGCTCAAATAGCCGAACTTCAGGCAAAATTAAATCAGATGTAACACTCAAACTGCGTCAAATATAATAACCAACGAACCCACTAAGCACCCAACGCAAACTGCAAAGGGTGCTATTTTTATACCCAAAAAAGGAGGACAAACCCACCATGAAACGCAAATTAATACTCACACTCACGGCACTTGCATTAATTGCAGGTGCTTTTTTAATAGGCAGAAATATGCCTAGTAAATACAAGTACCTCAATCTCGACACTATAACCGAAACAGAAATTTACGGAGATACTATTGTAATTTACACAGACACAGATAGTTACATAATCAACAAATAAGAAGGGAGAATAATACTATGAGTAAAACAAAATACGATGCAATACGCATCGCAAAACAATTATGCTATGACAACACAGTAATTTTCGCAATTAAGAATGCAAAAAGCGAAAATGAAATCTCACGGATTATGAGAGAAGCACGTCTATCACAGGAGGATTAAATCAATGGAACAGTTTAACTTTAGAATTATTAAGACAGCAAACGGAGCTGAAATAATAGACAATACTTTGTCAACTCCGTACAACTCATTAACACCTATTCAGATGATGGATTATATCAATGTAGAAAACAGTCTGTATTTTACAGAAAGACAAAAGAGATGGCAGAAGGCAGCCGAACCAACAATTATTGGCAAGGTAAAGAATTTTGCAAGGAGAATATTACATGAAGGGATTTTATAACGGATTCGCATACATGGGTTATATCCCATCAATAAGTAAATATCAACAGTTTGAAAGTGAAGTTGAATACAGGAACTATTTAAAGGAAAGAGGTGAAATCTGATGTACATAACGTATGAAGAACCATTAAAAGATAAAACATTCACTGAAAAGCAAATGCACGAAGTCTACAGAGATATGGTAGACAAAACAGAATATCCAGACTTTGAGTGTTGGATTTCAGACATGCTCAAGTCAGGTGTATTTGAGAAGTTTAGTGGCTAAACGGCAAGCGAAAGCATGCCGTTATTTTTTTACACAAAATACATATCAAAAATATTAAAAGAAAAGAGGTAGTTAATTATGTGCAAAATTAATGGAAGAAAGTTAAAGGAAATTAGAGAAAGAGAAGGCTTAACATTACAGGATGTTGCTAAAAATTGCGGTGTTTCGTACTCAACAATATCTAAGTACGAAAGCGAAATTAATAATCCATCTGATGCAACAGTAGACAAAATATGTTTACTTTTAAAGATAAACAAAGATGAAATTAAAATTGCAGATGTTGGATACAACTTTACATCAGGCGAAGGTAAATTAACTGAAAAGATAAGAAAGAAGAAAGGTTTTATTCGTTATTCAACTCCACGGAATACAGAAGAGTTTATACAGGCTCATTCAAATGCAGGAGAAAGTATGGAAATGAAAGAAGTTGATTGTGCCTTAAAGAACTCATTTAGCATTGCCTCAAAGCGATATATTCTTATTAATCCAACATTCATACATATACCAGATTGGCAAAGAGATACGGATATGGCAAAGGTGCAGGAAATAGCACAGGATTTCAATGAAGACAAATATGATCCCGTTAAGGTGTATGTAATAAATGGAAAACTGTTTGTAGCTGACGGTGCGCATAGAATTGTTGCATTTATTATAAACGGAGAAATAAAAATGCTTGTTGAAGTGCTTAATTGTAATGAACATGAGGCAATCTTGACATTCTTAGGTCAGCAATCAGCACGAAAGGCAATGAGTATAGCAGATACATATAGAGCAGGTGTAAAGGCAAATATAAGAGAATATATTGACTTTAAGAATTTATTTGAAAACTACAATATTCAGATTGTTACAGATGATAATAAACTTGATAATCCAATAGGAAAAGTAGCACCGTCAAGAACATTATTAAGAATGGTTAAGAATGATACTGAAACACTTGAAAATATTATCAGAATTATCAAGTTGCTTAATTGGACAGGAAGTGAAAAGTCGCCATTTGCACTTAGAATGTTCCAGGTATTTAAGAAACTATATGCAAATTATGGGGAAAATATGGTTGATGAGGGACTTCTTATGAATTGTAAGGGAGCTTCGTATTTTGAAAATAAGATTGCACCTGTTAAGAGTAATGCTGAAATGTATGATATTTTAGCGAAAGCAATTTGCGAATAAGAGAACATATACATATAAGCTGCACTATCGACTATACGGGTAACAGAAAGGAAGTGAGATTATGTCAGGAAGATTACCACCAATGCCATATAAAGATTTTACAGACATTTTAAAGGCAAATGGATTTAAACATAATCGTTCAAAAGGCGGTCATGAAGTCTGGGAAAAGACGATCACGGATAGCGTGTCAATTCCTGTGCATGGCGATATAAACGGAGGGCTTGCACGGAGATTGATAAGAGAACATAGACTAAAGGAGTGAAAGACGATTATATGTGGAGGTGTGATATGAAAGAAAATCATAGAGAAATATTAGTGGTATCAAACGCAAAAGGCAAAAAGTTCTCTCTTATTGAAACAGATAATAATTATATTGTAGCTTGCGGATACTCTGCTTTAGAAAGATGGGGTAGACAGTGGGAACATGGTGTATATTATATGTTTTTAAATGGTAAAGAAAAATTAGTTGCACTTAATAAAGCAACTGAAAAGCTATTTGAAAAGGTAAACGCAGATTATATTTCACGTTGCAGATTAGAAGAACTGGCAACATTATTCAAAGACGGACTTATCTCTGATGATAGGGAAAGTGCAATGGAATATTTTGATGAAGTTTGTGAAATGGATGAAAGCGAAAAAGAATTTTTCGGAATTGAGGAGGAAGATTAATAATGAATAATATAAATATAACAACGGAAATAAATGATGAATGGAATCACTATGATAAGTTGAATGCAAAATGTCAACTTGAAAATTATGGAAAGATTTATTTAGATGAATATGGATACCCGATAGATGATGAGTATGAATTGGAAAAGTTAATAAAAGAAAGTATGTAGAATTGAATATTTCATAAGGAGATGATTATATGAAAATTGAACATATACAGTATAAAGGTAAAGAATGTATCAATGTATTTGTTGATAAAAGTACAAGCAACGGATTATTGCGGTTTGGACATGAAATATCAGTAAATTTCTCAAAAGAGAAAGAAAAATTGATATTTGAATCAGCATGGCATGTTGGAGTTAGTGAAGTGTCATGGGATTCATCGGAAGAAGATTCGTTTGAAGAAACATTTCCAGGATTATTAGAAGAAATGAGAAATGAAGTTATGAAGCAAATAGGTATGACAGAGAATAAAAATTATAGCGGTGCTTGTATTAACTGTGATTACAGAACTGATCCAGATAACGAAGGTTATGTTTATTGCAAATGTAAAGAAAGTGAATTATCAGACGGAAGATGGCTTATGCAAGATTACGGTTGTAAACATACAACAGATGAATTATATAAGTAAATGCGTGTTTCATTAGAATTGGAGGCAAGAGAAGTGAATAAAATTGATGAAATTATTTATAAAGAGACACAGAAGGCAGCTTATGAAGAACAGTGCGAGCAGGGATTTGTTCATCAGGAACAGCCAAATGAAGATTATTTTGAATGCTTAAATGATTATTTGGATGGAACAAAGGATGGTTGCAATCTTAGAAAAACTTGTAAAGGATGTTGTCCACCAATTGGTATATGTAACAAACCATGGGTAATTTAATGATAATACAGAAGGAAAGAAAGAGGTAAGAGAAATGAAAACAAGAAAAGATATTAAACTTGGGAAAAATGAAGAATTTGTGAAAGATATTAGAGAGTGCAATAATCGGTGTCCAAAATGCGGAGGAATTTTAATTGCAAATTTCGGTGCAGGAATTTCGGTTGAATTTTGTGCAGAAGACAATTGTGATTATGAAGACTACGATTATGATTTGTAATAAGAAATTCGCATTTCTTTAGAAGATGGAGGAAACAAAATGAAGGAATTTAGAGTAGCGAAATGCTTAGTAGATGGAAAAGTAAATGAATATGCAATTTTTGCAGACGGCTCAAGAAAGAAAATAATTCAAACAGATAAACAATATGGGAAATACTTTGAAGTGGACAACGAATTAAATACAGATTGTAAAAGTTTCTTACGTTTCAGTTATTCAGGCAGAATTAGAGATGCAGTTGAAATGATTAGAAACGGAAACGGAGACTGTATTTCGTCAATGAAATTCATAGGAAGAATTGATAAGGTATTATATTTCCTTGACAGAAAAATTGGCGAAGAATTGAGACAGAAATCATTAGAAGGATGGAAAGATACAAAATTCGGATGGGCTATTGAGTGCGGAAATAAGAACAGTTTTTCAGGATATTCAATGCTCAACAAAAAGAATGAACGAATATCTGTATTTGATGAAGATAGAAATCCTATGATATTTGATACAAAAGAATCAGCTGATGAATATGTAGAATACTTAATCGAAAGGTCAAAGTATTACGCAAAACGATTGGTAAATAATCTATGCGGTATCACAGATGAAAAGGAAAGAGACAAGATAATTGACAACGCAATAGATGAAATCGAGAATGATACTAAAACAAAATTCAGTATTATATCTGATTTTACGTTTGATATGTTGACAGGTAATTGTGAACCAAAATCATCTGAATACAGTTTAGATGAAATGGGGTACAAAGTTATTCAGCGTATTATTTAACAGAATGAAACTAAGATTTCTTAGGGAGATTGGAGGTAAAAATCAATGGAAAATAAGCCTTATGCAATAGCAGTACGGATTTACGAATCAAATGGAGTAACAATGGCAGACATTAAGACTCTCCTTTGTGATGGTTTGAGAACAGAAACAATCGTCTGGACAAAACCAAACGAAAGAGAAAGGTTTTATTATAATGGCTACACGTTGATTTATGATGAACGAATCAAAAATGTAAAACCTTTTGAAGAAATTAGATAAGGAGTGAAGTGAAATGACAAAATATACATGTAGCAAGACAAAGGATGAAATTCTTGAAATTATTGCAGAGGAATTTAGAAAAGTAAATAAAGATTATGATGATGCAATGCAGAACGACAATGATAAACTCAAAGAACGGAATCAGGGTAGATATGTAGCAATGTTTGATTTGTTACATAAATTAGAGATTTATGAAAAGGAGTGAAGCAAAATGACAAGTATTGAAAAGTCAAAAGAAGATGCACGGAACTTAAATGAACTTACGGATCACTTGATTGAGCTGATTGAATCGGATGATAAGCGGTTCTCATTTGAATTTTGTGCAGGTGGCACAATGGAGATTTACGACAAAGAAAAAGAAATTGGGTATGCAGTTCATATTGTACCGATTGAATATGATGAGAACGGAAAAGCAATAAATTTATAAAGGAGACGAAATGAATTACTTAGAGTATATTATCTATCATAATTGTAATAAAGGCAGAATCGTAGTACGACACACACAAAGATTTTTCACGAGTTATGAAGAAGCGAAAGCAAATGCAGAACATTGGATAAAACAGAATTATCCGAATGAAGATGCAAACAATTTTGAAATATATGTTAAATAACGCAAAGGCAGTTAGGAGAATAAATACCTAGCTGCCTATTTTATTACATTACAAGGAGGAATGAATTATGTATGATTTTACAAAAAATGAAATGGAAATTATTAAAGACAACCTGATGGCATTTATTGCAAACTTTGGCAAGCCACGGATTAAGCGAGGAGATGACGGAGAAAGTTTCTATATATTCACTGATAATTCAGATTCATGGAGACAGTATTGTTACAACATTGATTATCTCAATGGATGGTTATATGGCTGTGTACAAGTAGCTTGTGGAAATCCAAAGCGAGATGAAGAAATGAGAGAAATGTGTGATAGTGCAAGTTTTAGAGAAAGATATGCAATGTTGCATGGAGAAAGAGAAACGAAAATAATTAATGGTCACAAGTGTTATGTATTCACATATTCAAATGATGATGAATACCAGGATGCAAACGGAGCTTTATATGACACAGTAACAAGAAGTTGGAGAAATTAGAAAGGCAGGTTGATTAGTATGAAATATACAATAGATACATTAAGAGAGATTAACGCAAGATTTTGTAGTTCGCATATACTTATGAATTACGATGTAGATAAGGCAAATATGTATGTTGAACTTATAGAAAATACACGGTCTGAAAAGACTCCAAGTATAGGTGATTGCGTTAGATATACAAATGAATATGGAGATTACTATGGAGCAGCTCATATTGAAAAAGCAGATGCGAATGAAATTTATATCTGTGAACGACCATATACACCTTTTGTTCATGAATACGAAGGCAGAATTAGTTGTAATACAAGTGGTGGAGCGTGGACACATTTACCAACAAGAGAACTAAAATATATAGGTAAAATTGAAAAGAGATTTTGTGATTGGGGTAATTGTGGAGGCTGTGCAGATGGTGCTATTGATTTTATAGCGGAAGTAAATTTATGGGAATATGTAGATAGTAAAAATCCTTTTGTAAGTGAAAATGGATATAAGTTCACAACAAAGGATTTTGATAAAAAGTATATATCATTCAATCCTAAAGATGATTCACCTTATGTATATTTTGGAGAAGGTTGTGCATGGAAAAGTAAAACAGATTTATATGCTTATCTGAGAACATATAGAGCAGAAATTTTCAAAGGACATTGGCAGAATCAGTTAATTGTGTGGATTTGGAAAGAGAAACAGCATCATGTATCACCAACGGAATTTGATAGTCTTAAATTAGAAGAAGATACATTCCTGATGAATGGTGACATCATGAGATGTAAAAGAAAATATGATGAAATTACTCATACTGTACACACATATTATGTTTGGTATTGGGACGATCCAACTAAAGACTTCTTTGAGGCAAGTGCAGAACAGAATAAAATAAGAGAAAAATATTATACACTTGATAGAAAAACTCCAACATATATTGTTGCGAGAGAAGAAATAAAGTCTGGAATTGAAATCCCAAAACATAAGGAGGTGTAATATAGTATGCAAATCCTTGATAAAGCCATTACACCAGATGGAATAGAAATTGAGCTTAGAGATTTAAGTGGAAAACACAAGCTGCCAGATTATAACGGAATGGAAATTGTTTTCCGTACAATCGTAAAGAAAACATTTCCACCAAACAAGGGATGGTATGCACAGAAAGGGAAGGAATTCCATTCATGTATCTGCTGTTATAAAAATTACACATCAGATATGTTAAAAGCAGATTATGAGGAACTGAAAAATGGTACAAAAACTCTTGCAGATTTGAAATCATATTTTTGGAATGGTAAGAGAGATAGTTATGTACTTGGATTGGAAGGAAGTGAGAATTATGCAGAAAACATTAATGGAAATGCTGATTGAAGCAGGTTATCCAAAAGAAGAAATGTATCATCCTTCGTATGGATCTGACTTATATGTATATGTAACACCACTTACAACAAAGGTAATTGAAGAGTGGTGTAAGGCACATGATTATAGAATGGCTTGGCATTGTCCTACATTTAAAGATCAGATAACAGGTAAAATGATGTATGATTGTGCATTTCAGTGGTATAAAAATTAACAGATAGGAGCGTGATTATATGGCAAAACATATTATTGATAAAGACAATACATTAAAAGCATTGGGAAGCATTAACACATTATTGTCTCAGTCATTACAGGTAATAAAAAAGGTAAATGAAGATGAGCAATGGGATTTTTGTACAGATGATGTTTTAGCAAGGCGAGTTAATGATGCTGAAAGATTAATAAAAGAAATATCAGACATTGTATTTCAGAACTAAAATGGCAAAGGAAATTGTAATTTACAGTGAAAATTTAGAAAGGTAAAAGGTGATTTATATGAAAAAATATGTAGTAATTTGTTATTCGGTTCACAATAAAGAAATTGCAAGCTATGATGCATTTGAAAATAAGGATGACGCATATGCGTTTCTTGAGAAGGATGCACAGAATACTTATGAAGAAGAAATGAATAACTCTGACAAAGAAGGAAAAGAACAGATTGATTTTACAATAAGCGATGATGGAACTGCTTATCTTTCTTCTTGTGATGGAGAGTATGAATGGACTTGGGAAGTAATCGAAGTGTAAATCAAACAGAGAATAAATAAAGGCAGATGCAAATAATTGTGTCTGCCTTTTGTAATGGAAGGAGCGAAATATACATGTACACAATATATAGAAAATATTATGGACTTCCAGATTATCTAAGTCATTGTATGGAAAATGATGAAGATGGTGCTTTTATATTTGATACAGAATACGAAGCAAACGAATGCTTGAAACAGATTTTCGCTAATGGTGATTGGATTGAGGATGAGAAATATGGAAAATGTAGATATTATGTCGGAAAAATTTGAATTGTAGGAGGTTTATGAAAAATGAAAACTGTAATGGAAATAGCAAAAAGTGAACGAATTAACAAAGTATGCGTTGATGGTCATATTGGAGATATAAGACAGTATGACAAAACATCATTTAATAAAGGTGTGAAGAACTATGAGGTTATTGATTCAATTTACAATGAAAAAATGTTGATATGTCAGACTGTATAGGAGGTAAGCGAAAAATGAAGATTAAAGAGTATAAATTATACAAGACAGCTAAAAAGACAGCAAAGGAAAATAACCTGGAATATGTCGATTCGTTTGAAACTGGTAAGAGAAATATTTTGTTTGATTTTTCATTGTTAGATAATACAGATGAATTAACAGACGATGAGAAACAATACATAAGGGATCATGCATTACGGTATGTATATGCAAGTAATTGTGAACAGTTCTACGGAAAAGAGTTTGATGATTTTACAGTTTGCGATGGTAGAGCATTGTATTATCCACATAAAGTTTACGATGAACATGGTTGTGAACGCAAATATGTAATTATGCAGCTTGCAAAAATTGTACACACAAGGGGAACACGAAATAGTGTTTATGATGAGTATGATTCAACAGAAATTAAAATTGATAGTGGTTATAAAGAGCCAGTAGGTGATTATGGAGTATAGAACGGAGGTTGATTGATATGTTAGAGAATATGAAAGAAATCAGTAAGGCAGAATTTATTAGAAGAATTACAAGTGGCAAGTCATTATTCATTGGTATTAGTCCTGCCATGGATGATGGTGAGATTAGTGCAGTAAGACAAAGACGATTAGAAAGACATGGATCACATGCAAGAAGTTGTGTGGCAAAGTCAAATAATCATCTTGTTTTTGAAGGAGACAGTCATCTGGAATTAAAAGATGTTAAGCCACACACATTTATTAAATGTTATGCAGTAGATGATAATATCCTGATTGTAGAACAGAAGTGGCTTGATATTGATTGGAATGGAAATGTAGATGATACAAGATATAAATATCTGTATTACACAATGGAGGAATAGTTATGGCAGTGGTTTAAAAGGAGTGAATGAATATGACATACAAATTTGCATTTGAAAAGAGAGATTATGCAAGAATTGATAAACTAAATAAATTAACAAACATAGACACATTTTATGACGATGTGAGAAAGTTAGTTAAAAACGTAAAGAGTGACCATGCAATTAAAAGTTGGCAATGTTTAGCAGATCAGAGATACGCAGAGTTAATAACAGGATGTGAGGATGTAAGATACGATCCTGATTATATGGATGGAAAGTTTATTGATAGATATTTTGACAAGAATGGGAATGAGGTGTATGCAAATGGAAACTAATTATATAATTGTTGATTATTGTGGAAATACTCACATATCAATCGACAGGAAAACAAAGAAATTACTTGAAAGTGTGAAGCCAAAGGGTTGTCCATTTTATGATTATACTATGTTTGATTTGTTAAGTGATTGGATAAAGATGTATTCGTGGCAGCTACAGAGAAACAAAAAGATTGCATTAACAGATTTTATTAAATGGATTCGTGTAGACGGAAAAGAGATTTACAAAGAGCCAATGATAAGTTTGTTTGACTTGGAACTTGTATGAAAAGGCAATGAAAAATGAAAGAACCGATTCATCATATTAAGAAAGGAAGGTAAGAATTATGATTGGAAATAGATATGAATTAAAAAGGAATGAAAAAGAGTTACGAGAAATTGAAAAGGACTTGGCTAAATATCTCAAAATCCCATTTGTAAGATGTAGTTATGATGATGTAAATAGTCATAAATATAAAGATAAGCAAGAAGTTGAGTACAGAAAGAAAGAGGCAAAAGAATTGGGTTTGTGGGGTATATGTGACTACATTATCAACTATGAGAAGTACGAAACATTAGAAGATTACAATATGAATGACGGTGGATATGATGGAGAAGTATATGAGCTTTTATACCTCAAAGGTAATGGAAACTATATTGTAATTACAGACTGTGCAGAATAACGAAAGGGAAGGTAAGAATTATGGCAAAGAAAATCAAATATGTGATAGGAATTATTGGTGGTAATGAGAATGTAAATACAATTAAATATGTAACAAGTATTGATGTAAATACCAATATTGCAAAGTGGGAATCAAACAAGGAGGCAAAGGTATTTGATAGTAAGTCTTATGCAGAAGATGTAGCATTTGGATTATGTGTCAATGGATATGGTGCGGTTGTAATGATTAAGACAGATTATATCTCACTCAAAAATCCTGAAGATTATACAGGAAAATTTGCATACGAAGACGGATATGAGGATGGCTGCAATAGTAAGGAAAGTGAAGTTTTAGATATGCTATCTGAAATGCAGTTGGAAAATAAGTTTAATATAGCAACGATTGAAGAGATTAAAAAAAGGTTAGGTGATTAATATGATGACAAGAGAAAGATTTGCAGAAACAAACTGGAAAATGACATATGAACAGTATCAGAAATGCGATTGTACAGAATGTAACAAGGTAAATTGTCCACACAGAAACGCATATAGAAGAGTACCTGAAATTGATGGTGGTCTTGGATTATGTCCTAATCTGAAGGAGTGTGATTAAAATGTGCAAACATAAACCGAAAAGACTACGAGAGTTCGAACCAATTCTCAAGGCAAATGGCTATCACGAAATTAGAAGTCGTGGTAGTCATTTTATTTATGGAAATGGTAAAAATCAGATTACGGTAAATAAGGATCTGAATAAGATGGTGCAGTTACGGTTGATTAAAGAGAATAACTTAATGGAGGTGAAATAATGGAATTACGGAGCGTAATTGTAGATGAATGTGGAACTATCAAGAGATATTGCGGTGATTATTCTGATGTGGAAAATGAAAAATATTTAAAAGAGCATTCTGAGTATTATATGACTATTAGAGAAAGTGAGGGATTAGAGTGAAAATTACACAGACAAGAGTAAAACAGTATAACAGTACATACAAAACAGTTGTTTCAGTTGACGGAGTGCCTGTTTGTATTACACGAAGTAATAAAAGAGCAAGTGATATTATGTCTTATCTTTCAGGATATGAAGTTGAAATCAATGACGGAAAATTAAAGAAACAGTTGGATAAAATTAGAAATGAAAAGTGAGGTAATTTATTATGGTAAGAAAAATAAATAATAGACTATTCAAAGTAAATACATATGCTTCTAGCATTGTTGTTGAAGTCGATGACAAATATACAGAAGAAGTGCAGAAAATGAGAGAGAAAATTGATTTCGATTCTATTGGATGGAAATTAAATTTGCTAACATATTTAGCAGAATTGACAGTACAAGGTTATGCAATTTCAAGTGTAACGGAATTTAATATTGATGGAAGCAAGCCGAAAGTAGCATATGTAAGAGATAAAGATTTTAAGAAAATTGTAAAATATATTAATAATGGTTATAGGAAATAGCAATTTCAAGCGAAGATTGGAGTGATTATATATGAATAAAGAATTTAAAAAATATGATCAAAAAGCACATAGAATAGCCTATATAGAAATTGAAACTTTAAATAAAATTCTTCATGAGGCAAATGCAAAAATAGTTTTTATAACAAGAGATGTTGAACTGTCAAATTGTTATCAAGCATATCTTGAAAATATTAAGGAAGAAATCATACCTCCATTGTCATTACATATGTATGAAGCACGATATTTTAGTGCTAAGTGTTCTGTGGAAAATTATAACGAAGATGAAATCCCAGCTTGCATAAAAATATGTGAAGCACTTGGAATAAAGACAGTATCTTATGAATGGAGTAAAGACTATTATGGAAGACAAAATAGTGATGAAATTAAATTAACATATACAATATAGAAAGGACGGTTGATAGTTATGGCAAGATATAAAATGATAATTAATACAGATACATATAAATGCGGAAGATGTAGTAAAAAGAATTGGGAACCTGGTACACGGAATGATTACATGATTGCAATAAACGGAATAACGAGAACTCTTTATAATATGAGAGAAGTAATGTGGCAGCTTGAATTATTCCACGGAAATTCATTTGTTACGTCAGAATATAGTGATGATAACCCAGAAGAAAATTATGGATTATCGGATAGATATATTAAATTTCTAAAGAAAAATACAATCAAATATCATGACAGACTGTGTAATTTGGATAGACAACAGTATTTATCTGGCTATGGTTGGATGCAGGGCTATTTTTCTGTTGGAGAAGTAATGGAAAAATTGAAAAAAGAGGGAACTGTTAAAGTTCCGTTTAGTTGGCTCTATGATATCAGACAGTATGATAAAGCTATGAATGGTTGCTATATGGAAATAACGAAGATTGGATAAGGAGTGATTGATTATGTTAAAGGCAATAAATATTAAATGGGACACAGATGGAGATATGGAAGTATTCAATGAACTTCCAACGGAAATGATTATCCCTGATGAATTAGAGGAAATGCACAAGAAAGATAAAGGATACGCACTTGAAGAGATTTCAGATTGGTTATCAGACGAGACAGGATTTTGTCATGATGGATTCGAAGTTGTAATGGAAATCACAAGACAATCTGTTGAGAACGAATTGTTTGATTTCTTCAATGACAAAATGAAAACTGGCAATGCACCTGAAATTAAAAGAGTTGGTCGTTATCCGGAAGAATATATCACAATAGATAGCGGAATTGTTATTGATTGTATAGGTGGAAAGCAGATCAGATTGATTATTCAGGTAGATTAAGGAGTGATGATTTATGAATTATATTTATTTTGGAAACAGAATTGAAAGAAACCCATTAGGGAATCTGGGATTACAGTTATTGGAATCTCAAGAGAAATTAGTTTCTCAGGAATATGAAATTGAGAATCTTAGAATTAAAGCAGCTATGTATAAAGCATATTTCTTTCGTAATTTTTCATTAGCAGAAAAATTACAAAAACAAAGTAAAGAAAACAGAGATGCACTCATTGGAGAGTTTGATGGTTTCTCATATGCGAGTTGGAGAGCTAATGCTGTATATAGAACGCTTGAAGATATGTGTGATGAAGGACTATTAACTGAAAAAGAATATAGAGAATGCAAAGTATGAAATGGAGTGATGAATTATGGCAAAAACATTAAGAGATTTTTGGAATAAGGCAGATGGAGTTTATGATTTTGTAGATAAGAATGGAGTTTCTATTGATGATATGAATTATCCCTTAGAAACAGAAGTGTTAAATGAACGGTTGGTTGAAGGTGAACAGTATGAGATTACATTAAATGTAGAAGCAAAGGAGTGATGAATATGCAGATTGTAAAAGAAAGTATTATTAAGAAACATTCATATGAAAATGGAGTTCATACTTCTTATACAGAAGTGATAGAACAGTACCATTATGATTCAGAAGAGGAACGTAATAAACATGCAGAGCAAATGACCGAGAAAGGATTTAACGATAGTGGTCAGGTTAAAGAAAATGTTGGTACGATTATGAATCCAAAACTTGTATGGTTCGGAAGCTATTATAAATATGAAAGAAACTAGGCAAAGAAACAAGAGTTTCTTTGGAAGAATGGAGGAATTATTATGTATTTAAGAAAAATATTAACAGATGGAAATAAGGAATTTTTAGAAAATATGCGTGTTGATTTTGATTATAAGGGAGAACACTACAATGTAAGAATCAAAAGATTATGTGATAACTTCTTTGAATCATACACAGGAACTTGCTTTGATTATAGCGAAATTTGCAACTGCAAGATTGGATATATAACAGGCGAAGAAGTAACTGTAAGTGTCAAAGCATTATACGATAGTGGATTGATAATTGAATGTGGATGGATTGACACGGAAGATAACGAAAATGGAGAAATTGGATATTATGACTTGTACACTACAGATGGTTTGGTGTGTATGGACGGAGAAACTTGTAAAATTATTGATGTGAATGAAGATTGTATTGTACTAAAAAATACAGAAGGAGAAAAAGATATGACGTTCGCATTAACTTATGAAGAGGCTAACATTTGTTGTTTTGAATGTCCTGCCGAATAGAATGAAATGAGGATTTACAAGGAAGTGAGGTAGATTAAATGAAAAGCTATGAACAACTAAAAAATATCCAAGAACAACTCACATTATTATCAGATAGTCTTGGAAATATGTATGGTGCAATGAGGAACGAATGTATGAAAGAAATTGTTGACGATAAACAAAAATATGTCACACAGAAAAATGAAATGTATTCTTTGTACGAAAAACTTGAGAATAATGCATCAATGAGAATGGCATGGATTAAAAATAAACTTCCTTGGTATATTACAAAATTTTGTAAAATTTCTAGCACAGAAATGGAACTAAGAAGCACAGATATTCTTATTGGTGTAAATATTGGAAAATCAAAGTCAGCTAATTGCTATATTAAAGTTACACCAAGAGATATTGGGTGGAAATAAGACTTGAAACGATGATTTTACTTGGATTAGAAAGTGAGGAATAACATATGAAAGCAAGAGCAAAACATGATGTCAAAGTGTTAATGGAAGATAACCGCTTCAGTAATTTCCTAAAAGGTAATGAATACAGATGTATGAAGCATAATGATAATATGATACTTATTGATGAAGATAAATGTGGGTATCGAACAGATATGGCATCATTTGATGAAGATTTCGAGATAGTATAGGAGTAAAAATATGGAAAATGGACTTTATCATATACAGGATAATAAAATTTATAAGATGTCATTAAATGAGCCTATGAAGCAGATTGGAGTCGTAGCAAGTATTGATGACAGAAACAATCTCATAGATGGTTTTGCAAATGAACTTATCAATAAGATAGAATCAAAATATTGTCAGGGAGATTTAACAAGGCAGTATATCGGAATGCAAACTTGCAAATGGATTAAAGAAATTGCAGAAACAATGAAGCAATGATTTATTTTGAAAGGAATGATTATATATGAAAGTAGAAAAAGTATTTTGTATAGGACGGAAATATCCAGAAGACTTTGATAAAGAGATAATTAATTATCTTGTTAATAATTATGGTTGCGATAGAAATATAGCTGACATTAGATTACATAATTGTCTTGCTTTTGGATGGGCTTTATGTGAAAGTCCAAAAGGAAGTGTTGGAATACAGACTAATTATGATAGAAGTGAAATAAAGATTGGGCAATGAATCGGAAGATTGGAGGTTGATTACATGAACGAAACACAAGAAAAGATATATGGCTTATTGAAAAGTTATTTAGAATACTGTAAGACAAACGGATATACAGAGTTTGAGGTATGGTGTGAAGATAATATTGATACCGTTGATGAAGATTCATTGGTACAAGATATTTATCAGGAAGTGAATCATATAGCTGACAAATTGTTTGAATAGGAAGTGAGGGAATAATATGGTAAAAAAAATTAACAATAGATTGTATAAAGTTAATACATATGCTTCTGCACACATTATTGAAGTAGATGATAATTATGATGAAGAAGTGCAGAAACTAAGAAAAGAAATCCAACTTGACAGTATTGGATACAAATTGAACTTACTTGTATATCTCGCCACATTAACGGTACAAGGATATGCAATTTTAAGCGTAACAGAATTTAATATTGATGGAAGAAAGCCTAGAGTTGCTTATGCAAGTAATAAAGATTTCAAGAAAATTGTTAAGTATTATTTTGGAAAGAAAGCATAGGAAACGGAAATTTATTATTAGGAAAGGTGGTAAAATTTATGGATAGGAAAGAATATTTATTAAGACAGGTACTAAAGTTATTTAAGCAACAGAAAGAAAGCCGTTATGTTTTAAATATTGAAGAGATGACTGTTATATATGATGGAACTGAATGTGATGGAAGTTGTCTTTGTGATGATATTATGGATGAGCTAGGAATTGACAGCTTAGAAGATATTGAGGATGAGAAATAAAGTGTGATATAATATGTAAGAAAGAAGGTTGATAATATGGCGGGGTATAATGGATGGTCGATGAGCAACAATGCAGTTGCGGCTTATGAAGATGGTGAGAAACCATTAAGTAAGTGGACAAAGGCAAATATTTTTGATACAATCAAAGATACAGAAATTGAATTGAAATGTTCAATTGAGAAGTTAAAAAGACTTCCTATAAAAGTATTGAAAGAAGTTTGCTTGAGATATTCTTCATGGCATCATACAAGTAATCACTATAATAAAACAGAATTCTATTCGCTTGATATTAATAGAATAGAAAATTTGACAGATGATAAAATTGAGGAATTGCTTTTAGATTATAAAAAAGAGAAAAGAATGGAATCTAAGCCTTCAGAAGAAAGATGGGAATGTGCTTTCTTAGAATGGTCTGGTACTAGAAAACATCCAGTAGTAACAGAAGTTATTGAAGAAGGTATTATAAAAGGCAATTGGTTTTATCGTAAGGATGGTTCTAAAAAGAAAACTACGGCAAACGGATTTAGATTTATAAAAAATTTGGAGGGATAAATAATGGCATTTATAAATGAACAAGGTTTGGGAATTAGTTATGAATGTTCGGAATTAATCAAAGAGCTTAAAGAAGATATTGTAGAATTTGGTGGTGACAAAGTTGTTGCAGTATGGTGCAAGGATAATTCAGGAGTTACATTGTATGTAAATTATGATTTTATTGATGAAGATCAGCCAATAACTGAAAAAGAATTGGATAAAGATGAATACATACAGAAAATGACAATGAGTGCATTATTAATTTTATTAGAAAAGCAAAATGAAATTTTGTAATAATTGAATAATTTAGAGAGGACATTTAAGAGATTGGAAAGATTGAAAAATATCCAGTCTCTTATTTTTTATGGAAAGGAATGGATAATTTACAGTGAAAGGTTGTGATTGTAATGAGAAACTTTAGAGTAAATGGAATAAAAATACGTATAGTGAATAGATATACGGCTGGAATGGAAATTAATTCATTCAATCAGAAGTATGATGTAATGATATTCAACACGGCTTATAATGCATGGACAAGATTATGTTCTTGTATGACTATTGCAGAAGGTAAAGAAATTGCTACAGAAAAAATGGAAACTATGCAGGAATTAGCAATAGTGATATAATAATGCATAATAATAGAAAGGAGGAGTAAATATGCTTAATGAAGAACAGGCAAATAAAACAGAATTGTTGCATAAGATTCAGTTTGCAGTGGAAACGGTAGATGTTTCTAAATTTTATGAGGCAATAATATTATATTCAATGGAATATAAATGTGAAGTTCCTACTGATGCAACAAAGCTTGTCGAAGCACAGGAAAGAAAAGCTTCGCAGGATGAGCTGAAACAGGTAATGCAGGAAATAGCAATACCTGTAATTAACAAGATTAAAACAAATGGAGAATGGGAATAAACATTTTCTCTTTAATAGATACATAGTGGAGAATAAAGAAGTGAATGACAATATGGTTATTCACTTCTTTTATTTTTATTAAGAAAGGTTGTGTTTAGTATGATAGATTATAAAGAATTCAAGAAAGAGATGGAAAAGAGAGGTCATGAAGTACATAAGAAAGGAGAGTATGTAGTAATTGTTCCTAATAATAATGTTAATGGTTATGGTGAGGGATTTTTAAGTGCATTAGAAATTGTTAGTGGTTATGAAGATAAGTTGATATTTATTAGCATGGATCATTTTAACACTTATGTATATAGTGCAAGATTCATGTTGACATGATATAATTAATACAGTAACTGTGGAAATGGAATTTAAAAACGGAGGTAATTGTTATGATAGAATTAATTAGTGTAATTATAGCTTGGATTGTTGTATTTACAATCCCAAACAGATTTCTAAGTAAATCAGAAGCTAAGAAGAGAGAAGAAAGATATAAAAATATGTAAGGAGAGTGATAATTATGTTAGGATTATTGTTGTCTTTAGGAATATTTGGTGGAGCGGCTGCAAAAGCAGTTTATGATAATTATAATATGAAGAAATATTCTACCAGGTATGATGAGAATGGAAATCATCACTATTTTGATAGAGTTGGTACTGATTATATTAACGGAGAAAAAATTATAAGTGGTGGTTATACAGATGCTGAAGGTATCTATCACAGAACGGAAATAGGTTTAAATAGTAATAAAGTATATACAGATTATGTGTGTCCAAGTGAGCAAATGAAAGCCGATTATCAAAAAGAGGAAATTCAGTGGGCGAAAGATCATAATGTATTAATGGCGAATATTTATCAGCCCCGATTCAAAAAACAGGTAGCAACAGAATTAAGTACAGGTAAAGTAATTGCTTGTATGATGGATTATAAAGTAAATGGTGTAGAACATTACAGAAAATTTTACGTTAAGCCAGACGCAAAAGAATATGAATATAATAAGACAGCAAAGGGAGATATGGGAATAGAAATTACTAAAGATGAATATTATAGCATGTTCACAGTACCGCCAACATATTCTTGCCTTCCAAGTGATTACGATGTTGTAAATGTGTTGTATGGAGATAAATAATATGAATAAACAAAGAAGAGAAAAGATAGATAAATTAAAGGGTAGATTAAGTTCTGTGAAAATGGAAGTTAAATCTATTTCTTCTGAGTTGTCTGTTATATTAGATGAAGAACAAGATGCATTCGACAACATACCAGAAGGATTACAGAGCAGTTATAGAGGAATGTGTTCTGAGGATGCCATTGATAATATGGAAGAAGCAAGTAAAAAACTTGATGAAGTGATCGAGTTGTTGAGTGAAATTATGTAGAATGGGAAGCAAGTAAATAATAGATTCATTGGAAAATTGGAGGTAAAATAAATGGACAAAATAGATAAGAAAACATACATAGGTATTGTAAAATTCACATTGGAATCAATGGTTGATCTTGCAAAGTCTGATAAGAATTATAATCTTACGGCAGATACAATTCATTATTATGAGACAACTATTAAACTAGAAATGCAAATTAGCCAGGATGAGTTTTTAGAATTGTGTAAGGAAGCTGGAATTAAATAGATTGGAACAAATTCGTTAGAAGATTGGAGAATAAAAATATGATTTGTTTAGATTGCGGAAATATGGATATTCGATATGATGAAAAAGAGAAATCATATCATTGTAATAATTGTGGTTCGAGAAATATTGGTACAAGAAAAGAAGGGTGTAAATATATGGTAGGAAATGGATTGTGTGGTAAAAATCCTGCATGTACATCATCTGGAGAATGTGAAGCACCATGTAGTTATTATGAAAGATAGTAAGAAACCAAGTTTTCTTTTGGAAAGGAGAATATAATAAATGAAAGAAACAAAATATAAAACGATAAAAGATTTACCTTCTACTGTTGAATGTTGGGATGAACACGAAACAATTCCAGTTAATACTGTTTGTAATGTAAAATATTGGGAAGGTTCAGATACTATATGTTATAAAGATAAACTTATATGTGATGTTGATTCAGAGATGGCAAAAGAATATTTTGAAGAAATTGCATAAGTAAGGAAATCTAGGTTTACTTACGAATGGAAAGGAATTATTTTATGAAATATGCAAATAGATTAACAGATGAAGAATTAAGAGAAGTATATGGCTTATTTATTGATTCAGACGGAAAAATCAATGAATTAAATATTACAAGAGATGAATGTTCTATTGGGCTTGAGGGATATGTAGAGATTCCTGAATTTGAAGAAGAGAGACTAAAAGAGAACCCGAATGCAACTATTATCATTGATGATGATTATGAAATTACAGATTATGATGTCAAAGTGTATCACCATTCAGGTAATTGTACGCCAGATTATAGAAAATGGATGTATAACAAATTTGGTGATGAATATGCAAGAGATTACTTATTTAACGACTAAGAAATCTAAGTTTACTATGGGTTTAAGAATGGAGGTAATAGTATGAAGCTAACAAGAGAAATGGTAATGGAATTGAATAACGAATTAGCGGTTAAGGGTTGCCCATTCAGATATGAATATGAGGGGGCAACAGAATATTCACGTATTCCACATATGGAAATTGCATTGCCAAATATGAATTGTGTTAGTAGCTGCATTATTAATGTTACAAAAGACTTCTTTGAATGGCTTGACATATGGTTTAAAACAAAATATGGTATTGAATTAACTTGCAATAATGATGGAAGTATCTTATGGGCTAAAAATTTTTGTGAGTAAAAGGCAAAGAAATTTAACTTTCTTTTGGTATAGAAATGGAGAATATTATGTTAAGAAGAAATTTATTTATAGGTATTCCAAATGACAAATTAAAAGAATGCTATGATAGTTATAAACGTGTCATTTGTAAAAGGGAAGAAGAAAAGGAATTATTTTTAGAACTTGTAACAGAATATAAGACTTTTGTGGAAAGCGAACATCCAAAAGCAGCAGAAGCAGTTTGTCAGGCTGATATGTTTAATGAGATTGCACATAGATTTTTCAAAATTGCAGATGTTATTAAGGATAAAGATTTTTGTGAGATATTTGGAATTGAGGTGAAAGACAATTAGTAAATTAATACAGAAATTAAATTGGGATATACCATTTATAAAAAATCAGTGTATATTTGTATATGCTGAAGCTGATTTAGATTCTAATCAAAAAATGCAAGAACCACTACAAAAACTATATCAGTATGAAAATCAGCCTGATATGAGAGAAAAGATAAGAGAATATATTAATGAGCTTGATACGGAAATTGACAGGCTTGAATCTGACCTAGAAAAGCAAATGACTTATAATGTAGAAGCTTGTAAGGTTACTGAAACTGAATCAAGGTTGAATACAATAATCGAAGTAAAAAATGATTTATTAGGAAGATTAGAAGAGGTAGTATAGATGGAAAAGAAGAAAATTAAAGCTCATTACTACAATAAAAGAGTTGAAAGAAATTGCAAAGAAGATTAGGTAATGTAAATAGTTATGGAAGGAGAATATAAAAATGAAATCAGTAGAAACATATTTGCATGATATACAAGATGAATTGTGTGATAAAATCGTACATCATTGGGAAAATGACCAACGTTTTGCAAATCAAAGAGAAATGCAGCAATATAATTGTGGAATTGCTGAAGCAATGGAGATTATTAGGAACGTATTGGATGGACGTGAATTTAAGAGTCCATTATTGCAGTCAATGAAAGAATGATTTGCTTGGAAGAATGGAAGAGGTGGTATAGTGAAAGAATCTAGAAGTACTGATGAGATCACAAAAGAAGACCTTGAGAAAATGTATAACGCAATTGCTAAATTTGATAATTATATTTCATCAGCAACAAGGAAGCCAATAGATGAAAACATTGGATTATATGAACATTGGATTGATTGCAGGTATGATATAGAGAATTTAATTGTAACTGAGAGATAAGAGGTGAAGTAAATGGAAAGACTTGATATTTATAAAACTAATGATGGAAAATCTTTAGTTCTTTTAAACAATGAAACAGATTCGAATGGATATATAAATTATTTACCAATTGCAAATAATGCAAATGGTATGAGTGTTAATACAAAATCTGGCAATCCTGTTATTATAGATATAGATAATGTATCTATAATTAAGCTGAACAAGTTAGAGTCATACATTGATCATGTAATAGAAAGTGATTTTGATTATAAAATTAAGTGGTATATTGATGGTAGGCAAAGAGAAGAAGCAAAAGATTGAGGTGATATAGATGAAAATAAGATACGCTATTGAAAAAGAAATAGAAGTTCCAGATAATTTAACAGCTATGGATATTGATGATATCATTTCACAGAAATGTAAAGAAGAGAATGGCTTTGATTATCAATGGATGCATACAAGCGAAATTAATGAACAGCATTTAACAGGATTATTTGATGAATTGAGGTGAAGTAAATGGAAATCCCTAAATATATTCAGAATAAAATAAAACAGCAAATTGAAGCTTGTAATAAAGCAGAAAAGCTAGAAAGAGAAATAGATCGTTGGTGTTATCTTTCTGGGTTTGATCCTTATAGCAAAGACTATAAGGAAACAAAAGGAAAGCTCGCAGATGCAGTAGCACCTTTAAACGCAGATAAAATTAAAGAAATAGCAGACAAGATAAAATGACGATTTCTTTTGAAAATTTGGAGGTGAATAGATAATGGATAATATAGTTTATATGTTTGGAATTGCTCTTTTAGAACATGATGGATATTGTGATCCTATGGATGACAGTACACAGTATAAAGTTGTTAAATGGAAACTTTCAGATATGAATAAATATAACGGAGAATATGCTGTTATAGGATTCGATGGTTCATTGAAAATATATGAATCAGAAGGTAAAAAAATATTTGACGGCTCATTACTTGATTCCTCTGATTTTTGTAATAAATTAAGAGAAAAAATATAACCCAAAGAAAAATTGCTTTCAAGCGAAAGAGGTGAATAATAATGAAAGATTTATGTATATTAACGAAAAAAGAAAAATTAGAATTAGAAAGTATTGTAGAAATTTTATTATCAGTTCATCTTGATTTTGAATCCGCTACAAATCCAGACGAAGATAATGATGATTTATGCCAAAATGTAGAGGAAGTAAGAGAACGCATGGAATATGATATGCGGTATTTAGAGAAGGCAGAAACTGTTTTGCGTAAAATTTTACTTTGTAAAGAATTTGATAAATCTATTTCTGTGCGTGATTTTGAATTGTCTAAATAAAAAATAACGTTTCTTGGCATATATTTGACATAAAATGACAATATTTTCAATTTATTTGTGATATAATAATAAAAACACAAAGGAATTAAATATATGATGTATATGTATCACATGGCTAGAAAGCTTGAAAAAGATTTAAATAAAAAACAAATAGAAGATATAAGAGAAATAGCAAATAAAAGAATTATATTTGATGATAAAATAAAATCTTATACTATAATTATCACAGATTTTATTAAAGAATTGTTTGGCAAAGATATAGTCAAATCCGCAAGAGTTATTCTCAACGAAGAAAATGATGTGGTAAAAAGAGATTTTATTGAGGAATATGCTTATGTAATATCTATTTGTTCATATTTTAATATAAATTATGAACAGAAATCTTTCGAGGATGAAAATACCTATATAGAAGTTACTTTTTGTAATGATAAGAAAATCGGATTTTGGGCAAGTAATGATAAAGTTGTAATAGAAGAGTCAGAATATAATTAAATCATTTTAAAGGAGACATATTATGAAGGAATTAGAAATGCCTTTAGGAATACAGCTAGATGATGCTATGCAACAGTTATATAAAACGGCAAAAGACGGAAATGCTTATTATGCCGAATTTGGAGATAGAAGAATTAACTCAAATATGAGTATAGATGAAGCATACATAACTGTTACTGGAATGAATAGAGTCAACTTTAAAGACTTCCAGAAAAGAGAGCTTGAAAAAATGGAAACCAGAAAAGAAAACAGAATAAAAACGGGACAGTGGTTAAGTAAATTAAAATAGACAAAATGTACATATTTTGCTATAATTTATTTACATTATTTCTAATACATTTAATGATAAACCTTAACATGTGATGTGCCAGTAATGGAATATTAAAAAGGAGAATAAAAAATATGTTTGATAAGCAAATAAAAGATGTATTAGAAAGAATTAAAGTACAAGCAGATAAGAAAGAATTTAAGATCAACACCGCTGAGGAGTGGTATTATGTATCTGGCTTATGGCTTGGGTATGTATTTAAGAATATGAAAGGTGAGACTCTTAAAACAGGAAGAAGACAAGAAGCTATGAGACTTGCTGCACAGAAAGATGAAAAACATTTTAGAGAATTCCTTTGTGGAATTTTTAAAACGGAATATATGAAATTTGATCCAAGTGATAAGGCTGATGGATTATTTGCAGCTATTGTTAATTATGGATTTGAAGAACCTGAAATAAGTTATGATGGCGCACAAGCGTTATCACAAGGATTTGTTTCAGAATTTTAATTGAATATGATTTAGTGGGAAGCAGAGTTAATCTGCTTCTTTTTTATTACAGAAAATGAGGTGAATAATTTTTGAGTAGATATAAGAATGGAAATCCAAAACATACAAGTAGATTTATATGTTTAAAATGTATGAATGAAAATATGTTAGCCAGTGGAATTCAGAGACAGAGACAAAGAGAACAAAAACATATTAAGGATTTATATTGTTTGAAGTGCGGAGAGGTAACGAAATGTATCGAAGTAAGATTTTGTGATTCTTATGAAGAAATTTTTGAGGCTGCAAAGATAAAAAGAGAGAATTATTACATAGACGAATATGAAAGTGAGGTTGATGAATATGTGTTACAAGATAGAAGTACAGAATAAAAATGCGGAGAAACTTAATAGAAGATTAGATGAGTTAAATCTTCCTATAAATATGAGAAAATATTTCACTGTTAAAATTGAAAGTAAAGCAGGTGCATTGAATTATCTTGGAGTTATTGTAGATTTGCTCAATTGGTTTATTGAAGAGAAACTTATTGATAAAACAAATATTTCAGATATTGAGCCATCAGATTTTACTGACATTATGGCAGAAGATATCACGTTATATTTAAAGACTAAAGAACAGAATGGAATGTCACCTACGACATTAGAAACTAGAAAACATATAATAAGTAGTTTTTGGGATTATATGAGTAGAGTGAAGGGAACTGAAATTAAAGATGGATTCTTTAAAGATGTAACTTATAAAGGGATTCCATCTGGAAACAATTTAACTAAAAAACTTCCAACAGAAAAGCAACTTAATGATATGGAAGAAAAAATAATGTGGAAAAAGGATATTTCAGTAAGAAATAGAAATATTGCTATTTTTCGAGTATTAAGAGGAACTGGAATAAGAGAATCTGAACTTGCTGGTTTGGATTTATCTAATTTGCATTTAGATGAAGAAATGCCTTATATTACTATTCTTGGTAAAGGTGTGTACAGAGAAATGCAAAATAGAATGGTATATCTTAGCGGATCTGCTTTAAAAGCTATAAGAGAGTGGTTAGAATACAGAAGCACATTAAGTAACATTATTGATACAGAAGCTGTGTTTGTAAATAAAAATGGAACTCGTACAACAGAAAAAAATATCAAACAGATATTTGAGAATTATGGAAATGGTATAACACCACATATGATGCGTCATTATTATGCTAGTATAATGAACAGAAATGGAAATCTTGCATTTGTACAGCAGCAGTTAGGACATAGTAATGTAAATACAACAGTTAATAATTATGCAAATGGTGCAGTGGGAATGAAAGATGTGTTAAACAATATGTAAAGGATGATACAAAGTTATTTTGTATCGTCCTTAATAAATAATTCGCATGGTGTACATTCTAATGCTTCACACAATTTATTAATTGTATCAAGTCTAATATTGATTGTTTCTCCATTATAGATTTTGCTTACATTATTTGCGGATATCCCTGTTTGTTTAGAAAGCCAATATTGTGTTTTACCTTTTGCATCTAAAAGATTTTTTACATTAAGCTTGTACATATAACACCTCTTCATATATTATTTATTTGTATTATAGTAAAAAATAATATATTAATCAATAATATATGTTGACATACATTATAATATGATGTATTATATAAAATATCAAAAGGGACAAACAGAGAAAGGAGGGCTAACATAATGGAAATTAAACGTGGTGAAATATATTTCGCTGATATAACTAAATACGATTCTAAAGGCTCAGAACAGAGTGGTAAAAGACCGGTACTAATATTGCAAAACAATATTGGCAATAAGTTTAGCCCTACCACTATAATTGCCATTATAACAACCAAGTCTAAAAGAGAATTGCCAACACATGTAGAAATACATAAAGATGAGCTTAATGGACTAAAATATGATTCTGTTGTGGCATTAGAGCAGATTACAACGATTGATAAAGATCGGATTCAATTTAAAATTGGTGAATTATCTGCTGAAGATAGTTTAAAGGTTATGGAAGCGATGAAAATAAGTTTGGCTATGATATAAGGGAGAGGAGAGAATATCATGAAGACAGAAACATATGATTATACCTCAATTGACGAAGCAATTGAAAGATTACAAAAGCTGAAAGCTGAAGGGAAAAATCCTAAGAATGTAGTAATACTTACAATGGATTTTGATAATAATACTTCTTCAAAGAAAATTGCAACACCTGATGATGGGTGCTTATTAGTTAGAAAATCAAAAACAATAATTGTGAATGAGGATGAGTACATTCCTCATATGCAACTATTTAATGTCGAACAGGACATAAAAAATATTATTAAGAAGGGAATTATGCATGATATTTTGCTAAGATAATTTCTCGAATATTTGTTCGAATTTATATTGACACAAACACATGTTCGGAGTAATATAATGGAAAAGAAAATAAAAAATGCTTGACTAGCCAGCTACCAACTTTCTAGTCAAGCAACATACAAAATCTATTTCTTGGGGGAAAAAGACTAGTACGCATTTAAATTATACATATCAATTATATAAAAATCAATGCATTCGCAGAATTTTTCCAAATTTTAACAATTTAATAGTATTTTAATTTTTCTTTGGTATATCCAAGGCTTATTAAAGTGCGTCAAAAATCAGAGAGGAGTGATGTTTTTGTTTATTTTAACAGATGGAAAAAATTATGTTATGGAAAATCCTATGAAGTCAGGTGAGTATATGATAACGACTTCGAGTTCTATGGCAAAGAAATTTACTTACAAACAAGCGAGGTCATTAGTACAAAACAGTAGAAAGAAATATTCATGGATTAAGAAATATAATCTTATTGATGTGGATACGGGGCAGAAGTCTGATAAATCTCTTTATTATAGAGGAAACGCAGATGTTTATATAGGAGATAGATGTAATTTCGATTATACCTTATTAGACAAGATTGAATCAGAAGCCAATTCCATTTTAGGATTAGCAGGTTGGGACGACAACCAACTTATTACATATAAGAATTTATTAAATACGGAGTTGTCAAAGTGTGATAGTGCTGAGAGTGATATTAATCATGCATTAGAAAAATATAAGAAAATACATAATGGTAAGAAACCACAAGCTCATAAGGTAGCAAAGATAGGATATTTACTTGATGATATACGAGATAAGCATAAACGAATAAAGCAGTGTATAAGGTATGTTCAGGTTATGCAAGATGCGATAGTCAAAGGATACAATATCGAGAAGATAAAATTAGAACTTAGTAAAGTCACTAGCGATGATTACAAAGGAAGAACGGAATATTGGAAAATGGCTAATGATATATTGGAGGATTAATTATGGTGATATGTAGAAACTGTTTAATTCCTATGGTAGAGACTATGAGTTTTCAACCAGGAGAAAGAAATCGACATGATAGATATTGTAAGTGTCCAAAATGTAAAAGAGAAACTAAGCATATTAAAATTATGAATTCTGAATTGTCTTTCGGGGAATATATGAATAAAGAAATTCAAAAGGCGGGTAGAAGAAATGATTAATGAAGAGATGATGAGGGTTATTAATAATAATCCTGAAATGATGAAGGTTGTTAATACATACATGGAAAATGATATGAAAAAACTCAAAAAAATCTGTCATAGAGTTTGGTACGGAAAGTTTGATATGAGTGATTATGACGAATTATATGATGTTGCAGTCGATTGTCTCATAGAAGCATTAACTACATACAATGATGAAAAAGCTTGTTTAGAAACATTTCTTATAGGAAATATCATGAGAAAGACAAGCACATGGATGAGAGATAATAAATACAGGTTAAAGCGTCAGAATCTCTTAAGGGACGAAAATGGAAAACTAATTCTTGATGAAAAGGGTAATCCTCAAATTGTTATGAATGTCTCATTAGATATGAATACAGATGAGGTAAAAAATATTAAAGATAATTTACCTTCAAGAGAGAATGTAGAAAGAGAAATATTCACAGAAGAATATACTGATAAGGTTGAGTTATATTTACAGCAATTACCACGAAAACAGGAAAGGGTAGCGAGGTTATTATCTCAACAATATACAAAAGATGAGATATTGAAAATATTACATATAACCGCAAATGAATACAATGATTGTTTATCAGGGTTAAGAAAATATGAATACATATCAATTTTATTTTAATTAGGAGGAAACAAGTTATGACAATGGTGGGAAGAGACAAAGTTAAAAAAGATCAGATGATGTTAGGAACATTACTTAATCAGTTTAAAAGAGGTCAGATTAATAAGAATCATCCTTTGCAGAGAAAGCCTGATCAATGGTCAGATGAGGCAAAGTCAGGACTTGCTGCCACTATAATTAAAGGAGAGGATATTGATTCCATTAAAATATGTGAGCAGATTGTAAGCTCGACAGAGTTCATTCTTTGGCTTATTGATGGATTGCAGAGATTAACTGTTCTTGAATCATTTAAGAATAATGCTTTTGAAATTAAGAAGAGTCTTGAAATGCCAATTATGTACTATCAAGGAGTTGATGAGAATGGAAAAGTTGGAGTTATTAAATATGATCTTAGAGGTAAAAAATACAAAGATTTACCAGATGAATTAAAAGAAAAATTTGATAGTTACCCTGTAGATATAGTCAAACATCTTGATTGTACAGATGAAGAAATAGCCTATCATATTGCAAGATATAACAGACAGACAAGTATGAATGTAAATCAGAAAAATATTTTGGTTGCTTGGAAGATAGCGCCTGAGATAAAAAAACTCGTCAGCAATCGTTTCTTTATGGATTGTGGAAATTATAATCCAAAAGAAGATACAAAGGAAGTATTTAATAGAATTGTGTGTGAATCTATTATGACTATGTTCCATCTTGATAACTGGAAGAAATCAAAACAAATGAGTTTGTATCTTAATGAAAATGCAACAAAAGATGAATTTGAGGTATTTGAGAATGAACTCAATAGGTTGTATGAGATTACTGATCAAGACACAGTAGGTAAATTGTTTAATTCAAAAAATTCATTTATATGGTTCGCTGCTTTTCATACATTTACACAGTTTGGAATTGAAGATATTAAATTTATTGATTTTCTTGAAGAGTTTCAGAAAACATTACATAGCAAGACATTTGTAGAATATGAGAATAAGAGTTTCGATACTTATGATGATGGTAAGGGAACTAAAGATAAGAAAGTTGTTAAGGCAAAACTTAACATGCTCGAACAGCTTATGAAGGAATATTTACATATTACAGAAGAAACTAATTCAGAAACAGAGAATAATATAAATGAGTCTGATACAAAGTCGTGTGAATCAGATTCAACGCTTGAATTTATTCAGAATAATGTTTCAAAAGATGTATCAAATGAAGATATTGAAGAATATCAGGATTTTATGGATTCATATGTAAACATTGATTCTGAATTATACAAGCAGTGTTCTATGGCATTAATGGCATTAACTGCCTATGCTTATAAATGCGATAGAGATGTCGAATTGGGAAAATGGATTGAAAATTGTCAGTCAAGAAAGTGGCAAAATCTCAGTCCTTCGCAGGAAGTTAATTTTAAATATATGAAGAGAAGTTTTGATAATTTCGTCAATGCAAATGGAGGAGCTGCTTAATGGATATAACAATGTGTACAAGCCAAAGTTGTCAGAATAGAGAACAATGTTACAGAGCTATGGCAAAGCCAGATAAGTATCAATCATATGCTGATTTTACCAAGCTCTGTGCTGAGAAAGATTATCAGTGTATGTGGGTAATTAAGGATGGAGATGTTCTTATAAGTGATGTAGATAATATCATGGCGAGGTGTTGATATGAATAAGGAAGAATTAAGAGAAGAGTTACAAAATTATTCTAAATCAAAGCTTGTTGAGATGTGTATTAAGTTGCTTGAAGAGAAAGAGTTATCTCAGAAAGCTGCGACCTATGATGAGCTATTAGAAATGGAATGGGACAGTAAGTAATTAGAGAATAACACAAAGAGTAAAATTCTTTGAATTGTGAGGTGAAAAGATGTTTAAAAGAAAAACAAAACTTGAGAAAGTATTAGACAAGAGAATAAATTATGTAACATTTAGAGATTTTCTAAAATCGTTATCACATAAGGAGTTACATATCTTGGCAGAAGAAATTATCTGGAAAGAATACGATGGATATAATGGTTCATCTTGTTATATGGAACAAAATCATTATGACTTAATGGACAGGTGGCAGAAAGAATTTTATATAGAGGAAAGAGAGTATTTATTGCTACAATAAAGTTCGATTTCTTTGGGTTGGAGGTGAAGATAAATGTCGTGTGATTATTGTGCGTACCGTTATTCTTATGATTGTGGTGATGGTTGGAATTGCCATAAGAATTGTGAAAGTTTTAAGTTGGATTGGGATAGTTTATCTGAAAAAGATAAGAAAACCATTCAGAAGATTTTAGATAGAAGAGGAAGCTAAGTTATGGAACAGATTCAGGAAAATGAACAGTGGAAATTGAATGGCAACTGTGAAAAATGTAGAAGAAATAATTATTGTTCAACGCCATGTACTCATCATAATAGGCGAATAAGAGCAGAATTTAAAGGTCTTATTGCAGATACAATGAATAAAATGACAGGTGGAGTGATGAGAGAAGCTATTGATAAGACGGTAAATGGAATTTGGTAAATTGGAAAGGAGATTTATATGAAAGGCTATACAGATTTTGCAATGGGATTTTTGGGAGCAAGTGCAGTAGCAACAAAACCTATTGGTGCAATGAAATTTATGGATTGGAACAAAGTTAAAGAGGTTGTAGAAAGTCATCCTAATTCAATAATTTACGCTGGACTTATGGAAGATTGGAATAATACGAGTGGTCTTATTTATGCAAAAGGCAAGTATTATAACGGATATGTCTATGGTTGTTCAAATTGGGCTACACCAATTGTAGATGTAGATGGTGAAGAAATTGAATGTTGGACTAATAATGAAACTGAATGGGGTTCTGACAAACCTAGTTGGTGGGGTAACGGAGAAAAATTATATGATGCATGGGATTTTGATGAGGACGAAAATTAAATTCCACAGTAAAACTTCGTTTCCTTTAGATTATAAACGGAGAATATAACAATAGAAGTAATTAATAAAAAATAAATATAAGAAAGAAGAGGTACAAAACATGGATGGATTTATGATGTTTAAGAAGGCTTTACAGAAGCACTTCGATGAAATGCAGAAAGAGGCAACACATTTATTTGAGGTAAATGTAGATAAGGACGAATTATGGAATACATATCTTGATAGCTTCCCTGCCGGTACAAATGAGATTTTCAGGGAACGTAGAGAGCATGATTGCAGTTGTTGTAGACAGTTTATTAAGAATATTGGTTCTGCTGTCACTATTAAGGATAACCAGATTCATACGATTTGGGAACTGAATCTTGGTGATACAACATATCAGCCAGTATGTGATGCACTTGATGTTTTTGTAAAAGCTCATACAGTCACAGATATTTATACAACCAAGTTCCCTAAGATTGGTACAGATTTTAACTTTGAGGAAATTAATGGAAAGTCTCATCAGTGGGATCATTTATTCTTAGAGCTTCCAAGCAAGTTCGTAAATAGAAGTAGTCGTTCAAACGAGGAAGTTAAGGGACAGTTCAGAGACACAAGAAATGTATTTAAGCGTTCTCTTGATGAGATTACTATGGAAGCACTTGATACAATTCTTGAACTTATCAATTCAAATACACTTTATAAGGGCGAAGAGTGGAAAGGCGTACTCACAGAGTTCAAGAAGTATAAGAAGGAATATGATAAGCTGACTTCTGATATCGAAAAGGATTTATATGCTTGGGAGAAGTCGGTAACAGCAGGTATGGCTATTGGTAGAATTAGAAATCATTCTATTGGAACACTTCTTATTAATGTAAGTGAGGATATGGATCTTGATACAGCAGTTAAGAAGTATGAGCAGATTGTCGCTCCAAGCAATTATAAGCGTCCAAAGGCTATTTTTACAAAGAAGATGCTTGAGGATGCAAAGAAGACAATCACAGACCTTGGATATATGGATTCATTACAGAGAAGATTTGCTAATCTAAATGATATTACTGTAAATAATGTACTGTTCTCAAATAAGAGTGCTGCAAGAAGAATGGTTGGCGCAGATGATATTTTTGGTCAGATGGAAAAAGATGTTGCTGTAAGTCCTAAGAAGTTTTCTAAGGTTGAGGAGATTTCAGCACAGGATTTCATTGATAAGGTACTTCCAACTGCAAAGGAGATTGAAGCTTTTGTAGAGAATAAGCATGAGAAGAACTTTGTTTCTATGATTGCACCTGTTAATCCAGACGCTAAGACAATGTTCAAATGGAATAACGGATTATCTTGGGCTTATTCAGGAAACATTACTGACTCTGATATGAAGCAGAATGTAAAAGCTGCTGGCGGTAATGTTGATGGTGTACTCAGATTTTCAATTCAGTGGAATGAAGATGGACATGATAATTACGATCTTGATGCTCATTGCGTTGAGCCAGATAAGAATGAAATTTTCTTTAGTAATTGTAGAAAGCCAAGTGTTTCAAGAATGGGTGGTCAGTTAGACGTTGATATTATTCGTCCAGATGGAAAGGTTGCAGTAGAGAATATTACTTGGGAAGACCTGTCAAGAATGAAACCAGGTGTTTATAAGTTCTTTGTACATCAGTATTCAGGCAGTGTAAGACATGGATTCAGAGCCGAGATTGAGTTTAATGGAGAGATTTATAAGTTTGATTATAGTAACTCAATGAGAACAGGAGAAAAGGTTCAGGTTGCAGAAGTAACACTTGATGCGAATGGCAACTTCTCAATTAAGGAAAAATTAGCAGGTAATTCATCTATTTCAAGTCGTGAGATTTGGGGTGTAAATACAAATCAGTTTGTGCCTGTATCAGTAATCAGCTATAGTCCAAACTACTTTGATGAGCAGGATGGAATTGGTCATAGACATTTATTCTTCTTCCTGAAGGATTGTGTAAACACAGAAGAGCCAAACGGTTACTATAATGAGTTCTTAAAGAGTGACCTTGAAAAGCACAAGAGAGTATTTGAAGCATTAGGTGCTAAGTGTCATGTAGAAGATACAGACGATCAGCTTTCAGGAATTGGTTTTTCTATGACAAAGAGAGCAGATTTAGTAGTTAAGGTTAAGGGTGCAACAGAGCGTGTAATGAAGATTAAGTTTTAATTAGAAAAGGAGATTATTATGACAAACAATGAATTATTTATCAACGCAACAAGAGCAAACTATCAGTTCCCATTCAGAGGAATGATTAATGTAATTGATTTGTGGGATTTATCTCTCACAAATCTGGACTCTGTATTTAAGACACTCAATGCAGAAGCAAAGAAGTCCGAAGAAGAGAGTCTTCTGAATACTAAGTCAAAGGAAGATGAAGAAATTTCTAATAAGATTGAAATTGTTAAGTACATTGTTAGCGTAAAACTTGATGAAAAGAAGAAGAGAGAAGACGCTAAGAAGAATGCTGAGATGAGACAGAGATTGCTCGAAATCAAGGCTAAGAGGCAGGATGCTGCACTTGAGAATATGTCTGATGAGGAACTTGATAAGGCACTTGCAGAGTTAGAATAATTTTTATGGGCTGGCTGACGAACAGTTGGTCAGTCCTTTTTTACAATAGAAAGAGAGAGGTACATACTATGACTGAAAAGAAGTTATATACTTGTGATATTTGTAAAACTGATTATGCGGATAAAGAAAAGGCTAAACAGTGTGAAAAGAATCACAAGATTTTAGAAAAAGCTACGATTGTTGGCGATTATAAATCTATGGGTAGTATTCCAACAGGAGAACCAACTAAAATTCGAGTTAAATTTCCAAACACAGATAAATGGATCGAATACAAGCGATAGTTTTGTTTAACTTGAATTTCACGATTCATTGTAAAATTTGAGGAGGTAAAATATGAATATTTTAAACATTATTTTATTGATTATGGGAATTTTTAACCTTATTGTTGGGATAACATGGACGAAAAAGAATGTTATCAACTTTGTGTTCAAATTATTATTCTTGGCAGGTGGTGGCTATTTAGTATTCTACGCTTTATACCTGAGTAACATTCTGATTGTTTTAAATAAGTAAGGAGAATAATTATGAAATCCACAATAAGATTTTTAATATGGCTTATGACATTAAATTTATTAATGAATTTTATTTTTCCTGAACCAGTTGAATTATGGAAATTTTTATTAATAGAGACATGTTTGGGATTTTTGTCATTTATTATGGTTGATTGGAAAGAAGATAAGTGAGGTGAGAGAATGAAAATATTTTTAGCAATTTTGATTCTAATTTCAGCATTGAATATAAATCTGACTTTAGAAAAGTTAAATGGTACAAAAAAGAGATATGATTTGCATTGTATCGTGTCGTTATTAGCATTTGTTTTGTTTATATTTTTCTTTTAAATAGAGAATAATCTAATATAGAAGTAATTCTATTCATGGCTGATCAGCCAAATTTTCCAAAAAAGTAACAAGAAATATTTTTTTCATTCGATTAGGCAGACGTGCCTATTTTCGAGTGATTTTTATAACAAAATAATATTAAAACGAAAGGATTTAACAGTAAATTCTAGGATAAATGATTGCGCAATCTCTGTAGATTAAAGGATTTTGACAGAGAATAAAGAAAAAAATAATTATTGTGAGAAGAACTGGAAGTTAGTGAACTTCTGCGAGTTCGATAAATATGCAACAAGTTCTTATTGTGCTATTCACAATGAAAACGAAAGTAAAAATCTTGGTGATATTACTAAGGTTGATGAAACAAAACTTGAACCATTTAATATGATTTGTGGAGGTAGTCCCTGCCAGGATTTTTCTGTCGCAGGTAAGCAGAAAGGTTCTGTATGGACTTGTAAAGATTGTGGACATGAGTATAATCCACTGACAGTTCATTGGTCAGAAAGAGATAAGTGTCCATGCTGCGGAAGTAATAATATTGAGAAGACTCGTTCATCTCTTTTAGTAGAGTATCTAAGAGTTATCAGAGCAAATAAACCGAATTTCGGTATGTACGAGAATGTAAAAAATATTGTGGGAAAGCAGTTTAAAGATACATTCAAGATGTTTACGGATGAGTTGGACGAGTATGGATACAATGTGTACTGGAAAGTTCTAAACGCAAAAGACTATGGCATTCCTCAAAATAGAGAGCGTGTGTATCTGATTTTTATTAAGAAAGAATTAGACAATGGAAAGTTTACATATCCTAAATCATTTGATAATGGAATGAGATTAAAAGATGTTCTTGAAGAGAATGTTGATGAGAAATTCTATATTTCAGAAGATAAGGTTCAGAGATTTTTAACAAATCTCAACAACGAAGACGCTTTATTATACGACGCTTGCCAGGTTAAAAGAGAAGGAAAATCAAGAGAATATAATGATTTCTGTCCTACTTTAACAGCAAGAGATTATAAAGATCCACGTCTTGTAAATGATAATGTTGTAAAACAGATTGGCACAATTTCTAAATGTGAAGGGAATTGGAAAAATCCACAGGTAGGTAGAATTTATAGTACAGATGGTTGTAGTCCTACATTAAATACTTGTGGAGGTGGTAGTCATGAACCAAAGATTGTTCAGCTAGGAAATATAAATCCATCTGGCAAAGGTATGAATGGTAATGTATTTGATGAGAATGGATTAGCACCAACCATTACAACTAATAAAGGTGAAGGTAATAAGATTGCAATCCATGAGGTAAATCAAGAAGACAACAATAAGCCGAAAGAAAGATTTTTTAGACAAGCACTGGAAACATTTGAAAACTCAAATGCAAATTATGGAGATACAATTGATGCATTTAATAAAAGAGTGAATAGAAGTGGATATTCTCCAACTTTAACAACAAGACCAGAAGGATTTAAAACTGCAATTTTGCCTGTCACGAATGATATTAGGATTAGAAAATTAACTCCGAAGGAGTGTTTCAGACTTATGGGGTTCTCAGATGAAAATTTTGAAGCTGCCGAGAAGATGGTAAGTAACAGTCAGTTGTACAAGCAGGCAGGAAATTCTATCGTAGTAGATGTTTTATATTACATATTGGTTGAATTGTATAAGGCTATGCCATATCTTTTTGATGATTTGAGATTAAGTAGTTTTTTCTCTGGGATTGGCGCATTTGAGATAGCGTTGAACAGATTATATGAAGGAATCAACTCTGGAAATTTTATAAATCCGCAAGCAGATTAAGTTCTGCTTGTGGTGGAAAACATACTATTGTAAATGATTTTGAATTAACAAGAAGTAAATGGGTTAATGACAAGTATAAAAAATTTTATGAAGAAAAAGGTTATCTTCCAAAATATTTCGATATTTATAACGGAACAGAAGTGAAAGATTTTGCTCCTACAATATCAACAAGAAGTAATGGAGCTATGGGAAGTGGAACTTTGCTTGTTATATGTAATTAAACAGAGAATAACATAATATGAAATTCTAAGGAAAGCGGAATTTCTTGTGGTGAAAGGAGAGAATATGTATCCAGAATACGATGATTTTTATGAGCCAAGTGAAGGCGAAATGTTTTTTGATGAAATGAAAGAAAAGTTCAGAGAGATTTTGCGTGAAGATGTAAACTCTGAAATCAGTAAATTAACAAAAGAAAATGCAGAATTAAGACAGAAAGTTAAAGAGTACAATGATAAAAATTGGGATCTGTCTCGTAGAGAAAATGATTTACAGTACAAAATGGACAATTACAAACGAGAGGTAGAAAACGATTTTTACAATAAAACAATGGAAGAAGTTTTTGAGAAATTATTAGAAGACTCAGAAGTGTGGTATGCAGAACATGTTCCTCATGAGAAACCAAAATGTAATTTATGTAACGTAGAAAGAAAACTTGTTGCAGTATATCCAAATGGTGAAACTGTGACCAAGGAGTGTGAATGTTCTCGACCAACATATATTTATGAGCCAGTAATTTCATTGAATAAAGAGATTAACTTTCATAAAGCATATAAGCCAAGATATAGTGATAAAAAGAAAATCTATTTTACTAAAAATCACAGACCAAACAAGAATTATGCAGAAGCATATGATTATTACAGTGAGTTTAGAATAGAAAATATTTTTGATGATTTTAATGATGATGTAATTGCATATCACAATGGTAAAAGATATGGAGAAAAAATTGCATTCAGAAGTAAAGAGGCTTGTCAAAAATATTGTGATTGGCTTAATAAGGAGAATAAGTAAATGGCATATATAAAAGAATATTGGCAAAATAAAGAACAGAGAGCAGAAACTGCTCGTAAACATACAAAAGAGATGCAGAATAAATATGGTCGTTGTATTCAGACTGCTATTTCTGCAACAAAAATTTATGATATAGATTCATTTAATAGGGATTTTGAAGAGGATATCGAAGATAAAGACACCAAGATTATTGTAGAGAATATTGATAGTGTAGGTGCTGTAATGAAATACGGCAGTCCAAGTACAGCGGTTCTTAATTTTTCTTCATATAAAAATCCAGGTGGAATGTTTCTAAATGGTAGTAAGGCACAGGAAGAGTGCTTATGCCACGAATCATTCTTGTACAATGTGTTGGGTCAGTTTGTATTAGAGTTTTATGATTGGAATAATCGACACAAGAATAAGGCTTTATATTTGAACAGAGGATTATTTTCTCCTGGTGTTTGGTTCTTTAGAGAGAATAACCATGTAGAGTGTAGTGTTATTACTTGTGCTGCTCCAAATAAGTCGGCTGCTCAGAAATATCAGAATGTGTCAGACGAAGAAAATACTAAAGTATTAAGAAGTCGAATTAAGTTTGTTCTTGATATGGCGAAAGATAACAATGTGAGCACTCTTATTTTAGGAGCTTATGGTTGTGGTGTTTTTGGTCAAGATGCAACAGAAGTGGCGAATATATTTAAAGAATATTTAACTACTACTCATAAGTGTTTTGATACTGTTGTATTTGCTGTTCCAAGTGGTAGAGATGGTAACTATGAGAAGTTTGTAAAAGTATTTTAATAAAGGAGGACGAATAAATGGTAGATATTCAATGTAAAGACGGAAAATATATTATTGACGCAAGGATTCATAGTGAAGTTGATACAAATGATATTGCAAAAGTGCAGGAAAGATTTACTTCTGATTGTGCTTATGAGTTTGCAGAAGCTATGAGAGAAGCAGTAAACGTTAGCCATTTGGTAATGAAAGAACAAAGGAAGGTAGATTAGATGAATAATCCATTAAAAAAGATAAAATTTAAAATATTAAAAGATTATACAACTGATGATGTTTTTAGAGAAACACAAAAAAACTATGATGAAAAGATTAGAGGGCTATCAGATAGGATTGATCAATTGTCAAGAATAATTGAACATACTTCTGGAAATACCGTGAACTTTTATCTCGATTGGAGTTGGGTAAATACATTTTATATGTTCCCAGATAAAAAAGTATACACATTACATATTTACAAAGGGGCAAGTGAGTCTCCAATTATTCTTAAAGAATTATCCGATGAAGATGTTGATGAGAAATCATATGTGTTTGCATTAGAAGATAATATCGCACGTTTTGAAGTAACAGTTAAACGTGTAAGTATGGATGTAAGATATGTATTCTTAATTGATTATGAAAATAATACATATATTGTTAAATCCAAAACTGAAATTGCTCTTTCTAAGAGTAAGGAAAAAGAATAACAAGAAACATAGATTTCTTGAGTATTTTTAGGAGGATTTTATGGGAATATATACTGAAATGGAATGTGATATTGGTTGTGAAGATGGGTATTTTTGCGAATATTACAATGAAGAAACCAAAAGTTGTAATTATCCAAATGTTTGTAATGTTTATAAAGAAAATAAAAAGAAGCATTGGTGGCAGAAACAATAGAGAATAATATGGAGAGAATAATATGGCAGGATTTGTATCAAAGCAACCAAATGGATTATATTGTAGATTTTCTACTGTCGTAGATTGTCCTACAGCATGGAATATGACGAGAGAAGATTATATTAATATGAAAATGCAGGAAGCAAAAGAAGATGCTGAAGATGTGTTGGATAATTATTTGAAGCCGTTTGATATGGTGGTGGATATGTATTGTCCAAACAATATGAAAAAAGAGGAATTTGATAAGTTCCTTAAAGAGACTGGATATAGTAAAGAAATCTGAATAAAGCAGAGAATAACATAACAGGAGGTGCAAATAAATGCAGAATATTAGTATTAAAGGAGTTTGCGATTGTGTAGATTTAGACAGAAATATCAAATTAACAAATGGTGCAGTCGTAGTGCAGAAAGAAAATAACAATGTAATAGGTGTTTATTTAGTGGTTTCGTTCAGAGATAATAAAAACAAATATGGTGGTGACAGTACATCAACATATTGTAGTTTGGTAAATCTCGACAATGGACAATTAGCTTTTGAAGAAAGATGTAGTCGTGCGACAACAGAGAGACGTGTTCTTAGACATCTAACAAGAGCAGGTTTTAGTTATCCTTATGATCCAAATTCTCATGAGCAGGATAGTAAGTTTTACAATATGAGAGTTCAGGTTTATAACAATGGAAATTACAAAATGAATCTTGAACTTGGTGATGAGTATATTATGTACGGGAGATAGGAGAATAAATCATATGAAGAAGAAAATTTTAGCAGTTGTATTAGGATTAACATTATGTTTTGGAATGACTGGATGCACAAAGGGAGATATTGAGCCTGAAAGTAGCTGCATTGCAAACAAATATATAGATTTAGTGACAATTTATAAAGACAATAACTATAATACTGAAGTTCTCTATGATAAAAATACAAAAGTAATGTATTTTGTTATATGGAGTGGGCATCAATTTGGAATCACGCCTATCTATAATTCAGATGGAACAGTTAAATTATATGACGGAGAATAATATGATAGATAAAAATTTACATCAGCAATATAGACAGGCTGTTGGAAATTTTAAAATAGAATTTGAGAAAACTTGTTTATATAAATTGTGCGAAGAAATTGTGAAGAAGTTGAGTAAGATTTTGAATTAATAAAGGAGAATAATATGGCAGATTATAAGATTGGTCAGATTTTGACATCAACAGAAGAAGTAGAAATTGAAAAAGCATTATCAGGAGAAAAGGTAAAAATTTCAAAGGGCAATAAAGTAATCATTGGTGCAGATAAATTGGCACATCATATCAGAAATAGTTTTATTCAGCCATTGGCAGAAGGTTCAATAGTAGAAGGATATGATACTGCTGGCATTGCAGAATATCTTTATATTGTACTTAGAAATCACTTACCTATTGATGAAATGATGGAAGGATATGAAATCACCAAGCAGGAAGTTATTGATGAAATTGAATGTGCTTTAGATGAAATTTTATAGTTAACAGCAAACCGAAGTTTTTTGGTGATTTAGGAGGTAGAAATGGCAAACTTAAATTTAGAAGATTTCAGTGAAGAATATAGAAAAACAGCACCAATGGAGTGTTCTTTGTATTTAGTTTCTTGTTTAGACAAGGATACACAAGTTCAGTTAAAGAAAGATTGGAATGAAGCTGGTGGTGTGAAAGCAATTCCGTATTGGAAATGGTGCATGGAACATATTGATGTAACCTATCACAATTAAGAGAATAATACATTGAAAGGAGCATGAGATTTGCTGCAGCATTAAATCATGATTTGCTCTGAGTAAGAAATGTTAGAGATTAACAAAATATACAATGAAGATTGTCTTGAAGGTATGAAAAAGATTAATGATAAATCGGTTGATTTTATACTCACGGATCTTCCGTTTTCAACAACCCAGAATTCATGGGATGTGCTAATTCCATTCGAGTCGTTATGGGAACAATACGAGAGAATTATCAAAGATAATGGCTGTATTGCATTATGGGCGCAATCACCATTTGATAAGAAACTCGCTTGTAGTAATGAAAAGCTATATCGCTATGAATGGATTATCGAAAAGACCAAAGCAACTGGTCATCTAAACGCTAAGAAAATGCCTATGAAGGCATATGAAAATGTCTTGATTTTTTATAAGAAACTCCCTACATACAATCCACAAATGACAGAAGGACATGCACCTGTTCATTCTTATACAAAGCATACAACAGATGGTAACTGTTATGGTGTTACAAAGACTGATATTTCAGGTGGTGGTAGTACACAAAGATATCCAAGAGATGTTCTACAGTTCAAATGGGATACTCAGAAAAGTAGCTTACATCAGTGCCAAAAGCCTATTGAAGCATGTGAGTATTTTATTAAGACCTACACTAATCCAGGAGATTTAGTTCTTGATTCATGTGCAGGAAGTTGTACAACTGCAGTCGCAGCTATGAATACAGGTAGAAATTATATATGTTTCGAGAAGGACAAGGATATTTTTGAAGTTGGAAGTAAGAGAGTTGCTGAATATAAAGGAGAAATAGGATGACATCATATAAAGCTAAAAAGTTTCTTTTAATACATTTTGAATATTTGAAAAAATCATGGAAGCCATACCCTGATTACAACGTTTTAGAAGCAATTAGATTTGCAATATCAGCAATAGAAAAACAAATTCCAAAGAAAGTGAAAAATAGAGGAGAGAGAATTCCGTTTGAATGGTATTGTCCTGCTTGTGGTGAACTATTGTGTGATGATGGATATAAAGATACCGACATTAAATATTGTGATCAATGTGGTCAGGCATTAGATTGGGAGAATACATAAATGAGTAAATGTGGTAATAATGACTGCAAATGGCATAAATATTGTGAAAGCGGTTTGATGTGGTATGACGAAAGCATTATTGAATGCCGTCATTGGATTAAGCCAAAACCAACTAAGATGAAAAATATCAAAGTAGCTGAAACTGATTATGATAAGGCAGTTAAAGTATTAAAAAGGAACAAGATAGAGTTCAAATAATACATTGAAAGAAATCTTTCTTTTGAAGATTTAAGAGGTAAAAGTAATGACACGAAATATTGAAGAAGAAACTAAGAACAGACGAGAAGAAATGATTGAGAGAATTAAGGCATGTGGACAGTATATCGTTGACAATGCAGATTCTATTCTTGGTACAGAAAAATATATCACAGATTTATATGTAACCTGTAATTTCTATGATAGGAGTGAAATTCCATACGTGAGTATTACAAAGAAGGTTGCTCCTGATAGTTATGTAGAGAATAAATAGGAGATATAAATGACAGAAAAATTTTCAATAGTAAAACAGCTTAATATGATGAAATTAAATGAGAAACTTTCAGAGTTTTTTAATGTAAATGGGTATATTCCAAAGATTTTTGCAAGCAACGAAACACTGGAAGCATTAAAGAAACCATACGAACAAGAAATGAAACGCATCGAGTTTGTTGATGGTGGAGTTCTCACCAAAGCCGAAGGTCTAATTGGAGAATATCAGGGTTATAAAATGTTTGAGGATGACACATTAGAATTTGGTGAAATTGAATTGAGATAAGAGAATAATTTGGTGAGGAGGCGAATAAATGGCTGATAAATTAATCAATAAACAGTTGGTAGACATTGACGAATTATTACAATTTTTATCAGATAACGGATTCGATATTGATGATGGAGTTTGGAATAAACACGAAATGTCTTTAAGAGAGGTATTTGACGAGTACAGGAAGAATACTATTCCAGATGTAGAAATTGGACAGACTGTATGGGTTATTAGTAAGGATTATCATGATATATATTCAATTAAAGAATGTCATGTACATAAGAAACAGATTAGAGCAAGGTATACGTTTTCTGTGAGAGGTAGACATTATTATTGTGGAACTTTTACGAAAAACAGTATTGGCAAAACTGTATTCTTTTCAAAAGAAGCTGCCATTGAGTCACTGAATGACAAAGAATATAAGTTGGAAGAGTGGGTGTAAATATGAGTTTTAATGTAGATTTTAGTTCGATTAGGACTGTCAGAATACATAAACAACAATTTGATGCAATAGACAACAAAGCAAATGTTGTAATGTTGACTTGTATTGAAGATGGTAGAGTTATTCCCTTTAACAGAGCAGATAACGAAAAGGATAAAATTGAGCGTCTTGAGAGGAATCGAAAGTGAAGCAAAGAAACTCGCATTTCATCATAGAAAAGGAGAAATTATGTATCAGAATTGTTGTAAAAAGTGTGGAAGCGTTTCACTTCATACAGAAATAAAAGGCAATAATACAGGATTGTATTGTGATGATTGTGGTGCTTGGGTGAAGTGGCTTGGTAAGGATGAGTTAAGAGCATTTGAACATGCTCAGAAATCAAAGTTACCAAAAACAAGTTGTAACATTCCAATGCCAAAAGTAGCTGTTGTTGGTGCTCCTGGTATTATTGCAAAAATCAAATTATGTGGTGGTGCTTTTACAATTAATGTAGACGAAACAATGCAGTGGAAGAAACCAACTGATGAACAGATTAAGAATTTGCGTGATTTGTTGTGTATTGATGTGGAAATGTTAGGAGAATAACCATATGGAAGATTCGGTGAGATTTATGCTGTTTTACGCCTCAATACTATTATCTTGTAAGGATGAAGAATTAGCTGATTTTATTGATAATACAGCAAGTGTTAATTATGTTGGTGGAATTCCTATTGATTTGCATGAATGTTCTATTGAAGAATTAAATGATATTAGAGAAGGCTTTGTGAAACAAGTTTTAAGTCAAGCAAAAGATGAACTGGACAAATTGGCAACAGTGCAGCCATTAAGATACAAACCTGAATATGATGGACAAATTGATATGTGGGATGAATTTTACAGGCTGAATGGAATAGTAATGATGAAAGATACTGTTGTTAGATTGGTTAAAGAAGGAGAATAACAATATGGGACAATCAATTGATAAAGCAGTATTACGAAAAGAATTGTCCAAACTGCCATCCGAAATGGGCTTTGTAAGAAAGTCGGATGTGATGCAAATTCTTGGCAGTCAAAAATGTGTATCAGATTACATTCAATGGAAGAATTGGTTAGATAAATGGAAAATAAAGTACGAAGAGAAAACATGGAATCCTAATGTAAAAGAATTAATTATTGGTGGTACTTATTGTCAAGCAGCTATTGTATTTGATTTGAATGATAATTTTATAGAAATGACAGCATATGAATAATAAAAATTTGACAAGAATCCGACAATTCATGGCAAGTTTAACACTACATATAGTGGTTTAATAAAACTATAAATACAATACATAGTATAGAAAAGGAGAAACAAATGAGCGTAGTAGCTTGTAAGGTATATAAGGATAAAATTGAAATGGCATCAGACTCTATTGCTGTAAAAGGATGGACGAAGATTAATAATGCACAGAACAAAATTGTTAAAATGATGAAATATAGCGACATGATTATTGGTGGTTGTGGCAATTCAGATGAGATTAGTTTGTTGTTTCATTATATGAAAACTCATACTATCGAAGATATGGATGAAAAGGGTGTCCTTGATTTTATTATTGAGTTTCGTAGATGGAAGAATAACTTAACTGGTGATAATAATCTTAAAAATCCATACATAATTGCCTATAAAGGAAAGGCTTTTGCAATTGAAGGAATGTTAGTTTTCCCAATTGATGATTTTTATACTATTGGAGCTGGTGAAGATTATGCAAGTGGTGCTTTATATATGGGTGCATCTCCGAAAGAGGCAGTAAAGGCAGCATGTGAATTATGTGCATTTGTATGTGAACCAATCGTTTGTGAAAGTATTAGTAGATAATTAGAAAATAGGAGAATATATACATGGAAATTTTAAATGTACCAAGAGGATATGGCAAGTCAACAAGACTGGTTATTAAAGCAGTAGAGACAGGATATCCAATTATTGTGGGAACAGAGAGTATGAAACAGTATCTTTGTGATTTAGCAGAAAGAATTACTGATAAAGAGGTTAAGATTTATTCTGCATATGAATTTGCTGATATTGATGCAATGAAAAGAGATAAAAATATTCTGATTGATGAGCTTCCACTTGTGTTGTCAATTCTGTTAAATACAAACGTGGAGATGGCTACTATGACAAGTGGCTCACTTGAAAGATACGGCATTGAACAATATAAGAAGAGATTAAAGTAATAACAGAGAATATACAAGTAGAAGCAATAACAAAAAATTTCAATAGGAGGAAATTAAAATGATGAACAATTTTTTAAATGGTATGTTTGGCAAGGTAGGAAGTGGAATGTGTAGACTTTCTATGAATGGTGGTATTGCAGTTAAGACTGCAGGTGGATATAAGACATATAACATCAAGACTGGAAAGCTTACAAATTGTAGTAACTTTGTATTTGATATTGGCGAGGAGTTCTTTTTCGTAATTCCAACAAATAAGGTTGAAAAGGGTGACATTATTCTTATTAACGGCAAGCCAAGATGCGTAATCGAAGCTGATAAGACAAAGATTACAGTTATCAATTATGAGGATTCAACAATCGAGACTGTACTTCCTGAGAGACATATATTTATGGGTAATACATACTTCTATGGTAAGATCGTATCAATGTTTGGCAGTGATTTAATCAAGGGCAAGAAGGGTACAGGTAATATTTTTAAGTATATGATGCTTTCTCAGATGATGAAGGGTGATAATAATTCCAACGGTATGATGAATGGCAATAACGGCATGAGTTCAATGTTACCACTTATGATGATGGGCGGTAATATGGGTGATATGTTCGATGGAATGTTTGATTTTGATATGAGTGACAATGATGATGACACAGATGTAGAAGAGGAGGAAGCATAATATGGGATGTGGTTCATGGACAAGAGATAGTTATGTAAGTTATTCAGCAACAAAGGGAATGAGCGTATCATTAGATGGTTCTATTGGAGGATCTTATTCTAATCAAGATATGTTCAAGGCAAGAACAATTGATTCTGCACTTAATCCTAAGAATGCGATGAGAGAATGTTGTGATACAGAGGAACATCCAAATACAATTCCTGTCATTCTTGCACTTGATGTAACTGGTTCAATGGGACGGGCTGCCGTTGAAGTTGCAAAGAAGCTTAATGTAATTATGACAAAGCTGTATGAAAAGGTTACAGATGTTGAGTTCCTTGTTATGGGAATTGGTGATTTAGCTTGTGATAGTTGTCCAATTCAGGCTTCACAGTTTGAATCAGATATTCGTATTGCTGAACAGCTTGATAAGATTTACTTTGAGTTTGGTGGCGGTGGTAACAGCTACGAATCATACACAGCAGCTTGGTACTTTGGTTCTCGTCACACAAAACTTGACTGCTTAAAGCGTGGAAGAAAAGGAATTATCATTACTATGGGTGATGAGCAGCTTAATCCATATCTTCCATATAAGGGTAGAGGTCATGGATTATCAGAAGTTACAGGCGATAATCTTCAGTCTGATGTTGAGACAAAGGATTTATACGAGGAAGCTTCTGAAAAGTTTAATATTTATCACTTAGATGTAAATCATGGTCGCAGATGGGATGAAGCCGAGATTGAGAAGTCTTATAAAAAGTATCTCGATGATACTCATTTCAGAAAGGTTACTATGGATAGTATTACAAATGAGATTGTAGATATTATCATCAACGAGGCAGAGAATAATGTAGTAGATACAGTTGTATCACCTTCAAATTCGGAAGGAATTACTTGGTAAGATAGGAGATTTGAAAAGATGAAAGATATTAGGATTGTATGTGGAGCAAATTTTGGAGATGAAGGAAAAGGTTTAATGACAGATTATTTTTCACAGAAACCAAATAGTATTGTTGTTTGTTCAAATGGTGGTGCTCAGAGAGGACACACAGTAACAACGCCAGATGCAATCCGACATGTCTTTCATCATTTTGGATCTGGAACATTCAATAGAGCAAGTACATATTTATCTGAGGACTTCATAGTAAATCCAATAATTTTTAAGCAAGAATATGATGAGTTAATGAAGTTGAACTATGTTCCAAATACATATATCAATCAGAGCTGTATGGTAACTACACCATTTGATATGATGGCAAATCAGATTATTGAGGAAAGTCGTGGTAGGAATAAACATGGTAGCTGTGGATTAGGTATCTTTGAAACAATCAAAAGATATAAAGCTGGCGTTACCGATATGGACTATAATATCAGAGATTATTATGTAGATTTGTTCAAAAGAGAAAATATTATATTGTCTAGTGAATGGATAAGGATATTTATGGACAATGGAATATTTGAACATTTCTTGGATGATTGGGATTTTATGAATAGTCATTCCTTGACAATCACAGATAATTATTTTTTGAACCAGTTTGATAATATTGTTTTTGAAGCAGCACAAGGTCTTTTACTTGATCAGAGTAACATAGAGTATTTCCCACATCTAACACCATCTAATACAGGTATTAAAAATCCCAAGAAAATAATTGAAAATGTTGAATGGAATGATGAGATAAATATTGAGACTTGTTATGTATCTCGTACATATTTGACAAGACATGGTGCAGGTAAGTTTCCATCTGAGTGTTCTAAGAGTCTGATTAACGAATATATGTATGACCATACTAATATTCCAAATCCATTCCAGGACACTTTGAGATATGGGACACTCGATTTAGGAGAATTATATAGTAGATGTTCAAATGATGTTGGAGATTTTGGAAATCAGAAGTCATTAGCGCTCACGCATTGTAATGAATGCGATTGGGATAATAAAAAGCTGGTCGAATTATTCAAGGATTGGAATATTTACTATTCAGACGGTGAAACACACCAAGATATAGAATTAAGATGAATAATACTACTGTATATAGTAGCGAACAAGGATAGATAACCACTATATATAGTGTTAAATTGAAAGCGATATTTCATTAGGTTATAGGAGGTAAAAAAATTTGTTTAGATTATTCAAAAAGAAAATTAATACAGAACATTGTCCAATTTGTGAATATAACATAAATGAATGTCAGTGTCTTTTTGGTGGTAATTGTCATCCAGATAGGAGTAAAAGAATTGCAGTTGTAACTGACCATTTATATCTATTTTCAAAAGAGCAGGTGCAACACGTACTAAAGCTTCAAAAATATTGGTGTATTTCTTACGATGATGACGAAAAGAATAACATTCTAAATGAATTTATGGACAAGAACAAGAGGTGATTGAGTGTCAAAAGTAAACTATCGAGTGTGTGATATTTGTGGAAATAGAATTCCTGGTTTTGAACTTGATATTACAGGAATTGCTAAAAGATACATTAATGCCTGTCGAATTTGGAATAAGTTATTTAACAGCTTAGATATATGTGATGATTGCATTGGTAAAATCAAGCGTTTATCAATAGATAAAAAGGATGAAGAGAAGTACATAAAAGAAGTTTTTGATAAAGCAAGAAATTATGATAATCCAGATTTGAAGTCTGCTTATTATGAAGGTATTGAAGATACACTGAATGTTTTGAGTCATAAGAGATTAAAGAATATTAAGTAAATAATGTTATTACAAGTGCCTGGAGGATATTTTAATGAGAATAGTAGATAGAAAAACATTGGCTGCAATGCCAAATGGAACAGTATTTTGTGGATACACACCAGATACAATAGATGGTGATTTCGAGATTATTACAGGTCACAATGAAAAATATGACGGAGTTGAGAACAAAGTAGGATTTTATAGTACATTGTCATTGTCACCATTTATTGATCATGAAAATAAATGTACTGTAGGAACAGAAAGAATTACTAATTGGTCTACTATAGACACTTGTGATTTTGATTTTGATGAGGATCAGTTATTTGCAGTATTTAGTAAAACAGAAGTCAGAGCTATGATTACAGTTCTTCAGTATGCGTTATCTGATTGTGGATTTTCAATAAACAAGTTTATGGACACATATTTCTATAAAGATGAGGAAATTGATGAGAAAGATTTACACAATTGGATTGATGATTAAATTTGTATCATAAATAGGAGAATAATTATATGAGCAAGAAAGAAGAATGGATGGTTCATATTTGGGGTGGTGCATGGAATCACGATGCCAATCCATCCATCGAGAAAGATTTAGGTATAAAAGATGGTTATTACTATTTTGATGTTGAAGAAGAAAAGAATAGGTTTATTCAGTTAATCAGACAGGATAAATATGAGAAACAAGGACTGGCAACTGATTGTAAACATGGAATTATGAGCCATAAGAGGACAATTTTTGTTGCTACTCTTAAATATAAGGACAAAACATTTGTCATTCATTATGACTTAGGATATGAATATCCAGAAGATAGTGCAATTTTTTATTTCACAGAAGGTAATTTTGGTTGTGATTGTAATAGAAGTCTTGCTATTAGATGGGAATATGGAGAAGATGTTATTCCAGAATTACCTTGTGGAGATGAGATTGAAATGACAGATTATCATGTCGAGTATCAAGATTAGTAGAGAATAATCAAAAGTAATGTATAAAAAGGAGCAAATAAGTTTAATGAATGAGTGTCAGTTTTGCAATAAGATTTACAATACACAAAAATTAAAAGGAACATATTGGGCAGACCGAGATGTTGTAAATTGTATTACATACAATGAAGATGATAACACATATAATATTTGGCATGAATGCCAAGATGATTATTATTCTGACAATATTTTAGAAATTAATTTTTGTCCTAAATGTGGAAGAAAAATTAATTCAAATTATAAAGCAGTAAGATAAGATGAAATTTTGGTTTCATGACTTGTCACGAAAACTATACAATATTCGTGACAAAAAGAGAATATAGCAATGTAATTACAATTAAGGAAAGGAAAGATGTTCACATGTGAGTAAAGCTGCGCAGCTACTATGGTGAACAAATTTGAGTAGTACAAATAGAAGTAATGCAAGAGATGAACATATTGCAGATTATTATGTCACTCCTATTAGTGATATTGAATTATTTTTAAAATCATTTCAGAAAGTTGTTCCATTAGATTGGAATAATTCTATTATCGTTGATCCAACTTCAGGAGGTAATCCCAAAACAGATAAAGATGCATATCACCCTATGAGTTATCCAACAGCTATTAAGAATATTTATGGGGATTGTGAGATACATACATATGATTTACGAGAAGATAGCTTTGCTGAAAATAAGTGTGATTATTTAAAGGAAAAGTTACCTTACAAACCTAATATCATTATTACAAATCCACCGTTTGCTATCGCAACGGATATTATAGAAAAAGCGTTGCAGGATGTAAATGATGATGGGTATGTGATTATGTTACTTCGACTTAATTTCTTTGGTAGTCAATCAAGAGAATGGTTCTTTGAAAAATATATGCCTGAATGGGCTTTTGTACATCATATTAGAATTGGTTTTACAGATAAGAAAGATAAAGATGGATATACAATTTTTGATAAAGATGGAGTACCTAAACGTGGTAGTACAGATTCTATCGAGTATATGCACGCTGTTTGGCACAAGAGTAATCTAAAACCTGATTATACAAAGCTTGTATTGATTTAGGAGGGTGAATATGAAATACAAAGTCAATATAGAAGAATTATTAAGTAGAATAGTAGAGGTAGAAGCCGACAATGAAGAGGATGCAGAGAATAAAGTAAGAGCAATGTACAACAAGGAAGAAATTGTGCTTAATGCTGATGATTTATCGAGCGTTGAGCTATTTGTACAGTAAATTAAAAATCTCAATCTCTGAAATGCCCTAAAATCAAAGCTTCAGAGGTTGAAAAACCACATAAAAACCACGTTTCTTTTGGTCATGAAAGTAGGTGAGAATAATATATTTTGATTTAAATATTGAAGAATGGAATTTTAAAAATGATTATGAAGACATCTATTTTCTGCTTCATTGTTTATACAATGCAAAAACTGAGTTATACGACAGAACTCTTACTGATATGAGAAGTAGATATGATCCGACTGAAGCATTTATAGAGGGCTGGAATAGAAGGAGATCGAATTGGTATTCCAAGAAATTATACGATAAATGTGTGAAATGTATTAAGTTAAAAACAAGAGGTCATTTTATACACAGACATTGGAAAGAATGTGTTTGGAAGTACAAAGGTCTTTCAGCACAAGGATGGATAAATTTATATCAGCAGTTGATCAAAGAAAATAAATACGACAGTTGGATATTGGAATATATAGAAAATTGGAATATATAGAAATAGGAGAATAAATGAATATACAAACAATTGAAGATTTAGGTTATGAAATTCTCATAACTGAGTATATCAATAAAGATGTTCAAAGAAGAACTCACAAGAAAAAGCGTATTAACAAGAAGTGGTTGAAAAGATACGGCATGAAAATTGTACCAGATAATACGAAAATACTACTAGTGAATAATACACTTATGATGACAGGAAAATGTTATGAAAAATTAAGAAAACTCACAGATAAAGACGCTGATAGTATGGAAAAATTTTTGAAAAAAGCTACTAAGAAACAATCTCAATAAAGAAGCATTTCAAATGATTTTATCTAAGAGCGTTTCTGCTCACGATTTCCAAATAAAAGAGAGAATAAATATAAGGAGGTGCAAAACTTGCAGATAAGAATTGTTGGTTTTAGTGACAGATATGACGATTATAAGCTTCTTGGATACACAGAAGCAGAGAATATATCAGAAGTTTTTAAGACGTTAGATTATATGAGAAAGAACGAAATTCCATTAATAATAAATATTAATGATGTTATTGATACAGACGGAGAAGAATATTACATAGATAGTATTACAATGGTATTTCCAAAAGTGAGTGGTGAGATTGGAAGTTGTATTACTGTTTATGTGAAAGATGTTTAGGAGAATAAATATATGAAGATAGAGTTAATCAAATTAAAATTCAATGATACTTGTGCATATAAGCATAAGCCATTCACTTATTGCTGTGATGAAATTCAAAATGATAAGGCTATTGTATTTACAGGTGAAGATTTGGTATGCAACGATACTTTTGGATTAGTAGTAATAGATTCAGATGACAATATAATTCCTCAATTTTGTACTTCATATACTGAAACATTTAACTCTTGGGGAGATGAATACGAACAAACAGACAATTATCCAATCCAGTTCTGTCCTCATTGTGGTGAAAAGATACAGATTTCGATTGTAGACGAGATTGATATGTCTGATAAATATGAAGAATTGACTAAGCAGCGTTATGATTTACTTCAAAAAAGTATGAGAACAGATAGTAAAAAAGAAGAATTCAGATTTAGAGAACGAATAAAAGAAATAGATAACAAAATTAATGATTTTTACGAATTGGGTGAGTGGAAAGGAGAATATTAAAATGGTACAGAAACAGAAACGAGTTCAGTTGTTTGAGAATGAGGATGTTGTATTAGAACAGCGTGGTAACAGATATTACTTGTCTCTGTACGATAAGGAAGGAAAATTTCAGAGAGAAGTTACTATTGATGTGAAAGACGATTACAAAGTTGGACTAGGGAATGGTAAGTAAAGGAGATTATTATGGCAGTATTTAAGAATTTCAAAGATGATGAGTTAATCGTAAACTGTGAATGTGGATGTGATGAAGGTATCCACTTTAAGATTTATGATTATAAAGATGGAGATTATGCCTTCTTAACATATACAAACGGTAATTTTTATACTCAGCAAAGACCGTTCTTTGAGAAATTGAAGAAAATTTGGGCGATTATCAGAAACAAAGATTTCTATTATTCTGATGTTGTGATGACAAAGGATGATTTTAAAGAGTTCAAGGAATGGGTAAATAGAAAGTAGGTTTGATATATGAGAGATGAAGAAACAAGATTGTTATTTCAGGCATTGAGTCAGATTTTAGCCAATCAGGATGACATTAAGAAATACTTGGGACTTAATAGACTTGATTCAGAATATGGTTGGAATGATGAAGATACAATGAAATTATCAAGAAAGTGTTCAGAAACTGCGGATGATTTTGAACATAATGATAATAATTCTAGTAACTATTGGTAAGTAAATTCAGGTTTCTTGGTTATAATATGGAGGTGAAAATTTGAAAGACATTTTAGGTAGAGAGATTAAAGATGGTGATATGTGTATTGGAATGGCAATAGGTAGAAATTCACCAGGAATGCATATTGGAGTTTTTCAAGGTAGCTCAGTTGTTTATTTAGGATATAGCGAAGAATATATTAATAAAAGTTGTACAAGCAATACATATCTGATCGAAAATCCAACGAAAAAGGAGTTGGAAATTAGAGATAAAATAAATATACTCCTTCAGAAAGAAGCAGAAGAGCGAGAGCGAAAAGCAAATTTAAAAACAATTCCGTTAAGTAAATTAGAAGTGGGTGGAATTTACAAATCAACTCAAGGGGAAATGTATTTATATCTTGGTAAGAAAAAAGTAATTTTCGAAGATTTTGATTATGGTAATACTGATATAAAAGAAGGGTACTGTTTTGCTTATGTATATAATAGTGATTATGAATCAGATGAAAAAATTTTAGAAAAAGCTTTGGAAATTAATACATATCGAAGAAGTCATTTTATTTCAGTTTTAAAAGGCAATAAAAAGTTGACAGATATTGTTAGAAAGGTTGATTTGAAGTTTCCACTAATCAAAGAGGAAAAGCAAGAAGGTAATTGGAGAAATCATGGGAACAACATGAAATTGACCATCGAGTAGAGAATGTTGAAGCAAGGAGGTAAAAATGTCTAGTTGGACTTATATCAATGGTACAATAACAGTTCGTCCTATGGGTAGAACACAGCCTGAGAAGAGATATATTCTTGAAACAGTGCTAAATCATTTGCCTAGAGTGACAGGTTCTGAGGGCGATATGGATGTATACATCATTCAGAAAAATGGTTATAACAGTTCGTGTTCATGTGATGAATTTGGCGAAGTGACAAATAATTTAATAGATAGATACGGATATAAGAGTCGTAGCAGAGGATGGTTACAAACACAGGACGAATATATCCTTGTTGTAAATGCAGCCTTAAGAGACAGAGAATTTGAACAGACTTACAGAGAATTTATGAAATGGTTTGTACGACTTTGCAAGAGAGTAGGCTGTGAAGATGTTCTTGTAGAAATCAAAGGATATGACAAGTCAACTATTATCAAGAATAGAAATATTCAGAGGGAGAAATATTCTTGGAAGAGTGTTTTTGATGGATTATTTGAAAATCCAAGTTGGTGTAATAACAATAAAAAAGGATATAAAGAGCCAAACTGGTGCGAATTTATGATGTACGACAGAGCAAAGAATTCTGATTATCCTATGACACTTGCTTACAAATATTTTAACGATGAAGAAAATGACAAGGAAGTTGAGAGAAGAATGAATTATAGATAACTTTACATAAAAGCAACATATCCTTGGGTATAGAGGTAATATATGAAACGAGAAAATTTAGAAAAAGCAACAAAAATTAATCAAGAAATCAAGAGACTTGAACAGGAAATTGAGTTTCTTGACGATGCAAATATGAGAAGAACACATTCAATAGTTAAGGCGTTGATGCCAAAGAAGTATACATATAAAGGTTATTTTTGTTCAGAAAGAGACATTGACTGTGTTGACTCATGTATATATTTGGATCATAAAGAATGTGTAGCTCTTGCAGATTTTAAACGAAATGAAATTGAAGAATTACAGAAACAATATGAATTACTGGATTCTGAATAAAAGAGAATAATACATTGGAGGTGCTAAATTTTGAAGTTAATTGGCGATGAAGCATTTAATGAATATCAGAAATTAAAAGAAAAGAATACTCCCAAGAAAGTAAAACTACAGAAATATGAGCCATTGTTCAAAATAGGATGGAGATATGCGTGTCCTTCTTGTGGGTGTGGTGTTGGTGCAAATATATACGATACAGAATATACAGATGAATATCCATATTGTGATAATTGCGGTCAAGCGTTGGATTGGAAAAAATAACAAGAATCCAATCTTTCTTTGGAAAATTTTTAATCATATCTAAGCCATTCGGCTATGGGAATCCCAATAAATAAGAGAATATTACAGTGTAACTAATAAAAATATTACATATAAAGGAGATTTTAAATGAAGAACACAAATTGGAAAGTGCCAGTAATTATTGGCGTAGGAGTATTAGCAGTTATTTTGATGATTGTATTTGGTGTACAGAGTTCGCAGAATAAAGCTATTGCACTTGAGGAGCAGGTAAATACAGCGTCATCAGATATTAAGGTACAGGAAAAGCGAAGGGTTGACCTTGTATATAACCTTGCTGATTGCGTAAAACAGTATGATAAACATGAAGCTGATACATTGACAGCAGTTGCAGATGGTCGTGGATCAACGGGAGATATCGAGAATGTAACAACAGCTATTACAGCAGTTGCAGAAGCATATCCTGAGTTGAAGTCCAATGAGAACTATAAGACTCTTATGAATGAGTTATCTATGACAGAGAATATGATTGCAGAGTATCGCAGCAATTACAATAAGCAGATTAAGGAATACAAGCGATATGTGAGAAAGTTCCCTACAAGACATTTTCTTGGAATGCTTGGTTATGAAGTGCAGGAATATGAGTATCTGGATTACAATGCACCAGTTGATGCTCCACAGGATTTGTTTAAAGAGGATTAGTCTATGAGATATGGTAGAAAAGGTTTTGATTTTGGCGATTTTGAAATAACAAAACGTGAAATTTTGGCTAGTATTTCTATCATTGCAGTTATGATTCTGTTTGGTATTCTGATTTCTTCCAAGATTTCAGAGTACCAAATGGATAAAAATGAGAAATATAACAAGGCTGTTAAGATAGAAAGTCAAGAAATGTTCCAATATGGTATGGATACTAATGTTGGTAATGCGTTTGTATATGGTGATTTGAAAGCAGTTGATACAGTTACATATCCTGAAATTAGTGGAGAATATATGTATGTGGAGAAAGTTAAGGAAAGATATACAAGACATACACGAAAGGTTAGACATACGAGAACGGTAAATGGTAAATCACAAACATACTATACGACAGAAACATATTGGACTTGGGATAAAGTCGGAAGTGAAGACATTAAGTGCAAAGAAATATCGTTTTGTGGAGTAAATTTCACAAGTAATAAAATTGATTTACCTGGTACTGATTATATTGACACAATTAAAGAGTCAAGTAACGTGAGGTACAAATATTATGGTGTTGGCACTGAATATAAAGGAACAATTTTTACGGATTTGAGAGATAAAACTATTTCTGATAACACGTCATTTTATGATAATTCGACTATTGATGAGACAATAAAGAGATTAGAATCTGATTCCCCAATTATTATTTTCTGGATCTTTTGGGTTATTTTAATCGGTGGAATGGTATTTGGATTCTATTATTTGGATAATAGATGGTTGGATTAGCAAGAATTTTTTCTTTCCTTTGGACAGATTGGAGGTGTGAGAATATGTATCAAGAATTAAAAGGTAATGAGAATTTTTCAGATAAATACGCAACATGGATTATAGCATATTGTTTAGATACAGATTCATTTTTTGTAACGAATCAAAGACATTTCTTTTGGGAATATAATGATGAATTCCAATGCGAAAACGATGCAATTAATTATTTCAGAAACCATTTGGACGAATTTAGAAATGCTAGGAAAGAAATATTGAGTTATTGTGGTGGATGGAGCATTGATAAGGATTTGTTTTTAGAAAACACGAAAGAAAGGTTTTAGTAATTGATATGAATAATGGGGTGAGTTACACAATCATCAGCAGACCTTCTTATATTACATTTGAGTGTCCATTTTGTCATGAAGAAGTTGAAGTGAATTTTGAAGAAGTCGATTTCAATACTGATTATTAGGGAGATGGTGCTTGGTGCGATTGCCCAGAATGCGGTAAGGAAGTGGAACTTGATGATTATGAGTATGATTAGGAGGTAATTATGCATTGTTATGAATGCCCATATACATCAAAAGTACAGAGAAAATATGGAGTGACGACACACTGTAATCTTGAACCAACGAATATGGATGTCACATTTCATATAATGAAGAAAGATAATAACAAATTATGTCCATTTGTGTGCAAGGGTACAAGATTTCAAGGGGTAGATTACAGCAAATATATTGATGATAAAATCGCACAGTGGATTGGAGAATAACATCATGAAGGGTAAATATAGAGGCTGCGACATAGAAGTAGAACGAGGTGGCTCAGAGTTCTTAACATTTGCAGTATTCGATAATGGATATGAAGTGACGAGTGGATTTTCTAATAGTAGCGATTCTGTAAGAGATTATTTTCGCTATATGAAAAGTGTGGTAGATGACTACAAAGAGCATCCAGAAGATTATGATTAGGAGAATAAATAAATGCCAATAGGTGATGGAAGAAAAACATATTCCGACAGTACATTAAAATCTATGACAAAAGATAAGCTGATTGAAGTTATTCGCTGCTTAGAAAGTAATCTTAGAAATGCTCATGAGACAAATGATATTCAATATGAGAACTGTAAGAGATCATTGAGTGAAGAGAAGAATAAAACACTCGATGAAGTTCTAAAGGCTTGCGATATTGAATGTGGACTTTATAGTGGTGATGTTAAGAATCTTACAAGACATGTTTTGATGAGAGTGTTGGATGGATTGAGAGAATAAATAAGAGAATGCATTATGAAAATTATAGCAGGTAATTATTTTGGTAAAAATATTCAGTTTGTATGTAGATGCTGCAACTGTGTATATGAAGTTGAATCAAAGGATGATTGGAATATTCGAATGGTATTTCCTAACTATTGTAGTTTTAAATATAAAGTTCCTGAATATGAAGTAGCTTGTCCTAACTGTGGTCATAGAGAATATCTTGGTTGCGATCAAGATGACTTGATAGGAACTGAATCTGAAAACCTACACTGTCCTTGGATTCCATTATTGAAGAAGAGAGAAGATTGGAATAAACGATATAGGGTTGAGCCAATAAGAGAATAATTTAATAAGAAAGATTCGTTTCTTTTGAAAATTTGAAAGGAGAATATATTAAATGAACGAAGAATTTTTATTAATCGTAGAAAGCTTAGAAAAATATAAGGATTTATTAGAAAGCAAGGATGATGAAATTTGTGATGGAATGACTGATAGTGAAAAAAGAGCATATCAGTTAGGGATTACAAGCATGTATGAAATGCTTCGACAGATAATTGAACATGATCGTAACGAAGGTAATTATAATGTATTTGTTCCTGAAATTAAGGAAGAAGAATCTGGTGAATATGATTTAGAGGATTTTGTTAAATGGGATTCTAAGAATAGAGAATAAATAAGTGAAGAAATCACTGTTTCATTGGAAAATTTGAGGAGGTGAGAAAGTGACAGAATTTAGATTTAATGAAGACTTTGCAAATAATTGGAAGTCAGGGCAGACAGTTACTTGTGAAGAAAAAGAGGATGGTTACTTAGTTGATAAGGTGGCACTGATTGAAAAGGACGAACTTTTAAAACATGGTGAATTTATCACAATGAATGTTGAGATATTGGGACATATGCAATCAAATGGTGTAGATGATTTATTCACGTATGATAGAGATTTTCAACCAGGAGACACAGTACAACATTTCAAAGGTGGTTTCTATAAGATTGTTGCCATTGGAACTAATACAGAAACAGAAGAAAAGATGGTTGTATATCAGAGTTTAAAGGATAAAAGAGTATGGATTAGACCATATGAAATGTTTATCAGTAAAGTGGATAGAGAAAAATATCCAAACGCTTATCAGCCATATAGACTTATCAAAGTAAGAATTACTGTATAAATAGAGAATATATAAGTGGGTGAAAATGAAGAATTTAGATACACAGCTATGCAAAGCAAAAAGCATTCGTAATGGTAAATGGATTTATGGATATTATGTAAAGGGTTTAGATATGTATGACAAAGAAATTCATCTGATATTTGAACCTACGACAGTATTCTATTCTCATGGTGAAACCGATGGTTTTGAAGAAATAGATCCAAAAACATTATGTAGATGCACTGGCAGTCATGATAAGAATGGTAATTTAATCTTTGAAAATGATATTCTAAACGGAGAATTATATAATATAGTCTCTTATGGGAATGGTGAGAATGAATTTCTTGGAATGAATGTTGGTTGGTACGTTCAGAGAGATAATTTTGAATCATGGTGTGAATTAAACGATTTAGAAATGTATGAAGTAACAGGAAATATCTTAGATTAGTCTTGAACAATTCAGTTCAAAATTTCCAAAACAAACAACTGAACAGAGAATAAATAATGGGTGGTTATCAGCATACCCTTGGGTTTGTGCGCTCAAAAATCACTGTTTATGGATAAATTTTCATATAGATTTACTTCCATGTTCCGTCCTGGGTGGGCGTTTATATATAAGTTATTAAAAATTATTTACATATAAGGAGGATTCATTTAATGAAGACAAAGAGAGTACCTACACAGGTTCATACAAGAAAGTTAGACAGAATGGTAGCAAGAAAAAATATGGAGAAGAAGGGTATTACACAGATTAACAAGGTTAAGGGTGATGCAAGTTTCTTCGCTGATAATTGGAGAGGTTATGTAGGAGTTTAGTTTTATCAATTAAGTTATCAATAAAAAATTTATTACATATAAGGAGGACATTTTTAAAATGGCAGAAACAAAGAAAAAAGGAAGATTATTTGATTTACCTGAGACAAAGGGTGTGTTCCAGTTAAAGGGAATTGTATTTGGTATGGAAAAGGACACAGCTTTCAAGGAGATTAAGACAAAGAGTGGAAAGCCTATGAGAATGCTTAACTTTGGTACAAGCTATCTTGATGGTGAAACATTATATGTCAATCTTCAGGGCATGGAACAGGAGAATGTATATTTTTCCAAGAGAGCTGAGAAGAAGGGCGAAAAGGCTGAGACAGTTAAAGTACCTTGGGCTGATAGATTTTCCTATAACCGTGAGGGCTTTCGCTTAATTGGAAAGAATATCGGTGTAAAGAAGAAGGTTGACTCAGAAGGAAAGACGGTTAATGACAAGAAGGTTCTTACAGATTTTGATGCTTGTAAGGAAGTCAAGGAAAATCTGAAGGATGGTTCTTCTGTATTTATCAAAGGTAATCTTGATTATAGCAGTTTTACAGATGATAAGGGTAACAAGAGAACATCTACAAAGCTTGTACCAAATCAGATTTCTCTTTGCTCTGAAATCGACTTTAATGATGAGAAGTTTGAGAAGCAGAATGACTTTAACCAGGTAATTATCTTCATGGGTATTGATCAGGAAAAGGACGATAATGATAAGCCAACTGGTAGATTTATTGTTCTTGCAAAGATTGTTACATACAGCAATATTGAAGATGTTCAGTTTATCATCGAGGATAAGGCTCTCGTTAATAAGTTTAAGAAGTCACTTAATCCTTATAATGCAATTAAGGTAAATGGACATATGGTCTCTTTTACTCAGACAGAGACAGTTACAACAGATGATGATGACAATTGGGGTGAAGAGGACAGTATTGAGAAAGTATCTGCACCTACAAAGAGAGAGTTTATTATCACAGGAGCAAAGGGTTCTTCAATTGATAAGGAACTTTACACAGAGGAGAATGTAACAGAGGCTATTGCAAAGATTAAGAATGCAAATAAGGCAGAGGAGAGTTTTGGTTCTGACTCTAATGACGATTGGGGAAGTGCTGATGGTCTTGACGGATCAGACGAGGATGAAGCTTGGGATTAATCCTTTAACAACTAGAGAATAACTAAGCGGAACGTCAGAAATGGCGTTCCAATAAATCAATATTATAGAATTACGGAGGAATTATTTAATGGCAAAAGCAAGAAAAGCGTCAGTCACACAGAGTAAGTTAGGTATGATTTTATATGGAGAGCAGTTTACAGGTAAGTCAACAATGGCTATGCAGCTTGCATACTTTAAGCGTCCTGATGGAAAGCCTTTCAGAGTTTTATACCTTGATCCTGAGACTGGTTCAATTGATGATTATTTAGGTGACTTAGAAGCAAATGGTGTAAACCTTGAAAATATTTATATTGTATATACTCAGTCGCTTGGAGAAGTAAGACAGTATATTGCAAAAGTTAAGAATGGAGAAGATTTCTATGAGCTTGATGATGACGGAGATGAGACAGACAATGTAGTTCTTGACGCAGATGGAGAACCATTTAGAGCAGATGCAATTGTTGTTGATGGTACTACAATTCTTAACTTAACAACAAAGCAGGGATTAGTAGAATTCTCTAAAAAGAGAAATAAGGTCAAGGCTGATAAGGATGGACTTGTTGGTGATGCCAGACTTGTTAAGATTGAGGGAGCAGGAATGGAGTTAAAAGATTATCAGACAATTAACTTCAAGGGACAGGATTTGATTCTTGATCTTATGGCATCTGGTGTTCACTATATTGTAACTGCTAGAGAGACTGATGAAAAAGAAACAATTAAGCAGTCTGATGGTTCAACTATGAGTGTTGTAACTGGTAGAAAGATTCCTGATGGATTCAAAGGCATGACATACAATGTTAAGACTGAAATTCGTATGTACAGAAATGAAGAAGGAACAGTATGTGCTCATGTTAAAAAGGATAGAACTCATACTCACGAAGATAATTCGATTATCGAAGATCCTACATTACTTGATTGGCAGTCAGTTATTGATAAGACAGCAGACAAGAAGGCTTTTGTAGTAAAGAATGACTTAACAAAGGCAGTTGATGTTGAGCAGGATATTTACAGCAAGGAGATTCTTGGTAAGGTAGGAGAGCCTGATAATTCGGAGACAACAAGTACATCTGATAATGGTAATAGTGCAGATATTGAAGCAATCAAGAAAGAGATTATTGCTAAGAGAAATGCACTTCCACCTACAGAGAAGAAAGCAATGAAGGAAAAGCTTGAAGCAGCAGGACTTCCTACAGCATACAAGAATGTAACTGATGTTGCGATTCTTAATAAAGTATTAGCAATGTTTGATTAAATTTTTTAACCTAAATCATCTAATTCAAAGATGATTTAGGTTCTTACTTGGAGAAAATATGGCACGAATAGTAATTAATAAAAAAGAAATTATGTATCCTAGACCTACTTGCTTTTGTTGTAAGTCATCTCTAATAATTTATAGAAATAAAGTGGACAATGATGTTATATATTTTGATGGACATTTATATCATAAAGATTGTTTTATCAATATGAATAAAATAAGAAAAAAATGTTGTTATTGCCATGAAGATATAGATGTTACAGAAAATGAACATAAACTGGTTTATTATGATAAACATTATTATCACAAGGATTGCTTTATTGAATGGTGTCATGCAACAAAAACTCCAACACCTAAACGAACAAATGCATTAAAAAATTTAGAAAAGTATTTATGTGAGGGAGAAGAAATTATATTAGGACTTCTTAGCAAAAAGGGCATAAATAAAGACAATATTGAAAAATTTTCTAATGATGCAAATAAATATATTTCACAATGGTTTGATGAATCTGATTTATGCTCTTTTTTAAGAGATGAATATAATATTGTAAAGTTACCTTGGACAAAAATAAAAGATGTAATCAATGGTACTAGTAAAAAAATAGATGTTCCTATATCTGCAAGTGAATTATTAGACATGTGGGAAAGAAAAATAGATTATTTAAGAAGTTCTAATCAAAAGCTAACATCTCAGTCAAATAAGGTAATAACCCCAGAACTATTGGTATTATATGATTTATCTATATTAATAAATAAATATGACAGTTATTTAAGGTGGAAAGAAAAACAAAAAATACTTGAAGCCGAGAAAGAAACAGAAAAATCACAGAATATTGTCAGTCAATCAATTGGTTATACTAACGTATCCAAAGATAGTAAGACTGATACAGATGATATTTCAGGCTTGGTGGATGATATTTTTGGATAGGAGATAATATTGGATAATGAACATGAATTAAAAGACTGTAATGTGCAAGCAGAAATCCTATTTGTTGGTTCTATAGCAAAGGATTTAGACTTGATTGTAAATTACAGCACATTTATGAGAAGCAAGTATGATTTTTCTGATCCTGCGACAAAGTTCTTTTATGATAATCTTGAAACTTATTTTCTTACATTTTCACAAACGTTAGATGAAACAAAAATGAATGTGTTTATGAGTCAGAATGAAGAACGACTTAAATTATATAAACAGTATAAAGGTTGGAAAACACTTCAAAGGTTTATGACCTTGGCAGATGAAAATGATGTGAAAAATTATTTTGATACTGTTAAGAAATATTCATTAGTAAGAGAGTATGGAAGAAATGGGTTTCCAGTTGAGAGAATATTATCTCATAGAAATTTCGATAAAATGTCACCAAATGACATTTACAGAATTATTCGCACAAAAGCAGATAAGATAAATACAGTAATAAATGCTGGTGAAGAAGCAGTAGAACTTACTGACAAAAACTCATCTCAGATTGACAAATATCTTGAAAAGCCAAATTTCGGCTTACCTTTCCCTTGGTATATGTATAATGAATATTTTCTTGGACTTAGAGAGACAAAGGTATTATTTGAAGGATTTCTTTCTAATGAGGGTAAAACAAGAAAACTTGTATTATTAGCAGCTTATGTTGCACTCGTACAGAATGAGAATTTTTTCCTTATGAGTAATGAGATGGATGAGGAGGATCTTCGTAGCTGTTTGATTACAACTGTTATCAATAACAAAGAGTTCCAAGATCTGCATGGAGTCCATTTAACGAAACCCGAAAAAGAAATTGTGTTAGGCGTGTACCATGATAAAAATGGTGACATTATCAGAAGAAAAATTGATGATAATGGTGTTTATCTTGAAAGTAATGAAGATTACATAAAGAGAATAAAAGATACGTCAGAGGAATATTGGAATGTAAAAAAAGTTACAGATTGGATTGATAGTAGTGATCGTAAGGGCAAAGTTATGTTCAAAGATGTTGGAGATGATTATAGCCCTGAGAGAATTGAATTTGAATTGCGTAAAGCAAAGATGGTTCAGAACATTAAATATTATGGTTATGACACATTAAAAGGTTATAACACTGATGATTGGTCACAGATTAAACAGTTTGCAACTAAATTGAAAGAATTAACAAAAGAACTTCGTATGAGTGGATATGCAGTATTCCAGTTAAGTGATGATACGGTGTTTACGGATATTTTTAGTTTGAGTAGTAATAACATTGCCAATGCAAAACAGATAAAGCATGTAGCTGATATTCTGAATATTGGTAAAAAGTTAAATAAGGAAGAATACCATAAGTATCAAGTTGTTTTAGAATGTGATTCTTGGGGTGAGCCAGTGACGGAGGATTTGGATTTAAGTAAACAATATTTTTGTATCAAACCAGATAAAAACAGAGCAGGTAGTAAAGACAAGATTATGTTATTTGAGATTGATTTGAACTTAAATATTTGGAGAAATATAGGTTATATCATTAAAAAACCAAAAAATAGTAACTAATTGGAGGGTGGCAGCTTGGATGTAAAAGAGTTGAAGAATTATATATATGAAAATAATTATTGTGAACAGATATTAGAATCCGTTGGTTGCCACCATATCAAATATCATTCAGTTGGAGCATATTGGACTGCTGGTAATCCTGATGGAGATAATAAGGGAGCAATTATTTTATATAATAACGAATCACTTATTTGTCTCAATAAAACTCGTCAAATGATAAAAGGTAGTAGACAGACAGATATTATTGACCTCGTTTGTTATATAAAAAATCTTACATTTCCAGAAGGATTAAAGGAAATATGCTCAGAAATAGGAATGTCTTATTATCACGATTTTGAAGAGGATATTCCAGATAGTTTTAAAATACTGAAAATGTTAGAAGATATGGATTCTAATATATCAGAAGAAAAAGAAAAACCATTACAACCTATTTCGGAGAAAATACTTTCGTATTATAAGCCTTATGTAAATGATTTATTCTACGAAGACCATATAGATTATGAAACACAAAGAGAGTTTGAGATAGGTTTTGATGAAGAAACAAACCGATACACAATTCCTATTCGTTCTGAATTAGGAGATTTAGTCGGTGTAAAAGCAAGATATTTTGATAGAAAAGTACCTGATGGAATGAATAAATATATTTATTTAGAGCCATGTGCAAAATCAAAAATTATATATGGATTGTATAAAACTCTTCCTTATATAAAAAGAACAGGAAGGATTTATGTTGGGGAATCTGAAAAATTTGTTGAACAAGCATGGAGTTATGGTTATCAAAACACTGGTGGTACAGGTGGGAAGGAACTTTCACAATATCAAATTGATATGCTAGTTAGACTTGGTGTTGATATAGTTTTATGCTTGGACAAAGATGTAAAAAAAGAAGAATTAGAGGAATTAGCAGAAAGATTTTCTGAGGGTGTTCCGCTTTATTATATGTTTGATGAAGATAATATTCTTGGTGAAAAAGAATCACCAACAGATGATCCTATTAAATGGAAGCACTTGGTAGAGAATAATATATACAGATTAAGATAGGAAGGTGTGTATTTGAAGTATAAATTATATGAAAATAGCGACAATAATACTTCCAATGTATTAGAGGAAGTTTTAAGAAATAGAGGAGTTGATGATTATGAAAAATATCTCAACTTAGATGAAGATGTTTTAATTCCATACGAAAATTTGGATAACATGAATAAAGCAGTAGAGTTATTTATGAAACACTTTAATAACAAGGATAAAATTGAAATACTTATTGATGAAGATCCAGACGGTTTTTGTTCAGCAGCTATGATGTATTCTTATATTAAGAAAATGAATGCTGATTATCCAGTTAATTACATATTACACGCAAGAGCAAAGGCACATGGACTAGATGATGACATTGTGATATGTGATGATACAAAATTATTGATTATTCCTGATGCTGGTACAAATGATACAGAACAGTGCAGAGAGCTTTCAGAAAAGGGTATTGATATACTTATTCTTGATCACCATGAGTCAGAAGAAAAAAATCCATATGCATTGATTGTAAATAATCAAATGAGTGACAATTATTCTAATAAGGATTTTTGTGGAGCAGGTGTTGTATATAAGTTTTTACAAGCATTAGACGCTGAGACATGGAATGAGTTCGCAGATGACTATTTAGATTTGTGTGCATTAGCAAATATAAGTGATGTTATGGATATGCGTTCATTTGAGACAAGATATATTACAAATCTTGGATTACTAAATATTACAAATAAATGTTTTCAGGCTTTTATTAAAGCACAAGATTATAGTATGAATGGTAAAGTTAATATTCATAATATTCAATGGTATGTAACACCCGTGATTAATGCGTGTATTCGTATCGGTTCAAGTGATGAAAAGGAATTATTATTCAGAGCTTTTATCGAAAAAGATGAGTTCTTTGAATATAAAAAAAGAGCCACAAAGAATAAACCAGCAGAAACAATTCAGGAAAGCATTTATGATAGAGCTGCTAGACTTTGTAAAAATGCAAAATCACGACAAGATAAAATGAAAGAAAAAGGCGTAAAAGCCATTTCAGAAGTTGTAGATAATCTTCCAATTGATGATAAAGTTATTATGGTTGATGTATCTGACTTACTTGATAGTGGATTAACTGGTGTTGTAGCAATTAAAATTGCAGAGCAATATAATAAACCTTGCATTCTGCTAAAGAAACATTTTGATAAAAAGACAAAAACAACTGTATTTGGTGGTAGTGCAAGAAATATTGATAATAGCCCAATTGATAGTTTTAAAGATATTGTTAATTCAACAGGTTTCGTTAATGGTAAAGGTCATGCAAATGCTTTTGGTATTGTAGATTTACCAGTTGATGATAAAGAAAAAGCAATTAATATGATGAACAGTATTCTTAAAAATACTGAATATGATTCTACATATCGTGTAGATTTCATCTTAGACATTAATCATGTCACAATCCCTTTAATTATTAAGTTATCACAGTTTGAAGATATTATTTGTCAAGGAATTGATGAACCTATGCTTGCAATAGAGAATATATCATTGACAAGAGATTGTTTTGAAGTATTTGGCAAGAATGAGGATACTATCAGTTTTATGGTGAATGATATTAAATACATTCAGTTCAAATGTAAAGAAGGTAATCAGCTATATGATTTTCTTCAAAACGCATGGGATGATAACGATAGTATTACATTTAATATTGTCGGAAAACCTTCAATAAACGAATATAACGGTATTAGAACACCACAGATTATTATCGAAGATGTAGCTGTTATTAGTACAAATAGTAACGATGAAGACGATGATTGGTAGGAGGTGAGTTATGTATAGTTCATTACATAACCATACATATTATTCATTACTTGATGGATATGGTAGTCCAAAAGAAATGTTGGATAGAGCAAAAGAAATAGGGTTAAAGGCATTTGCTATAACTGAACACGGAAATGTATATTCTCATATTTATTTTGACTTAATTAAAAAAGACTATCCAGATATTAAAATGATATATGGATGTGAGTTATATGAATGTGAAGATATCACTGTTAAGGATAAAGACAATAAATATTTTCATTTGATTTGTTTGATAAGAAATGAGCAAGGCAGAAAAGACTTAAATAAAGTTATTACAAAAAGTAACTTTGAAGGGTTTTATTTTAAACCACGATGCACAGTAGAAGATATTAAACCATATGCTGATAATTTTGTTATTTCTTCTGCTTGTTTAGCAAGCAAGTTAGCGAGAGAGTCGGATTTTGAAAAGTGTATTGAATATGTTAATGAATATAAAGAAGCTTTTCCTTATTTCTTCCTTGAGATGCAGTCGCATTCTCATCAGGATCAGTGTTCATATAATCAGAAAATCTTAGAACTTTCAAAAAGAACAAATATCCCATTTATCATTACAACAGATAGTCATGCACCTAAAAAAGAAGATTTGTATTATCAGGACAAGCTTATTCAGATTGGTAGAAAAAGTAGCAACAACGACAAAAATGCTATTGAAAATAGTGAGGTATATGAAGGTTGCTATATGCAATCTGAAGATGAAATCCATGAAATTATGGATAGTCAGATTGGATATGAAAATGTATGTCTTGGATTGGAGAACACTAATAAGGTAGTAGATTTAATTGAAAATGTGGATATGCCATTTCAGAAACCACAGTTACCTACATTCCCATTACCTGATGGATATAGAGATAACAATGAATTCTTATGGCATTTAGTTAGACAAGGTTGGAAAGATAGAGGATATGACAATCTCAGTGAAGATGAACAGCAAGTAAGAAGAACTAGGTTGAACTACGAGATGGGTATTATTCATTCAATGGGGTTCGATGGTTATTTCTTGTTTGTCTGGGATTTTATCAAGGCTGCTGAGAAACTTGGAATTGAAGTTGGTAAGGGAAGAGGAAGTGCAGCAGGTTCTTTAGTTTGCTATTGTTGTCATATCACGGATATTGATCCGATTAAATATGGACTCATTTTTGAGAGATTCTTAAATCCTGAACGAGTAGGACTCCCAGATATTGATACAGATGTTGGTAACAGAGATGCAATCATTGATTACCTTGTAGACAAATATGGAGAAGAAAGAGTATGCCAGATTATTAACTACTCGTATATCACTCCAACAGTTGCAATTACTGACGTTGGTAAGATACTTGGATTTCCATATAATCAGATGCAAAAACTTTCACAGAAATTTACATTCGATAAATGGGATGACTGTATGAAAGCAAATCCAAATTTACTCGCAGACAATCCACAATATGCTGATTTGTTTGATATTGCAAAGCATTTAAGTGGTCGTGTTAAAACAGTTTCTATTCATGCTGGTGGTGTTGGAATCGTTGATACAACAATCAATGACTATATGCCAATGAAAATAGGAACTAAGGGCGAGCATGTAATTCAAGTTGATAAACATTATGTAGAAGACATTGGAATTGTAAAGTTTGACCTTCTTGGAGTAGCAACACTTAATCTTGTGAAGGAAATTAAGGATGATTTGCATTTAGATCCTTGGGATTATGATATCAATAATCCAGAATTTGAGAATGATAGACCTACATATGAGTTATTGGCAAGTGGTAAGACCAATGGTGTATTCCAGGTTGAATCAGCAGGAATGAAAGATTTGCTTATTCGATTAAAACCAAAGCTTGAACAACTAGACTTTGAGGTTATATCTGTCATCTTGGCATTATATAGACCTGATAGTATGGGAGCACTTGACGAGTATGTTGAAATGGCAACAGGAGGAAGTAGACCACCATCAATTCATCCAGATATGGATGAAATTTTAAAAGACACAAATTATTGTATGATTTATCAGGAACAGCTTCTTGATATTGTTAAGAAGTTTGGTGGAAGAACATACGGTGGTGCTGACTTATTCCGTAAGGCGATTGGAAAAAAGATAGTTGAATTAGTACAGAAAGAGTCAGAAATTCTTCGTGGTGAAATTGTAGCAAATGGGTATTCTAAAGAGATTGCTGATAAAATTGCGAATGAATTATCACAAAAAGGCGGTTATCTATTCAATAAATCGCATTCATACAGTTACGCAGTTCTTTGTTTCGAGACAGCTTGGTTCAAAGCTCATTACCCAACTTACTTTTTCAAAGCATTGTTCAATCAGAATAAAGATAAAGCAGGTGCAATTAATAAGTATATTCTTGATGCAAGGTATTTTAATGTGGATATTATGCCACCGAATATTAATCATTCTGGAATGAATTTCACAGTCGATAAGGATAAGGTTCTTTTTGGATTATCTGCTATTGGTGGAATTGGTGAATCACTTTCTAAGCAAATTATCGAAGAAAGAGAGAATAATGGTATATACAAATCGTTTGATGATTTGATTCAGAGACTTTCTTTAGGTAAGGCATCTGTTATTGCACTAATAAAATCTGGTGCAATTCCTTGTAAAAATAAGCGTGAAAAACTTATATCATATCTTAAATCAGAGTATCAACCATTAAAATTCTCAGAAGTTCAATCATTGCCTACCTATAAAAAACTCGAAGAAGATTGGAATATTGACTTAAAGAAGTACGTGATTCCTTCATCTGGAAAACGAATTGTATATGACAAGGAAGCATTACTTGCGGAATATAACAGATTAAAAAAAATACAGTTTGAAGAAAATCAAAAGATAAGATTCCAAAAGTACATAGATGATAACAAAAAATATCTTGAAGATGAACAGTTTTGGGAATTCCAAACATTACAGGTATTTATCAATGATAATCCATTTGATGCAGCTTATACATTCTTGACACCATTTGAGGATGTACCCGATGGTGAGAAGTGTACTTTAGTTGGAATTATAGCAAAGGTTCAAAAGAAGAAAGATAAGAATGGTAAGCAATTTGCATATATAAACATCTATTCAAGTTTTGGACTTGTTGAAGGAATTGTATGGCATAGTCAATTAAAGGAATATGAAGATTTAGTAAAAAAAGGACAGCAAGTAGCAATTCTTTGTAAGAAAGATAGCGAAGAAAAGGTAATTGTAGAAAAATTAAAGCCATATAGCAAATGGCTTGAATATGTGAGAAAGAAAGGAGTATCAGTCTGAATTGGATGAAGATGAGATTTATAAATTCACAGCGATAATTACATATGAGCAATACTACTCGGATGATTCAACGTGGGGTGTGTTTGGATTTTCAACAAAAGATAATATTCCATTCTTTACAAAAACTACAAAAACATTCGATCCGTTTGGTGATAATAATTCTGCAAATGATACTGATGATAAAAAAATGAGTAAGTTGGCAGGAAAGATGCAACATTTAGTTGTGGGTGGAGAATATGTGGTTAAGGCGAAATATAAAAAAGATAAAAAATATGGCGATCAATATACACCGATTGCCATATATGCAATTATTCCACAGAGTAGAGAGACACAATTATTATTTTTAAAGTCAATGATTCCTGAATGGATGGCTGATAATTTAATAAATGCTTATCCAAATGTGGTTAATGATGTTGCTAATGGCACATTAAAAACTATTGATTACAGTCTTGTAAAAGGTGTTAGAGAAATTACTTGGAATAAAATCAAGGAAAAAATCATCAATAACTATCTCATTTCTGACATTATCTCAATGCTAAAACCAATTGGTGTTACTTATGCAATGATTAAAAAATTGCTTTCAGAAGAACCAAATCCAGTTTTATTAAAGCAAGAGTTAGAAAAAAATCCATACATCATGACAAAAATTGATGGGATTGGGTTTCGTAAATGTGATGATTTAGCACTGAAATTAAAACCTGAACTGATTGATTCTACACAAAGACTTGTGGCTTTTATCCAATATTATTTCAAAGATCTAGGAGAAAGTAAAGGTCATACATGGTGTTCTGAAAAGATTTTAAGGGCAGCCATAAGTAATAATATATACGAGTGTTGCAATAAGGTTGATTGGCTATTAGAAAATAATGACTTTCTTCATATTGATAATGGTCGAATTGGTTTGAAATATTATTACGATATTGAGATGCAGATTTATCATTTGATTCTGAATAAATCTCAAATTGAAACAACAATCAATATCTCTGATGAAGCGATTGATAAAGCAATTAAACATGCGGAAGAAGAACAAGGATTTGATTATGTAGTAGAACAGCTAGATACAATTCACAAGAGTTTGCACAGAACAGTGAGCTTAATAACAGGAAAAGCTGGTACTGGTAAGACCTCAATTATGAGAGCAATTGTTAAAGCTTATATGGAGAATAATTATATGATGACAGCTTCAGCTTTATCAGCAATGGCAGCTCAAAGAATTACAGAAGCAACAGAATTTCCAGCTATGACTATTCATAGAACGCTTGGTTGCCAAGGATTAAATGAGTTTACATACAATAAGGATAATCATTTGATTACAGATGTTGCATTTCTTGATGAGGGAAGTATGGTTAATGCCAGTTTATTCTTACATTGGCTTGAAGCAATTGGAGACAATACAAGAATCATTATTTCAGGTGATCATAAGCAGTTGCCACCTATCGGATTTGGTAACGTGTTCTCAGATTTAATTGAAATGTTCGATGAATCAGTTGTGAGTAAGTTAGTAAAACCTATGAGACAGGCTGAAAAATCAGGTATTCTTGTTGATGCAAATAAGATTCGTGAGAATATAAATCCTATATCTGAGAAGTTACAGCCACGAATTATTCATGGTGAGTTACAGGATATGTATTATATGTTCCGTACAAATCGACAGTCATTGTTTAATATTGCTGTTAAGACATTCATCAAATCTGTTGAATCAGATGGAATCGACAATGTGGTTATTGCAGTACCTCGTAGAAAAGATTGTTTGAATAGCACCAATGAAATTAACAAGGTTATTCAAAATGAATTACTTGGTAATGTTTTAGAGAGTATTGAAGGTTTTGATACAACTTTCAAACTTGGTGCAAAAGTCATGCAAACAGTTAATGATTATGACAAAAATGTATTTAATGGCGAGATTGGTTATGTGACAAAAATCAGTGAAAGATATGATGGTAAGAAAAAAGAAGAGTATTGTGAAGTAACTTACACTGATATTTTTGGAAAAGACAAAATCATTGAATACACAAAGAAGGAGTTAACTGCTTTGGATCTTGCTTATGCTATGACAGTACATAAATTGCAGGGTGCTGGTCGAAAGACAGTAATTGGTATTATTGACAATACACATCATCAGCTTCTTGATAACTGTATGCTTTATACATTATTGACTAGAGCAAAGAAGAGGTGTTTGTTGTTAGCCGAGCCAGAAGCATTTTTACAGTGCATTAGAACAAGTCATAACAATAGAAATACTTGGATGATGTTAATGACATCAATAATAGAGAGTAATGTGCCAACAAATGTAATTAAAAATGGCGTGGTAGAAAAAATTGAGGTCTTGGAATGCCCATAAATAGGGCGTTTTGGAGACTCAAAAAGCCAAGGAAAGACGGATTCATGCGGTATGTAAAAATATGTGGTGGTGGAATATGTAGACACAAGTACGGCTATCAAGTAGAGAGAAATTTGGTAAAACATAAAGGAATATCGCCTGCCAGTTAAGCAGGAGTACGGTGGTTCTTCATCCTTGGTAGCCAAGAATCTGTACAACAATGTACATGTATGGTGAAAATCCATACCCACATATTTAAAAGATAATAATCAACAGTTTCTTTGGAAGATTGGAGGTAAAAAATGGACACAATTGTTATAAATTTATTTGGAGAACCATCAGCAGGTAAAAGTACATGCGCTATGGACATCACGGCACAATTAAAAAGAAATGGTATCAATGCAGAATATGTTTCAGAGTTTGCCAAGGATAAGGTATATGAAAATAATGGTGAGGTATTTAAACATCAAGAATATTTATTTGGTAAACAATCATTCAAGATGGGTAGAGTTAAGAATAAAGTGCAAGTTATGGTAGTTGATTCCCCATTGATCTTATGTGCTGTATATAACAGCGATAAAGTGTTAGGAGAAGATTTTAATAAGACTGTACTGAATGTGTTTAATTCATACAATAATAGAAATTATCTACTCACAAGACATCACTCTTATGAGAATGAAGGAAGATTCCAGAATGAAGACGAAGCAAAAGAAGTAAGAAAAGAAATTATTGATAAGTTAAATCAGTACAGTATCAAATATGAAGAGATTGTTTCAACAGAATCAAATTGTGGATACATAGTAGAAGAAATTATGGAGGAAATTAGAAATGAACAGTAAAGGACATTTATTTATTAGTTTAGGAAAATCAGCAATCAGAGTAATTGGTGGAATTGTAACATTAGTGAATGGTTCGATTATTCCATTAGCAGTAGGAATTATTGTTGCTGAAGTTGGTGGTGTATTAGAAGAATTGGTTGATGAAAGATAACAAGAATCCATTATTTCATTGGTTTCAATCTAGGAGGTGAAAATTTGGATAAAAATATAGAAAATGTTGTTATATCAAGAGAAACAAACGAAGAAAAATTAAAAGTGTTGGAATCTCTATCACAAGATATTCAAACTGCAAAAGATATTATCAATGGGAAATATACCTATTGCGAAGAATGTGGCGATTATTATTTGTCTAAGTCATTTTTTACAGAAAATAAAATTGAACAAACAAAAATCTGCACGTATGAAGATCCAATTAATAGTGGTGGTAATGAATATGTAGATGGGTATGTTGATATTACATATAGAATTTGCCCAAAAGGACATAAACATGAAATAAATAGAACAGAGAAGAGACGATAAGTGTTTTAATGTTCTGTTTATATTATTAAAAACAGAGAATAACAATAATGTAGTGGTGGAATAGGTAGACACAGTGGGAACGATTCTGTAGTAGCCTGTAATGGTGAATCTGGTATAGGAAAGTAAGTAGTGTGAGCAGAGTTATGTAAGGTGCAAATCCTTACCTACATTATAAGAATATTAGAAAGAGGTGAAATTATCTGAAACAAAAATTTGATTTCGTGACGCAGCACCTAAAACATGGGATGGAATACAAAGTTTATTATTCGTGGGCGATTATTAGGCGATATTAATTAATATGCATTGGAGCATAGTGAGGGAATTAGAAATTATATTAAGAAAAAATAAATTATAAAATTAAAAGGAGTAAGAAAAATGAATGAAAAATTAAAAACGTTAATCTTAGAAGATGAGAAAGAGTTCTTAGAAATATTTTTTGAATGGTTAGATAACCATGATGATATTGATATTACATGTATGACAGATGTAATAGAAACTCTTATTGTAGAAATTGAAGAAGATCGATCAAGAGGAGACAATTAAGTTAGAATCTAGTGGAGGAATCAAATGGGAGCAATTACGATTTTACCAGAAACAACAAAGAATCCTATTACATTAATGGGAGCAAGAGCAGGATGCTGTTGGAATGCTAATATAACAGATAATAAAAAAAATTATAAGCGTGGTCTTGATTGTATTAAATCAGGACATGGACGTGTCATGGAATATGTTAATGTTGAAATGATTATTGATGGATATTCAGCAAAAGTTTTAAGAGAATATTACACACATATTGGCGGCTCGCCTTCACGTTTACAAGCAAGTACAAGATATATTAATTATTCTAAAGGGAATGGATTTGCTTATGTGACTCCAAAATCTATAGAAAAAAACGAAGCAAAAACCGCATGGGATGCATGGATGCATACTTTAAATGATGCAATTAAAACTCTTATAGCAGAATACAATGTTCCAGTTGAAGATGCAACTATGTTACTTCCATTGGCTTACTCTTCTAAAATGGTGGACAAGCGAAATCTTAGAAATCTTGTTGATATGAGTAGACAGAGGATGTGTAACAGAGCATATTGGGAATATCGTGAATTATTCAATGATATTTGCAATGCATTAAGAGAATATTCAGATGAATGGAAGTGGATTGTAGATAATCTTTTCCATGCAAAATGTGATGAAGTTGGATATTGTACAGAAAGTAAATCGTGTGGTAGAAAGCCAAAGAGACAGTAAATGTTCATTTCTTAGGAGGTGATTAATATTAGAAATCCGAATAGATTATATGATTTTTATAATGAAGTAACAAGATTACATATGACACACATGCCTGATTGGAGAGTAGGACAATTTTGGATGAACTTTTTAGGTTGGGTTCAAAGTAAAAAGAAAATAGATCCTTTCTTCCCAGAAGAGTCAGAAATGCTTACATATTTAAAAGAATATTGTGGAGAAAAGGAGGAAGTAAATGGATAAATTTGATATTGCGGCAAGAGTCAGAGAACTTAATAACGCTTCAGAAGCTTACTATAATACTGGACAGCCTATCATGAGTGATGCTGAGTTTGATAATAAACTTGAAGAATTAAGACAGTGGGAAGAAGAAACTGGTATTGTATTATCTAACAGTCCAACACATAACGTTGGCGCAACAGTATTAGACAATATAAAAGAAGTCACTCATAAAACACCAATGCTTTCACTTAAAAAGTGCCACAGCACAGAAGAGATTGTTAAATTTGCAAATAATCATAATCTTGTGGCTTCTGTAAAGCTCGATGGTTTAACCGTACGTCTTACTTATAAAGATGGTGATTTAGTTTTAGCAGAATCAAGAGGAAATGGTGTAGTTGGATCTGATGTGACAGAACACGTTAAACAGTTTACTAATGTTCCATTACATATTAATAAGGAAGAAACTTATATAATTGATGGTGAAGCATTGATCAAACTTGATGATTTTGCAGAGATTAATAAAGACGGAGAATATAAGAATAGCCGTAATTTAGCAGCAGGCACATTATCAAGTCTTGATACATCGGTTATAAAAGATAGGAAATTATCTTGGCATGCATGGGAAGTAGTTGAGGGAGATAGTGATAATTCATTCTACAAAAGATTATTAAACGCTCAGAATTTAGGATTCGATGTAGTTCCGTGCTACAATATTACAATAAATGAATTTAATCAGTTACAGATACATATTGATAATTTTATTAATATTGCAGAAAAAGAAAATCTTCCTCAAGATGGTGTTGTATTTAAATTTGATGATGTGGCTTACGGAAAATCTCTTGGTAATACAAGTCACCATTTCAGGAATGGGATCGCTTATAAAATATTTAATGATTCTGTAGAAACAACATTGAGAGATATTGAATGGAGTTGTGGCAAAACTGGTATTTTAACGCCAGTAGCAATTTTCGATTCTGTAGATATTGAAGGAAGCGAAGTCAGTCGTGCATCATTGCATAATATTAGTGTAATGGAAGAAATTATGGATAGTCCTTGGATTGGGCAAAAAATTGGTATTTATAAGGCAAATTTAATTATACCAGCAGTAAGATGGGCAGAACAATTAGATTATGATAATCAGAATAGTTCTAATAAACAATTTCTTGATATACCATCTGTTTGTCCAATATGCGGAGCTTCTACAAGAATTATTAAGGATAACGATTCAGAAGTTCTTTACTGTACTAACGAAGACTGTAAAGGACGATTACTTGGCAAACTTACACACGCCGTATCTAAATCAGCTTTTGATATTTCGGGGTTATCAGAATCTACTCTCAATAGATTAATTAAGTTTGGTTGGGTAACTTCTATTAAAGATATTTATCATTTATCAGACTATAAAAACCATATGATTGTACTTGATGGTTTTGGTAAAAGGTCTATTGAAAAACTTCTTAACTCTATTGAAGAGTCTCGTAATACAAATCTTGAGCGTTTTCTTTATGCTTTATCAATTCCGTTACTCGGAAAGTCAGCAAGCAAGATGATAGCAGAAGCAGTTGATTGTGATTTCGATACATTTATTGATGAAATGACAATCAAAGGTGCAGAATATTTTAGATATTTACCAGGTGTTGGAGATACATTAATAAACTCACTTAATACTTATTGGAAAGAACACTACTCAGAAATAATCCAATTAGCAAACGAGTTTATATTTTATAAACCTAATATAGTCTTAGATGAAACTCCAAAAACATTACAAGGTAAAACATTTGTGGTAACTGGTTCAGTTCAGCATTATAAAAATCGTGATGAATTAAAAGCCGACATAGTTGCTCATGGTGGTACAGTTGTAAATTCAGTAAGTGCTAAAACATCTTATCTTATTAATAATGATGTCAATTCCACATCGTCTAAAAATCAGAAAGCAAAATCGCTTAATATTCCAATTATTTCAGAAGAAGAATTTTTACAAATGATTAAGTAATTCAGAGAATATTCTATTGAGATTAATCAATCTCACAATAAAAGAAAGCAGGTGATAAAGATAAGTAAGGTAAGAAGATTAGTAGCTGGATCGCTATTAACTGCTTCAGCTTTAACTTGTATAGTCCCCTTATGGGGACAAAATAATATACAAACTGCTAAAGCAGCACAGGAAGGTCAGTACATATATTCAAGAGTATTTACTGATTTAAAGAAGAATCTTGAAAAAGAAAAGACTCGAAAAGAGTTAGAAGAAAAAGAAGCTATGGAACAAGTTATCGCTAGGGAATATGAGAGTTTAGAGAGCGAAATTGAAGAATATTTGGGAAAATATACAGATTATCCTGTTCCAGATAATAAGCCTTTTAAATCTTATATGGATGCTGAAACTATTAAGGATAAAAGCTCAAAGCAATATGCCATGAAATCAACATTTCTTCTTGATTATAATACGGGAATATATATGGTTGGTAATAGATATGCTTGTGCATTAGGTTCATTTTATTCGACTGATATAGGAACTGAGTTTGATATTGTCTTAGAGAGCGGAGAAGTTATTCCATGTGTATTAGCCGACATTAAAGATGATAAACATACTGATTCTCTTAATCAATATACAGTTGCCAATGGTTCCATTGTTGAGTTTATTGTACACACAAATACACTTATTCCTAATATTTCAAATCGTTGGGGCAATACAGGAGATGTATCTAAGATAGAAGGATTCGAAGGTGAAATAGCTTATATAAGAATTTATGAAAAGGAGTAATTATGTTAGAGACAACAGCAGTTATTACTTTAGATACGATTCAACGAGTTAAGAATTTTGTTGAAGTGGTTACAAAGTATGATGAAGAAATCACAATTAAGTCACACCGATATGAAGTCAATGCTAAGTCAATTATGGCAATATTTTCCCTAAATCTACTTGAACCAATCAATGTGTGTCTATATTGTGATGATTTATTGGTGGTAAAAAGATTTGTTAATGATATGAAAGGATTTGAAAAGATATGATTATATTGGTAGGCAAATCTTGTTCTGGTAAAGATACGGTGGTTAAAGAATTAGTGAAAATGGGTTACAACAAGATTGTAACCTGTACTACACGACCACCAAGACCAGGAGAGATTAATGGAAGAGAATATCATTTCTTAGATAAGATGAATTTCTTAACCAAGATTGATTGTGGTAGTTTTGCAGAGTACAGAATATATGAAACTGTCTCAGGAGCTTGGTATTATGGTTCTTTGCTTGAAGATTATAGTAAGTCACATTCTGTTATTATTCTTACACCTGATGCTTTAGATAAGGTAAAAAATAAGATTAATGAAAATGTAACTGTTATTTATCTTGAAGTATCTAATAGAGAAATTAAGCGAAGAATGTTAAATAGAGATGTTGACAGAGCTGAGTCTAAGAGAAGATATAAGGCTGATAAAAAGGATTTTAGACATATATCTAAAAAAGTTGATTATATTGTACATAACGAAAATAGAACAGCTTTTGAGACAGCCTTAATATGCAAGGAGTTGGATGAAATCAAAGAAAAAAATAACAGAGAAAAATCAGAAGAAGGACAAGATCTATTGCAGTAATAGGACTTGTCCTTATATGGAATGTGTAAGGTATTACAAGAATATTCCATATAATGTATTAATCCTAAGAGAGAATTATAAATTGGACAAGAATAACAAATGTCCAAATATATTATTAGATTGGAGTGATGATGTATAAAACTTTATTGTGATTATGACGGAGTTATTGTAGATACAATTGCTGCAATATGTGATTTGTATAATGAAGATTTCAAATATTATAGTGATTACAAGTATATTCTTCCAGAACAGGTTAAGACTTGGGATTTTGAAGAACTCAATTGTGCAAGTAGAGAATATATAAATACATATTTCAATCAGCAACGATTCTTTGATAAGTTGAAATTTATGCCACAAGCTTATGAAACTTTAAGAAAATTCGCCTTAAAAGGTGAAGTTATCATTGTTTCTTCTGGCTACAGTCCTAATCTTAGGGTTAAAAAAGAGTGGTGTAAAGAACATCTTCCGTTTTGTCAGTTTATAGGAGTTAATCTTAAAGAATATAAAGATAAATCTCATATAAATATGAATGGTGGCTTATTTATTGATGATTCTGCACATAATCTTGAGACTTCTAACGCAGAAACAAAGATTTGCTTTGGTGAAATTTATCCTTGGAATAAAGAATGGAATGGCAAGCATTGTTGGGATTGGAATATGATTCATCAGATATATAAAGCAGAATTGGAGGATTAATTATGTTAAGAGAGACTACAGAAATTAACATGGATAATATTACTACTGGTGATTGCATTGAATTGTTTGAATGTAAGAATACAAGAGTCGTTATTAATGATGGTAATGTTATTGGATTTGAGGAGGAATAAATATTGAAGGTAATTAAAAGAGATTGTTCAGAAGTTGATTTTGATAAGTCTAAGATTTCAACTGCAATTCTTAAAGCAATGAAAAATGGTTCAGGTATTGTAAAACAAAAGATTGCAGAAGATATTGCAAACGAGATTGAAGAAGAGTGTAGGGATAAAGACGAAGTAAGTATCTCTGATATTGAATCAATGGTTTATGATAAATTGATTACTAAGAAGCAGAGACTTACTGCAAAAGCATATGAGGGATATAGAAGTATTCGTGAGTTTCAGAGAGAAAATGAGAATACAACAGATTCCGAGATTGATGAACTGTTAGATGGTGAAAGCGAATATTGGAATACTGAAAATTCCAATAAGAACTCAAAAGTATTAAATACTCAGCGTGATTATATGGCAGGAATTGTTAGTAAAGATATTTCTCGTAGATTTTTACTTCCACCAGAAGTTGTACAAGCACACGATGAAGGTATTATTCATTTCCACGATATTGACTATTTTGGTATGAATGCGATGAGTAACTGCTCACTTATTAATCTTGAAGATATGTTACAGAATGGTACTTGTATTAACAAGGTAATGATTGAAAAACCACATAGATTTATTACTGCTTGTACAATCGCCACTCAGATTATTCTTGGTGTTACGTCACTTCAGTATGGAGGGGCTACAATTACGCTTACACATTTAGCTCCATTTGTAAGAGACAGTTACAACAAATACTATGAGAAATATAAGTCATGGGGATTTTCTGATGAAGATTGTAAGAGATATGCAGAAGCTGATACTAAAAAAGAAGTAGCAGATGGCGTTCAGACATTTAATTATCAGTGCAATTCTATGTCTAACTCAAATGGGCAGTCTCCTTTTTTGAGTGTATTCATGTATCTTGGAGAGACTACAGAGTATAAGAAAGAACTTGCAATGATTATTGAAGAGTTTCTTAATCAGAGATTACTTGGTCTTAAAAATGAAGTTGGCATATATGTCACACAGGCATTTCCAAAGCTTCTATATGTCTTAGAAGAAGATAATATTCATGAAAATTCCCCTTATTGGTATTTAACAAAACTTGCAGCTAAGTGTACTGCAAAGAGAATGAACCCTGATTATATTTCAGAGAAGATTATGAAGAAATATAAAGAGGGTAACTGTTTCCCGTGTATGGGCTGCCGTAGTTTTCTTTCACCTTATAAAGATGAGAATGGTAATTATAAATTTTATGGAAGACTAAATCAAGGTGTTGTCACATTAAACCTTGTAGATGTCGCATTATCATCTGAAGGAGATTATGAAAAGTTTTGGGATTTGATGGAACAGAGAACAGAATTATGTCATAAAGCATTACTTTGCAGACATAAACGATTAGAAGGAACATTATCTGATGTCGCACCTTTATTATGGCAGTATGGAGCATTTGCGAGACTTGAAAAGGGTGAGAAGATTGATAAATTACTTCATAATGGATATGCAAGTATTTCACTTGGATATGCAGGGCTATATGAATGTGTAAAATATATGACTGGTAAATCACATATTGATTCACAGGAAGGTCATGATTTTGGCATTAAAGTAATGCAGTTTATGAACGATAAATGTGACCAGTGGAATAAAGAACATTATATTGGATTTTCAATTTACGGATCTCCAATCGAAAACACAACGTATAAATTTGCAAAGTGTCTACAGAAACGCTTTGGAATTATTAAAGGTATTACAGATAGAAATTATATCACAAACAGTTATCATACATTTGTAAAAGAACCAATTAATGCATTTGATAAACTTACTAAAGAATCAGAATTTCAGGCGTTATCACTTGGAGGTGCAATATCTTATGTTGAAACAGATGGATTGGTAAATAATGTAGATGCTATTTTGGAAATGAACAAATTCATCTACGACCATATCATGTATGCAGAAGAAAATACAAAGTCTGATTACTGTCAGGTTTGTGGTTACGACGGTGAAATCAAAATTATTGATGAAGGTGGCGAACTTATTTGGGAATGCCCAAATTGCCACAATAGAGATAAAGACAAGATGAATGTAGCAAGAAGGACTTGTGGATATATTGGAACTAATTACTGGGGAAAAGGACGTACTCAGGAAATTAAGGAGAGATATGTTCATACGACAGATATTGCGGAGGATTTATAATGAGATACGCACAGATTAGATCTATGGATATTTCTAATGGAGAGGGAGTAGGAGTCTCCCTCTTCGTCCAAGGTTGTCCATTTCACTGTAAAAACTGTTTTAATTCTGATACATGGGATTTTAATGGTGGTAAAGAATGGACAGAAGAAATAAAAGATAGATTTATGAAATTAATTGATAGACCATATATTAAACGAATATCATTTCTTGGTGGTGAGTGTTTAGCAGAACAGAACCTTGATGAAGTCCTCAAATTAGTCCAAGAAATCCGTATTTCCTTCCCTGAGAAAACTATTTGGTTATATACGGGATATAATTTTGACCTTTTAAATTCCCAATACAATGAATACAAATATACTCCGTTTGCAGCAAATGCAGATGAGTGGCTTACACGATGGGAGATAATTTCTAATGTAAATATTCTTGTAGACGGAGAATATATAGATGAGCAGAAAGATCTCACATTGAAATGGCGAGGTAGTAAGAATCAGCATGTAATTGATGTAAAGCAGTCTCTCGCTCAGAACAAATTGATTTTATATTGTGATTAAGGAGACACAACATGAACAAAACAGATATTCAAAAAGGTAAAATGGTCTATTATGCTCGAATGCTTAAACCAGTAGGAATATATGAAGTATGTGATTTATATGTAAGAACAGTTAGAGATGATTATTTCGTTGGAACAGATAAGCGTGACAAACATGCTTATCTATTTTCTTACAATAAATTGGATAAGACAATATTTAAAACAAGACAAGAGTGTTTAGATACTGTTTTAGAAGCAGAAAAGAACGCACCTAAAATAAGTGATGAACAAGAATATGAGGAGTATTAGGGAGGATTAAAAAATGATTTCAGGTATTATTGGATTTATAATTGGCATTAATATAGGATTTGTTATTAGTTCACTATTGGTGGCTGCACATAATAATGAAGAATAGAGGTGAATAACTATAGGATATTTATATGATAAATTTAAGGGGAAATATAGAGTTTTGTGTCCTGTAAATAAAGATACTAACGATTTTAACCGTAAACTCAATGGTACATTAGAAGATATTGATTGTTATATATCTTGTCAATATGGTAACAAGGTATTCTATTATGGACATAATACTTTACAAGCATATATTCCTTCTTTAATAAGAGGACATAATATTATTAAAACAATTCAGCAATATGATCCGTCTCTTATATTTGACATTGAAGAAACGGATTCTGAAATTCTATTTAAGTTCAAATATGTCAATTCAGACAAGGTTATTCCTTTATTAAAACCAAGAACATCAGGCTCTCAGATAAGTCCTTTTTCATCCAAAAATCTTCAAAAATCTAATTTTAAAATCCCAGATGATAAATTGACACAGTACAAAGAAATCGTGTCTAAAATTCCTCTTGAGAAGCTTTTAACCCTAAGTAGAATAACACATTCTTATTTACAAACTTTGGTTACAAAGAAAAACAATTGGGAGAATATTAAATCAGATATGAGACTTAAATGTGTCAAAGGTAAGGAATATATCTACATGATTGACAAATGGGACGAATATCTCAAATATCTTGAAGATGAAATTAAGGAGATGTAATGATGGGTGAAGTAAGAAAAATTAAAGTGAATAAGTCTGTGACCAAAAATAAGTTGCTTGATTACGGATTTAGGTACAAGGAAAATGGTGATTATAGATTATATGTTCCTGTATATAAATGGAACAATAAAATAACCATATATGCGTATTTTTATATAAATATGGAAGAGAATATTTTTACTTATGATATTCAATCAGAAGGCTCTACATATTACCCATACTATAATGAAACAAATAGTGAAGTGAATAGGGTAATAACAGAGAATATCAATACAGAGATTATAAAACTTATAAAGAAAGGAATTTTAAAAGTGTATGAAAATAATTAATATTAAGAAAATAGACGAGAATGCAAAGATCCCTACATATGGTAGTGAATTTGCAGCAGGTGCAGATTTGTATGCAGTAATACATAATGAAGAAAATAAGGTAGAGATTCTTCCTGGTGAAACAGCTTTTATTGACACAGGAATTGTAATGGAAATACCTAATGGATATGTCGGTCTTGTTTATGCTAGAAGTGGTTTATCTTGCAAACAGGGATTAGCTCCTGCTAATAAGGTCGGAGTAATTGATTCAGATTATCGAGGAAATATCATGGTTGCACTGTATAATCAGAGTAATGAAACAAGGGTTGTATCTGAAGGTGATAGAATCGCACAGATTATTATTCAGCCAGTAGAACAGTTTGGATTTAAGGTAACGGAAAATCTTAGTAATACAGTTAGAGGAAATGGTGGCTTTGGTAGTTCGGGAAAGGATTGATTATATGGAAATACCATTTTGGGAAAAGTTTTTATTAACACCTAAAGAAGCATCTGAATATTCAAATATAGGAGTTGATAAAATAATGGAACTACTTAAAGAACCACAATGTAATTTCGTTATTAGAAAAGGGACACATTTTTTAATAAAAAGAACTTTATTTGAAAAATTTTTAGAAAATATTTCAGTTATATAGTTGCATAAAAAGCCTTGGTGTGATATTACATTTATATCATATTAAGGCTTTCTTATATTTAAGAAAGGATAATTGATATGGCAAATAATAGAAAGGATAACAAAGGAAGAGTTCTTAACAAGGGCGAAATTCAAAGGAAAGATGGTAGTTATATGTATCGTTATAATGATATAACTGGTGAAAGGCTTACTATATATGCTCCTAACTTGAATACCCTAAGAGAACGAGAAAAACAAATTAATATTACGAATGCTGTTGGTGTTTCAACTAGAAAATCACCCACATTAAATGAAATGATTTCTAAATCATTAGAAATAAAAAAAGCTACATTAAATCCAACAACTTTATATAATTATGAGAATTATTGGAAAAATCATATTCAAAAAGAAATCGGAAAATATAGGATATCTGATATAAAAAAAACCGATATGCTTTTATATATGTCCAAGAAAAAACAACAAGGGTTATCTGTAGGTTCGCTAAAAATATTATTTAAAGTTATTAATCCAGCATTAACATTAGCAGTTGAAGATAATTTAATTTTCAAGAACCCAGCGACAGGTTGTTTAAAAAATTATCATGATGAACAAGAAAAGAAATATGCCTTAACATATGAGCAGGAAGTAGAATTTCTTGAAAGAGTTAAGTTAAAACGACCATATATGTATTGTTTATTTGCTATTATGCTTAACACCGGATTAAGAGTTGGAGAAATAACTGGATTAACATGGCACGATATAGACTTTAATAAAAATGAAATTAGTGTTAATCATCAGTTTATAAAAAGACAATTAAGAGAAGGTTATACTTCATATTGTAGTGACTCAACTAAAACACCAGCAGGTACAAGAGTTATTTATATGAATGATAAAATTCATAAATTATTTCGTGAGCAACAAAAAGTATGGTTGGCAATACCAAATAAAAATCCTAAACTTGAATATAATGGTTATAAAGACTTTATATTTATTTCAAGGAGAACAGGAGATTTATTTTCAGAGTATAGCTTAAATAAAACCATGAAGAGAATGATAGAGATGAATTTGGAGAGAGAAATTCAACTACCTGATATTACTCCTCATATATTAAGACATACTTTTGCTACAAGACTTGCTGAAGCAGGTGTTGATATAAAAGTTGCTCAAGCACTACTCGGTCATTCAGATGTAAAGACAACTATAAAAATCTATAACCATGCCGACTCTGATAGAATAAAAAGAGAATTTTGTAGGATAGATGATTTGTACAATCAGTTTGAAAAATTAGGTTGAGGACATGCACCCTTATTTTTCAAATCCCACCAAAAATCCCACCTTTTTATATAAAAATATAGATAATTATAGGTATTTACAAATGATTATTTAACATGTATAATAACAGAGAAATAGCTTAAATACTGATGTTTAGGAGATTTTAAAGAAAATTGAATATATGTTTTGAACTTCAGGGCAGGGTGTGATTCCCTACCGGTGGTAAAGCCCACGAGCCGAGGCGTAAGCCAGAGCATGATTCG